AACGTAAAAAAATACCTCCATCCTAAATCAAAATTTATATGTTCTACATATATATTCTCCATTTGGAAATAAATGGAATTGATTTTAGAACGGAGGTTCGGTTATTCAATATTCAGTTGTAGATAAGATTATTCAGATACAATACAATCTGAGAATCCATCAAGTTCCAAGATACTATTTACAGTATCCTGATAACGTCCATACAGTTTTGCGGCACTCTTTCTTACGAAATATGCTCTGTACTTTGCCTGTCCCTTTTCAAGACTAGTTCCTCTTGCTTCTTCAATTCTTGTTGCCATAAATGTTTCCATATTAAAATCCTCCTTTGAAATATATTTATTCAGCACCTTCAGTATCTTCCATACCTGGAATAATATCTGTGATGATTGAATCAATAGCAGTAGCGTTTGCAATGTGACCTTTTTCCAATGAATCCAGACGTTTTTCGATTTCATTTTTGGTTCGCAGCCTGATAGTAACCGTGTAGGTTCCATCTTCCTTGCCGGCCTCGTCCGTATTCGGTGCGTATGTAAACCCATCACACTTCAGATCGGTGTATTTTCCAGATACCTCATCATTGTGTTTAAAGGTCACTTCCGCAATGTTGTTCTCTGCAAAAGTGTCCGTGATCGTTTTAATCCCGTCAAAATTTTTGGACTGGATCTGGATGTTTCCAAGGCTTGCACCATCGGCAATTTCAAAGCTGGTCTGATCTTTTAAAATAATTTTATCCATATTATTTTTTCCTTTCTATGATAAAAAATGGTTAATAAGTTGCGTTCGAATATTTGTTCGATATATTTTCTTAAACGGCAGTTTAAATACAACAATAAAAAGAGCTAATACATTAGATGGAAACGAAGCATTAGGCACAACATGTTATGGGAAACCTTTCTTTAACCTAAGTGGATAACTAACGGCATGTATCTAATATCTGTATATGTTTGGTTTGTACGCCCAGTGAATCTAATTGATAAATACCAATTTTTTGGGCTACTTGTAAAGTTACTTCTAATGAATGAACCTTGTATATCAATATTCTCTTCATTAAGTGTATTTACATCAACAATAACAATGCTATTAGCAGGTAACGATAATGAGACCATAAGATTAGTAGTCGTTCCTGCAGGATACTTTATGTTTTTGACCCTATAGCCGCCATTGTCTATATCCCAATCGGTTTGTACACTTATTACATCGGAACCATTGTTGACTATACAAAACGGGTTTCCAGTAAATATGTTTTCGATGCCAAATGATGGTATTTTCTTACTATTTAGACTGCCGTTTAAATCACTTATCTGCTTTGCGAGCGATCCATCAATATTCGGGTTCGCCTGCCTTGCGTCCAGTGCAAATCCCGCCACAGTCGTTGTCTGGTTATTTACGATACTTTCCGGTTGCAGTGCGCTTCCGATCTCCTTTTTCAGCGTAGGGTTACTAATCGTAGTAGGTTGATATTCATGCGACATCGTACCTACTTCAAGCATTGGCTTAAATGTAATATTATTAGCAGTTGCGCCGTTTCGAATAATCAACCTTATTCCATACTGGAGAGTATTCTCATCATTTGCTGTATATATTTCAGTTCCTTTCATTGAAGAAACTCCGTACTTCCAATTGGTAGGATTGTTTTTATCATAACGAACAAGCTGCATATAGCCAACGTTTGTATGCTGTTCATCAGTGAGCCCATCGCTAATAATATAGGTATTTCCTAACTGAAGCGATTTCATGGTAGATAAATTATATGGATATATCAATGAATACGGTGCCTCTTTACTAGCCGTGCCATTAGCAGTTACAGACCCGTCATCGTTTACAGTCCAAGTGATACCGTTAGTATTCCCTTCGGTTCCGTCATATGGATAAGGTATTAGATTCTGTCCTTGCAAAGTCGAAGTTTTGTCAATTTCTTTTTTCAGATTTACATTGCTCTCTATTGATGGTTCATAAGCATGAGCAATAGTACCTAACTCTAATTGAGGTTTGCATATACAATCATAAGTTTCGCTATTAGCGGCAGTTTCAATACATAAAGCAACCCAAGTATCAACATCAAATTTTAATGTTTTTGTCGCTGTACCATAAACTATATTATCAGCTAATTTTGAACCACTTTCATCATAAACGTAATAGCGAATCCCTGCATTGTCAGAGCTACAATTAGCAGAAATAGTAAAATAAGTATTGGCATCAATTTTAATGTTGCCCTCTTTTTTATCTGTACCCCACCATATACCAACACCCATATAAGGTCTTGATGTACTGCCATCTTGCGTTCCAGAAATACCGATAGAACCATCTTTATTATCTGTAAATGTTACTCCATATACAGTTTTAGTGGTTTGAGAATACGGATATGGTATAATATTTCTTCCCTGCGAAGTTCCAACACCACCAAGCTTAGTCTTTTCTTCGCTTGTATAATCATTAGAAGATAATCCCTTACCTTCTTCCTTTACAACAAGATTAGAGATATCTTGATGTTCAGTAAGATATCCTGCATCATTTGTAAACTCAGATACATTTGTTGGAACTATTGGAATTTCCGTCTTATCCGCTTTACCAATCTGTAATGCTGTAATAGCACTCTTATTATCCTTAATGGCACTATTCATGGCAGACGCACTTGTTTCATGTGTAGAAATCCAATCAGACATTTCCTTTAATGTATCAAAATCTTCAGGTGCACCAGCTACAACCTTTGCAATTCCATCCGAAACTGCTTTTTTTACCGAACCATTTCCCGTTCCATTAAGCGTTGAAATCGCCGTTTCATTAGCTTCAATTCTTTTCGTATTGCTCGTAATATTCGATGTATTCTGTTTTATTGCAGATTCATCTGTTCCAATCTTAGATTTAATGCTTTTTAATTCGCCAGCAATCACTTTATTCTGTAAAGGATTTGTTGATTCTTCTGATAAAGCATCATCTACAGGAATTCCTTTTACAACACCGCTTTCGTCAATAGTAATGGTAGTACCGTCAACTTTTGATGCAACGTGACCGTTTGAATCAATTAACGAAACTGGTAACTTTGAATCTCCTTTAGAGATATACAGTCTATCCTCATCAGAGGAAAATTCAAATTTGTAACCGTCAAGAGCGGCGTTAATTTTGCCAATAGCCTCATCAATCAGTCGAATATTGCTTTTACCACCTTGACCTGTAAGTTGATCAAATACAGTCAACCATAATTCGCTGTAATCTGTTTCAGCCCACAACTTAACGCCAGTGTTACTTAATATCTCTGACATATATTTCCTCCTTTTAAATTATTTTCTTTCTGCCTGTTTCTGAGATTGTTTGATTATAATAACTATTTAATGATCCACTCATCATTTTTAATCGTATCAAATAACCAGCAGACATATTGACCTTCCCATTTGTAAAATTGATTTTATTATCTTCATTTGATTTATTAAAAACGCCTATCTGCATATGAACTTCGTTGTTCTTAACCTGAATATTATTATTATTATCAATTTTCAGTTTTTCGCTTAATAAAAGGGAAGAATTGTTGCCCTGTACAACAATATCAGAATTGTTTTTGGATTTAATTATTTTAGAAACTATGAAAGAGGATGTATTTTTATTCTCTATCTTTATTGTGTTTTCTTCTTTACTTTTGACATTTTCACGAATTAAAAATGTTGAATCATCATCAAACTTAATCTCATTTCTTGATTTTGCATGGAACAAAAACAAGACTCTTGTTAGAAATTTTGAATTACTAAAAGCCACGTTGTTTATGCGTGGCTTTAATATTGCTTTTAATGCTGTTTTAATAGAGTTTTTAATTTTAATAAAACTCGTATTAACAAGCTGAGTATATCGTGAAGCACCATGAATATACTCACGAAATGTTTGTCTATCCGAAATCTTGGATGATAAAATGTGATAGTTTATTCGCATACTTCACCTCGTTTTCTTTTATGCGTTCAGTACAGTAGTCGTTAGTCCTTCTGCTGGGATTTCAAGAACTGCACCAGCAGGAATTTCCTGTGCTCTCATAAGCTCTCCATAGAACATCATATTTCCACCAGTGGCGGCATCAAAAATTACCCAATGAGTTACAGGTGACGCTGCAGTTGTCCATGACTCCTGTGCTTCATCAAAACGAAATACTACAGAATTTGTAGTCGAACCTTGAACAGATTCGTTCCAATTAGTTGCATCACATTTTGCAGCAAAACGCTTATAACTAGAAACCGTAGGCTCAGTACAATTAGTTCCGTCTTCACTTGGAGCAGTTTTACTTACACCAATATAAATTGTCTTTTCTCCATTGCGAAAAATATTATTAAGAATTTGATTTTTTTCGTATGTATTAATCATTACGAATCCTCCTTATTTACTTGATCATGGGTTTGATTGAAATTTTGCCGAGGTCGGCTACGAATTGATTTCCCAACTTATCTGTAATAACCAACTGATGTGTAAATTTACCAAATAAGTTCTGTGTATCAGAAGAGGGAATTGTTATTTGAATTATGTTATCTGTAATATTTATTGTACCTTTGACAGTTGATTCGGTTGCTAAGACTTCTGTTTCTCCATATTTAGCCAAACGCCATTCACATGAAGATGCAGCAATATGATATTCTTCATCAAGAATATCATATAAATCTACACTAAATGTCTGCCGACATCCACCAATCATACCAAAGTCTGAATTGTTAAATACTTCACATGACATTTACTTTACCTCATTATTTTGTGACTCCTTTGTTACATTTTCTGTTTTATCCTCTACAATTGGGTTGTTAAGAATTACACTAATCTGTGCGATTCCCTGTGCTTGCTGAATCCCTATAAAACTCATAGAGTTCAGTATATTAAAAAGAAGCTGAATCTTATCTTTTGGATAAGAAACAACTTCCAGTGTTTGTGTATTATTCTGTTTTTGTTCCATATTAAGCCCTTTCTTTACTTCTTTTTAAATGTACTGTTACACCATGATTTTGTTGCATAATTATTTCTTACCCATGATTTTATATCATCTAATCTGTCCTCAAGATGAGAATTTGTTGTGTATCCAGATAAATCTGTTTTTAATGCAAATTTATCATTACACCATTCTTCTCTAGCAAGGTAAGAACTATAATTATCAATATAAGGCGTATTTTTAAAATGTACATTATTTGTGGTATCGAATGTAAGATATCCACTAGGACATGTAATTTTTGGGTTGGATAACATAATAAAATTTAATTGCTTCAACGATAGCTCCTGTGTTGTTATAGAATCTCTTTTTATTAATGAACACAAATCATTAGAATCCCAACCAATATTTAATGCATTTATAATCATAGTATTATTTTGACCTAATAAATCGAACGATAACCCACCAGGAGATAATACTGCGTTCATATAACCAATAGAAGTATTTATATAACCACTATACAAAGATGTTTCTCCAATATTCCAACCTCCTATTGTCCCAGAAGATGCATTTACTTTACCACTAAAACTTCCATCTGCTCCATCCAATGTCCCTTTAAATGTACAGTTTCCACCAAACGTTCCATTGTTTGCAAAAACATTTCCATTCTTATCAACCATAAATGTCCCATTACCAAGATTAATAGAACCACCTTTTAACTGACCGCTGAAAATGCCAGAAGAACCAGTCAAATCGCCTGTAAAATGCACATTACCATCTGAGTCAACGTAAAACTGTTTGTTATTTCCTTTGTAAATAGAAAATAATTCTCCACTTTGATTCGGTTGAATTCGTACAGAGTTATTACCACCTTTAGCAATAAAACCATCATCATCAAATTTATAAGTACCTGAATTATTTTGTAGCGTAAGATATTCTCCCAAAAATAATTTTCCTAAAATCGCTTCGGCATTTACGGCATAAACAGTATTACCATTTTTATCAATGGGTATCTTACCGATAGCCATTTTTGCACTCTTGAAACCATCATCGGAAAATACAATTTGGTTGTTAATAATCTTAATCTGTTCGGGATCGAAGTCATTCTTCTGTTCATTCCATTGCCTGAACCACATTCCAGTTTCGTCCCATGATTGATGTTGATTTTTTACAGGAATATTTGCAACATCTAATCCATATTTCCGCATTTCCTCAACAAAGTTACTCTGATTTACAGACTTATCGTATTGGTCTTTGTTAAACTGAAAGCTCATAGCAGCCGAATTAGCTTGCGCTTGAATGCTAGATGCATCTTCATAAATATCATGTACACGAATAGCATCAGAGAAAGTTACATCAATCTTACTTGTGTCATTATAATCAACAGTAAAACTAATCAATCTCAGTTTAATAACGGTGTCGTAATCAGTAGCCATTCTTATAAAATTGCCAAGTTGGAAATATTTCAAGAATCCTTTGAATTGTGGAATAGTAAGAACATTAGAAAGAGTAGAAGAGTATTGATATTGTGGTCTACATTTTTTAGATAAATCTTTCCATGCAACATCAAATAACTGTCGCTCAATATCAAATCTTTCTGTGTCTGTTGTATTATCTGTGGTGATATAGTTATCATTACTATATGTTTCCTCTACAACATAAGAATCAAGTGTTTTCCATTCATCCTTAGTAACCCATTTATCCATATCCAACTGAGATTGAACAGCATTTCTTTCTGCGATAATAAAATTATAAACTTCTGTAGCAGAATCAACCTCAGACTTTCTTTTATTGTATTCGGCAGTAACATTGTTCAAATCCTCAAGATTTTGCTGATACAAATTATAGTTAAAAGAATCTGGTTTATTCATGCCTTGTGCACAATAAACTTCATCTATATTCTTGAACGATTTAACCTTAGAATCCAAAAACTCTAATCCATATTTCGTCCAATCCTTAGAATCCAAACTATCAGGTAATCGCGTTTCGAGATCCTGGATTACGCCAATCTGATCACCAAGACGTTTCATAATTTCTTCGTACTGTGGTTTTAAAGACTGATATTTCTCATTATATGCTTTCACCTTATTCTGAATAGATTCTTCCATTTCTGGTAGATAATACTCAAAATTGTAAATTTTATTTGTGCTATTTGGGTTGACTTCATTGATATAAATTCCATCACCACCATTTACACGATAGCATGTAATAATGCTATTTTCATCAATGCTTTCTGTCATAGACTGCGCAAGATTATCAATTGAGATATAGATATTTGTATCTTCTCCATAATCGTCTAAATCATAAGCATTTATAGTCATATTGAATGTATCGAAAACAAACAAGCAATTAAATGCTTCTGATACATCACCAGTTAAAAATGAATATACATCTATATCGTCCTCGTCAAAACTTCTCTGTTTATTAGCAAGAGAAGCATCTACATGACCAACCGACCAACTTGGAGCAACATTTAATACTCGATTCAACAGACTTCCCTTTGGATTAATAGGATCATAGAAGATAGTTTTCACATAATCATCGTACAGGATTTCGCCTGAGTTACATTCAAAATCAATGAGTCGCTTATTGCATAAAGTACATTCCAATGAGTTTGCAGTAATACTTTTTGAGATTCCTGTATCTTCGATATTAGTCTCCACATGAATTTTGTACCAACCAATGCCTTGAATCATAATTAGACGGTCTTCTTGAAAATCGTCATAATGTTCATACTTCTTACCATTGATATCTCTATAGATTTTAAAAGAAGCAGTCTGATAAGCGTTTAGATTAAAAGTGAGAGATAAATCATCATAAATACTTACTGCACCAAGAAAGGTTTTATCCTTTTTGGTAATGTAAATAATTGGTTTTTCAAGATTATTCAAAAAATCAACTGGTAAATTAAATGATTGAACTGCCATCAGATCACCACCTTTCGTATAGGTCTATATTTCATCGTAAGAGTGCAATTACCCTCAATTTTAAATATATTTGTCCTTTTATTTAAGTCGTTTACAATACGTGGTAATTTGTAGTTTGTATCATTGTAGATTTTATGTGATATAGCTGTAGAAGTGATTTCTAAGATTGTTCCATCAATTTTTATAACTTCATTATTGATGCAATTATTCAGCTTGAAAATTTCACCCGATGTTTCATTGGTAATTTTAAGATTGCAAGCACTGGAAATGTCAATTTCTATATCGGGATAAATATAACCAATTTCATCACTCATATCTACAAACTTTAACATACCAATACCATTTTTAGTAGAAATTTTCTTTGTAATCATTTGTCCATAAGCATACGGAGAATCTGTAGTGCCTGTAATATTAAGCCCCATAATATCGCCACCGACTTGAATCGGTGAAATATTTAATTGCACATAAAAATGTACTGTATCATAATCAGACTTTGTGATTGTAAATTCTTTGTAATCATCTTTTCGTTGTAATAATCTAGCATAAGTAGAATATTCATATGAATCAATTGGCTCAAAATTCTGTTTCATAACTTGAAATTCAAACATAATCGCTTCTGAATAGTTTGCATTTCCACTTTTGTACCATCTATTTCTGATAGGAGCAGATATCAAGGTAAATTCAATATTTCCACCAGATGTTTCAGATGAGGTATTCCCATTGAATTCACACACCATAAGTCCAAGCTCATCGGAGGTTATGCTATCAAAAGTAAAACCACGAGTTTGAATTGTCATGGTAGCCTCCTTTCTTTTTACATCATTTTCTTCATTTCTTTTTCATATTTCTTTTTGAGTTTTTTCATTTCTCTGTTTGTGCCAGAAAACTCTCTATTCAATTTCTGCGTCTCAGAAATAATATCCTGTAATTCTTGAATATCACTTCCAAAACTTTCAATTTCTTTCTGTAATTCAGTATTCTCTTCCTGTAACCTTCGAATCTGTTTATCACGTTCAAGAAGCAGTTTTTCGAGAATACTTACTTTTCTTTCATTAGTCACTTCTGACATACGTTTTCCTCCATTAAAATAGGAGAGAACTATTACATCCTCTCCATAAATTATCTTCTTACGCCTTTAGCATAAGTAGCTTGGTTGATCTTTCTTACAACATTTTCAGCCTGTTTTTGAGCAACACCTTCCATCTGTTTAACAATCTGATCGGTGGCAACGCCTTCAACAATGGTTCTATTATCAATTTGATAAGTAGGAGATTGGGATGAAATTTTCTCAATAGGAATGTTCTTCAGATTGCCAATGATAGAGTCAATCTGTGGAATAACAGGCTTAAAATTCAACAATGCTTGTGTCTGTTCCTTAGAAAGAACAGCTTCGCCACGTTGTAAGAAACTAATACCATCTTCCCCAGAAAGTTTAACAAGATCCTTAATCACACCGCCAGTTGAGAACGAAGCGTCTTTTATAAGTTTCTTGAGAGCTGAAGTAATTTTTTCTCTATCATTCTTACCAGACAAATCACTTTTTACAGATACACCAAGTTTCTTCGCAAGGGCAACTTCATCAGCCTTACTCAGAACTTGTCCATGCTGTTTATCATAAAGATACTGATTAAGAGCACCGTAATACGATTTCTTGTGTGTTGCCGATACTGAATGCTTAGATATCCATTCCGTAATATCACTTGCTTTCTTTCTGAGTTCGTACAATTCCTGTTGCTTGTCAGCATCATTACTTCCAGAAGAACCAGAGCCGTTTCCGCTAGTTCCAGAATCATTTGGTGATCCAATACCTTGTGTGTCTGTAACTTTTGTCTCTGCGTACTTAGCACTTGCTTCAGCAGCTTCATCCGCAGCTTTACAAATAGATTGCCATGAAGACGCAATCAATCCAAGCTGTGCAGTAATGTTTGGAATGTTAGAAGATAATGTACTTGCATAATCACCTACAGCATCGCCACCATCTTTCCAAGCATTCACAATATAAGTAGACACATCATAACCAGTATCCTTTGCAATTTTCTCAATGTTTGATGCAACCTGTGAAGAGTTAGCATTAACATATGTGAGAGCATCAGAGAAGACCTTATTGGTATCTTTCAGGTAGTCTTCAGCAGACTCTTTACTCTTGGTGAGCATATCATCGAGTGCTTTTTCTTGATCGGATACAGAACGATCATACAAAGTATCTGACTGTTCTTTTTCGGCATCTTTCAAATCGGATTTCAATTGCTGAAGCTTTTTACGATTTGATTCTGATGAATCGCCTTCCAGTGCCGCAATCTGCTTGCGCAAATTAGCAATGTTCTTGTTTTGATCAGCAATCTTGGATTGAAAATCGTGCAAATCTTTTTCGGTTTCTAACAATTCCTTTTTCTTCGAAATTGCTTCTTCCAAAGCATCATTTTGTGCATCTAATCCTTGCTTTACATAGGCAACTAATGACTTCTTTGCTTCATTTGCAGACTTAATAGAATCACGCTGACCTTGCTGATACTCACGAAGTTTAGAGTTATAATCAGTAAGACCAATTTTTCCACTATTATACATCTCATTCAGATCAGCAATAGCATCTTTGTACTTTTGAGCCTCCGCAAGATATGTATCATAATTCTGTGCAGTCAACCCTATAGCAGTAATACCATCCTGCGTAATCATTCCCGTATTACTGTCAAATAGATTGTCAGAATCAAGCATGTCAACTAAGAAATCTGTCTCGTCTGTGATGTCTCCAAGCTTATTAAGCAACTCGTTAAAACGGTCAAACTTCAACTCATTGATAGATTTTTGAAACTCTGCAAGTTCCTGTTCGTCCTGTTGAATGGCTTCATAGACACCATTTAAAGCTTCTTGCGCTTCATACCATTCATTACTGCCAAACTTAATTGTAGATAATTTCTTTGCAAGTTTTCCAGCTTCTTCTTGTTTAAGCTTCATGTCAGATTTGACGGCATTTGCCTGACGTGCATAATAAGCTTCACCAATCAACTGACCTTTTGCTTCAGCTATATTAAGGGAATTGGAGACAGAGTTCTTTCTCTGCTCAATCAGCCCAGCTTTATTATCATACCTTGCCTGCACCTTATCAAAGCGATCTTTCCTAGCCTGACGAACATTAGAGGTATAATCCTCTTTAGCCTGATTATAATTATCAGTTGCGGTATTCTTTGCAAGAAGATATTCATTATGTGCTATGCACTTTTCCCTAAGAGTGTCATTTTCAATCTTGTTAATAAGATTATACGAAATTGACTTATTGGATTTTAAATTACTCTTAATAGAATTAAATTCCTTTTGAGTAAGACCAATGTTTTTAGCTTTTGTTTTTTTTAGAGACTTTGTAAGAGAACTCTTATTGGATTTATAACTCTTTGTTGCACCAGTATAAGCAGTTTTTGAAGCTGATAACTGGCTATTGTAGTTTTTAATAATCTGTTTATATAGACCATCAATATCAGACGTGCCGATTTTCTTTGTTGGATCAAATGTAAGATTACCTACCTTGGCATTCAGAATATCAATCTTTGTTCCAAGTTTCTCAATCTTATCAGAAGCACTGTCAATCGGGTTGTTCGCTAAAGTCTCATATAAATCCTTTAACTGATCCGTAAGACTGGCAACCTGTTCCTTGCAAGCTTTTGCTTTCTCATAATAGACCTGATAATCCTTTAATGCATTTTTCAGGTTTTCATTCTTAATAGAAGCGATACCATCTGAACCAAGTGTTCCTTCACGGATAAGTTTCTTATAATGGTCAAGTGTCTTGGATGATACACCTTTTATCTTTTTTACATTCTTTCCGCTGCTAGAAGATGTAGATGTTGCATTGTTGATTTTGCTAAAACGTGAACCAGATACAAAATCCTTACGAGATGAAAGTTTGGAAACTCTTACAGATGCGCCAGTATGATGGGATTCAACAAACTTACCGTCTCCACCATAAATACCTACATGTGTGATGTTGTTCTTGCTTCCAAAGAATACTAAATCACCAGCTTGCAAATTTTTCTTCGATGTAATTTTTGTTCCCATCTTAGCCTGGTCAGCCGCATGATGTGGTAAACTTACACCAAACTTCTTATAAATCTGCTGTGTAAATCCAGAACAATCAGCACCACTTGTAAGACTTGCGCCACCCCAAACATATTTCAATCCAAGGTAATTTGTAGCAGCATCATACAAAGCGTTTCCACCTGTAGAAGAAGAGGAGGATGATGAAGATGATGAAGTTGTCTTTTTGCTATTCTGTGTTTTCGCAGCTTTATTGGCATATGCCATGTATTTCTTGTATGCTTTTTCCTGTGCAGTAATAGCCTTTGTTGTAGCTTCGATTGCTTTTTTGGTTTGATTTTTCTTCTGACCGAATGTGAGAAGATCATCAATCTTGTCTTTAGCCTTAGATGCCTTGTCTGTAAGATTGTTAAGTTTAATCTCAATAAAGTCAAATACTTCGGCTGCATCAGACTTTGTTTTTGATTTAGATTTGGATTTTTTTGATGACGGAGATTTATAACTTGATGAACCAGAAGAATTTACTTTCACTTGTGGTATATCTAACTTTGCACCAGCTGAAGTTGTTACACCATTTACAATATCCTGAATTGCACTGTTAATATTATTGCGCATTTCGTTAGACATAATTGGATTATCAGACAATCGCTGTTTTAATGCGGCAAGTTTATTTAAAGCTTCTGTGCCTGCACCAGCCATTTTAGCAAGAGTGTAGATATTTTGGCAATCTGCATCAGTTACAATAGTATTTTTATTACAATACTGTTTTTCCAATGTGAAAGCTGCCAATTTTGCTTTTTCTTGTTCTGTAATATCACCAAGATTTTGAAGCTTAAGAATATCTGCAACTGTTGCATTTTGAAAATCTGTAGATGCATCAGCAGAAAGAAGTTTTTCAAACCTAAGTTCTTCTTCTTTTTTTGTCAGAGCCTCTATTACAATTTGCTCGGCATTTTTAACACCCATATCTTCAAGCTGAGTGATATAATACTGTTTGTTTTCATCAGTAAGGTTTGCCAAGAAGTTGCCATCATTTACCCATTCAGTAGCAAGAGCATTGGCTGCTTTCTGGCACTGATCCATGCTAGATTCAGAACTACCCATTACCTCTTCAAACTTATCCCATGATTCAAGACCACGGACTGAAACATCAAATCCTGCTAAATCAGAAGCGGATGCAACTGTACCATTTTTCTTGTCAGCAAGCATATCAGATATCTTAGAAATCTGTGTAGACATAGAAGAGAGCTGCGTAGAAGCGTTTACAAGACCATTTATTTTCTGTGCAAGTGCCTCTGCTGATAAACCTGTTTCATTCATCAACTGCTGACCACCAGCCAAACCTTCAAGTGCGTTTCCTGTTAATTGTCCTGCATTTGCAAGGTCAAGAAGGTCATCTGCCGCACCTTTTAAATCGGAATCGTCTGTGTTTTTGAGATTGAGCCATGCTTCGTCAAAAGAAGCGATAGATGGGGCAGCAGAATCAGCAGCATTACCCGTATCTTCAATAGCATCCACACCAGCATTCAAATCATCACAGAAAACTTTAAGATTAGAATCTTTTTCCCCTAAAAACTCTGCGCTATTAATCGCATTCATGAGATTAGGATATTTTTGTAATTCTTCCTCTGTAAGCTTACCTTCTTGTGCCAATTGTTGAAGATCTTCTTTTGATTTCTCAATTCCGTTTGTATTGAAAATTTCTGAAATCTGAGAATTATTCCATCCTACTTTGTCAGTGTAAGAGTAGATTAACTTAATTATGTCTGCAATTTCTTGATATTTTGAAATTGTATTTTTTTCATCGGAAGACAAAGATTCTCCATTAGACTTCTTTTTGACAGCATTATCATAGGCATCTTGAAGATTGTTCTTCTTCTTTGTGAGATCTTCAATATTATTATTTAATGATGTTGTATATTCATCTACAGTATCAATACAATCTTGTAAATTCTCTTCATAATACTTAATATCATCCTTAGAACCAGATTTCAAGGCTTTGTTATATCTCTTTTGTGTCTTTTCCATCTGCTCCGTATAATATTCAAAAGATGCTAAATTGCCAACAATATCATCGCTGTTTCGAGCTTCCTGAAATACGCCAGTTGCTTTTGACTGAGCAAGTTGAGTATCAACCGCATTTTTATCAATATCACCTTTCCCATATTGCTTATTAAATGCAGTTACTGTTTTATCTGCCGCCTCTCGCGCAGAATTAGCCTTCTCTTTTTCTTCAATATTTTTTTGAAGCTCTAACTGTCGAGTAGCTTCTTTTAATTTGTCTAATTCTTCCTGTTCAACATAGGTAAGTTTATCTTTCTTATTAAGTTCATCAATTCGTTTATTTTGTTCGTTTAACTGAGATGTCGTTTCTTCTAGTACGGATTTCGCAGAAGCATATTCACTAGTAGCTTTATCCATAGCTTCATTTGCCTTCTCGACACGATGAATCCAGTTATCTATTGCTGTGATAGCCAGTTGGATGCCTTCTGCGATAAGCATACCAGCAATCATATTTGCCGCCATCTTTAATCCTTCTAAAGCAATAGCAGACTGTTTTGCTGCATTCTGAGCATTTTTTACATCATCAAGAGATACTTTAGTTAAGTCATTTTCTTGAACAAATTTTACTTGCCATTTTTCGCCTTCTTTTAGGCAATTAAAATAATCCTGCAAAGTTTTTTGACCAGCTTCTATTTTTTCTTTATTATTAAGAAGTGAAGCCAAAATATTAGATGGATCTTGATCATAAACAGAAAGGTCTTTTAATTTATTTTGTATATCAGATTTAGTAATAATAAATTTATCACTTAAATCTTTCTTAATAGAAGAATTTTTCCATGCATTCACAATATTTGATATTGTATAATCATTTGTTTCAATTAATTCATTAGAAACTTTTTTAAATCTATTTCCAATATCTTCAAATGATTTTCCAAATATTCCAAATTTTGATGAAAATGTATCTTTATCACTGTCAAATGTTTTGAATATCATACTATATTATCAATACAAGCTGTTTGAATGCTTGTCGAATTTTATTATATGTGATACAATTTTCATAAATTGGAGGTATATTATCATGTTAATGTATTGTAAAAAATGCGGAAGAGTATGGATGAAATTTGGTACTGAAAAAAACGATTGTGATATATGTGGATCAATTTGTTACCCTATTCCAGATAAATATTTATTAGTCTGGAATGGTGAAATTGACCATGATACTATTGATAAAAACAAAAAAGACCAATTCATAGAAGAGTGCGTAAAATCTTCACCAGAATTTGATGAATATCTCTTTAATAATCGAGACAGAATCAAAGCACAAAAATCTGCCGAATATGAACGAGATATGGCTATCGGTGATGCAATACGTCAAGGTGCGGATGTTAAAATAGCTTTTCGCAATGGTGGTAAGAACATGCCAAAATGCCCTACCTGTGGCTCACTTAATGTAGAAAAGATTTCAACTGGTAAGAAAATATTTGGCGGTGCAATATTTGGATTGTTCAGTTCAGATGTAAGAAACACAATGCACTGTAAAAATTGTGGAGCAAAATGGTAAACATATGTTCAGACTATCATAATATGGAATGCTGTGCTACAATAAATTTAACCTGTATATATACAGATGTAACTCATTAACCATACACCAATGGCTTAGAACCATAGAAAGCGAAGGTGTATTCACATCAGAAGTTTATACAATTCTGGACGTTCTGTCCCATATAACTTCCCAAGACGATTACTTAATAATCAGAAGGGAGGTGAGATATGGAACAGATTTTTACAATTTTGCTTTCGTGTTTTTGCACGATCGCAATTGCCTTTGCGTTTACCTTACTTGCAATAATTGCGATATTATTAGCTTGCAATGTTGTAAGAAGTGTAAAGTATTTTGAACTACATGCTGGCAAACATCTCTGGTTCAAAATTAAACGCAAATAACTTACATAATTATTTTAATTTCTGCTAGAAAATTTGAGTGTTTAGTGTAACACGGTGCACAATGGTATGAGGATGACATTATGTTATCCTCATATTTATATATTCTCTTTTTAGATATATTTATTTCAACAGCTATAAGGAAGTTTTAATTATGAAAAAATTCACAAAAGAAAAGAAGCTTGTAATTTTTCTACTTTTAATTATCACTATATTAACTGGTACAGATATTTACTCTTTATACGAATTAAATTCAGAAAATAATCAAATAATTGAACTTAAATCAAAAAATTCAAAGTTACAAAAAGAAAAATCGAATTTAAAATCAAAAAACAATGAATATTTGTCCAGAATAAAAGAATTAACAAACAATAGAATCGGATTAGAAATAAAATTAAACGAAAAGGATAAGCAACTGTCTAATTTAAAAGACAAACAATCTACAATAGATGATCTAAATAAGCTTCTTGACGAAAAAGATGATACAATTTCTGATCTTAAAAAACAAATAGAATCTTATAAATCATATGAAGATGCTTATTATGACAGTGATTATTATAATAATGATTATTCTGAAGAAAATAATACATATACAGTTTATATCACCGAAAATGGCTCAAAATATCATAAAGATGGATGTAGATATTTATGGAATAGTAAAATTGCAATTGATATAAACGATGCTATAGCAGAAGGATATGAACCTTGTAGTGTTTGTAATCCATAAATTTAACAAAAACACATACATAGTAAAAGAGCAGGAGATTAGTCCTGCTCTTTTGTTTCATTATATTTCTTGTTTACTGCTTGATTTAATACATTATCATATAGAATAATATTTGAATCGCAAATATCATCATAGCGGCTTACATTTTGATGTTTAAAATGAGCTATTACAACAATTTTACCAATATTGTGTAATGTTTCTACAACTTTTATATAATCAGTATCTCCCGATACAAGCACCGCAATATCATATGCATTTTGAAATCCTTTTGCTACCATATGAGTAGCAAGGTTTATATCAGTTTCTTTTTCCTCTGTATAATAAGTTCTAGGATCATTTATATCTAATTTTATATCATCATAAGTTCGTAATTCTTGTCTACCTTCAATAATTTCAAGATATGGTGTTTTCTTTAATTTAGTAAGCCATTCATAATATTTCGAGTAGCTTTCTATCTTCATTAGATCATCGCATGGCTTATAAGCAAATAAATAAGTTTTTAAAACTTCTGATTGAAATGGTATTATTTCATTTATCGCCTTACCTAAAGCCCAATAATTAATTGGTTTAAATGTTTTGCCTTTATAATGTTCTTTAAGATTTATATTAAAATTTTGATAATCAATAAAAACCATAACTCTATGCATATCATTTTCTCCTTTAAAAATAAATAAGGGAGTTTATAACAAACCCCCTTCCTGCCATTTGACAGAACATAAATATTCACTCATATATGAGCTACCAAAATTTATTTATGCATTTATTATATATCAAAGATAATAATAATGCAATATAGAACGTATGTTTACGCTCCGCTAATCTATTTTATCATATATATCTTAATTTGTATATATGAAAAATATTCCAAAATAATTTATCCAATTTCCTTTATAGCATCTTTAAAGAACTGCAATCGTCCATTTACCATATCACTATTAGATGTACCATTAGAGCAGTATTGCAAATAATCCAAGTTCGTATCATATGATGCTAAAAATTCGTTCAACCATTCCATATATTTAGAAGTAGATTTAGAATCTCTAACCATACGGTACATTCCATAAATGCACATTGGAATTGTACTTGCTTTTATTTTTACATCTTCTGGAAGTTCTTCATTCAACCTATCTAATGCTTTGCGCAGATTTTCAATTTTCTTTTCTGCAAATTGTTTTTCATTTGGATCTGCAATCTTATCATTATAATACATAATAAATTTATTCATATCTACATCTCTAAATGAAGTAAAATTGTTTTTATCTGTCTTTTCTGTAAGCATTAAACATTGAATAACAATATCTCTGTCAAGGTTCTTTTTAAACTGGGCAGGAGATAAAACTTTTTCAAAGAATGGATGATCAGCAATAGAGTAAATAATTTCTCTAACTTCATTGCTTTCAATAGTGCTTCTTTTCTGTCCGTTTGAAAGTTGGTGTCCCATATTTATTCTTTCAAAAATATCAACAATTTCTTCTTCGGTTGCATCTGTCATTGTTATAATAGAAATATCTCTGTCATTAAATCTTGACTGAACAGTTTCGTCAAGCTTAGAAAATTTCTTTCCTGCGATTTCGTATTCAGTCCCATCAATTGTTAATGGTTTTAAATTCTTTGATAATTTAAATTCGTCATTAGCAAAGGCTGCGATTGTAGTAAAACGTTGCTTAAAATCAACTACATCAATCTCTTTTGTGTCACTGTGTTTATTCACAAGTGCAGGGTAAATAGGGTAGTTTCTTAACAAAGTATCAATAAACAATGACTTCTCTTTTGGTTTCCAAATACCAGCTCTACGTTGAATTGGTAAGTCAAAATTATATTTTCCCTTATTGATTTCACCAACCAACGATCTTAAACTTTTCGGACTTGTTTTAATATCTTCCATCCAATTTGCCTCCTTCAAAAAATGCAAAAATTTTTATATTTTCACAATAGCATAATTGTAAAATTTTGTAAATAGAATTATTCAAAATTTGAATATTTTTCTTTCTGCATTATTCGACAAACTTACGTTCTGGATTGTAAAATTATGGCAATTTGATACAATAAATTTGTACATACACCAATTTTATGTACTACCCCCAATGTTACAATATAGAGAGTCTTTGATTTTCGGTAATCTCAAAGACAATTTAGCACTACAAGAACAGCAACTTGTGGTGCTATTTTATTATTCTCTATTTTACTCGATTGAAATCAAGATTTCTTGGTTTTGTTCCATCTTATCTACCTCTAGGAACTGAGAGGTCAAACTGATTTACACGAGATATGAGATAAGTTCACATCATTTAACATGTCGTGTCATGAGTACGGAATGCATATTATAGTAGCATCGTTTCATATAACTACCACCAACGGTTGTCACTCTCTGAGGGCTTACCATTTTAAAGGTCTATCCCTGCGAACCAACTGAATTCATGAATTTTTACTATGTCTATTTAGTTTCCTTATAATAGAGTAGTACCATGAGTTTTACAGCCTTCCTCGCATATTGCGTCTTCGTTTATCGTATGTATAGCATACTTATCATAGTCCAAACTAACGTATCCGTTAGAAACCCTATGATGTCGGTACGTTCAAAACAATAACAATGATTTGATTAATACGCCACTAACGTATCAATGCCGACATTTTTAAAAGATAATGCTGCTCCAATTCCTGTAAGAATAGTTGGTAACAATCCAACTGTATCTACAAAATCAGTAGTACCTTTAATCAGAGTGGATAATAAATCAATACCATTCTTAATAGTTTCGGAGTCTATCACCTTAAACCAGAACTCCTGCGCACGATTCTCCAACTGTGCCATTTTACCATCAATACTATCAAGATAAGAGTTTAATTCGTTTTTTGCTGATCCCAATGCTTCTTCTGAAGATTTCTTAACAGCTTCAAGCTGTGTCGGATCTTGCAGTATCGCTGAAGCAATATTCGAACGGTTTTTGCCCGCTAATTCTTCAATTAAAGCTGTGGCATGATTTGTTCCCAATTTTTTATCTTGTTCCTGAATCTCTTTATAGACTTTGGCTATACCGAGGAGGATTTGATATGTATTTTTATAATTTCCATTACTATCAAGAATATCAAAACCTTGATAATTGTTAGAAGCTACGGCAGTATAATCTTTGATTATCTGTTGTTTTTTTGAATTTGTTGCTTTTACGAAAGCATCTACTTCCTCATCCATTGCAGAAAGCTCTTCTTCGGCTTCTTCTGTACCAACCAATCTAAGAGAAATCGTGCGTAAACCTGCTGAAACACTATCTGCGTCCTGAATCGTTGCATTCGCTGTAGTGACTAAACTTGCAGCCTCATCAATCGTATTTCCCATGAGTGAGAGAGTAGCTGATGATTTTTGAAGGGCAGTGGCTAATTCATCTGTTGATATTGCATAATTATTACCTACTTCATTAAGCTTATCAACAATGGTCATTTTATCTAAGTCTTTATACGCTTGTCCCATAGCAACAAGTGACTTAGTTGCATCTTCAATATTATTAAATTCAGATACATTCAGGAGTACATTTGCTGTTTTCGCACTTTCGGAAGCTTCATCAAGCGACTCACCCAATCGCATATAGTCGGCAGTGCTTGTCTGTATCTGTTTTGCAGTTGTACCAACCGCATCTGCCGTATCAAATGTTGTATTCTGATAATTTTTTAAACTTTGCAAAGATTCATCAGATACTTTTCGCATTTCTGTGAGAGCGGTATTAAGTTCTCTTACGACACTTAAACCTTCTTTACCAAGATTAATAACATCATACACGCCAACCATTCCTGCCATCTGCGCAGCAATCTGATGGAATCCGCTATTCTTTAAGGTGTCCCATAATGTTCTGCCAGCACGACCAGCTTCAACTTCAGCATTATAAATCTTTAAGATTTCACCATGAATCTTGTCAAGACTCATACTAGGATTACCGCTTTCAATTTCTGCATAGTAAGCTTTGATTTTAGTTTTTGCCTCAGAAGACATCTTACTATTTTCATTGAGAAGTTTGTGAATCTTGTCTAATTCTTTCTGACCAGAAACAAAGTTATATCCCTTTTCAGAAGCTGACATATTAGTGACAGTAGCGATAGTATCTTTGATTTTCTTTTCATACTCGTCCAATTTGGAAATATCATCACTTGTCACCAAACTAGCATCTTTGCCCTTTAATTCATTAAGCAGAGTTTCATACTCATTAACGGCATTCTTGACAGCTTGTACATTTTTTAAATATGTATCACTTGACCAACCACCATCATTAAATCTATCAATAGTTGTCTTGTATTTATCAATCTTACCATTATAAGAATCTAACCGTTTATCATACTTATTAAGATTTACATTTGCATTCTGTTCTTTTGCCTGTGTATTTTCCTTAATTTTCTGAGTATTCTGCTCTAATACACTATTCTCTTCTTTTATGGAATTAGTAGCAGATTCTGTAGAAGTATATGAAATATTCGTTTTCTTTCCAATCTTACTCTGTGCATCAGCCAACTTCTCAGCTTCTTTAGCAGCATCTTGATATGCATTACTAATATTCTCCACCTGTTTGACAGCACCACCCGTATTGCCACCCATATTGCTCATGTTTTTATTAACATTGAGAATATTCCGACTTAGTTCAGCAAGTGACTTATCAATGTTCTGGATAGAAGAGAGTAGTGTTTTAGCACCAGAATCATCTACTTTGCCAAAAGCTTTACTTAAACTCTGTACTTCTGAGACAACACTTGATAACTCTTTTGATAAATTCTCAAACTGTTTAAAATCACCTGTTCCTTTACCAAGAGAATCAAGCATCTTTTCGAGATTAGAAATTACACTGGATAATTTCTTTTCATCGACATTCAATTTGATTTTATATTCTTTGCCCTCAACAGTGTCTAATCTGTCTTGTACTTGTTTCATATCTGAAAGTAGTTTTGCTACATTTGATTTAATTTCTACATCATACTGATATGTACCTGGCATTTTCTACCTCACTTTCTCAAAATTTGTTCTATTCTGTTATTTATAATTTTGTCTAAGCGACCATCAAATCCACTTTCAATGTCTCGTTCAACATACATATACGGAGGTAATGATTGATGCATCATCCATTTTCCATTACCATGTTCTCCATCCATAAACATATAATCGAAAGCTGTACTTGGCTGTAAACTTTGACCAAGCCAACCGACATATGAATCCATTGCACCTGAATCAACCGAAAAACGAAGAACATTTCCTTTTCCTCGTGTTCTTGTAGAATCAAGAATTTTCATGAAGTTATATGTTCTTTCATAAGACTGTGGAGTATAGTCGTTGTACCAATCTATTAATGAATATCTAACAGATTCTTTTAGAAGTTCATTTGCTTGTGGTGCGACTTCTTCTGCAATATGATTTTCAATTCTGTCTAACTTCTTTTTAAAATCTGCATACATATTTTTTGCCAATTTCATCACCTCAAAAAATTTCAATTTTTCCACACTAAAATAGGAGAGCAGTATCACCACTCTCCATAAGAAAAGCTCTATACGCTGTAACACGCATAAAGCCTGTTTATTTCACAAGAAATTTGAATTTACTTAGACTTCTTTAAATCCACCTTTCTTAGCAAACTCAACAACCTTATCTAAATCTTCTTTTGGAATCTCATCGAGTTTCTTACTTACAACGTCCATAAGTGGTGTGAGAGTAGCATTTGTCAAATCAGAAATTCTTCCAATCTGTTTGCTAATGAACGCCTGAGTAGTTGTCTCATTAAACTGAGTATCTGACTGTTTCATTGTTAAAATGGTCTTGAATTCACTTAATTCACTCATAGGAATAAGTGGATCAGCTTTATCAGAACCAACCATCAAAATATCAAGTAAACCAGATGATTTAAGCGCATCATATCCCTTGATGAATCCTTTATCATCCTCGTCAATCTCAAGATCGGTATATAATTCAATCACGGCACGACAAAACTGTACATATTGAGCAACAGAATTTACTCTAATCTTATCTGTTTTGCGATATTTTGTTACTCCGTTATCATCATAAGTTTCCTGCTCAAATGTTGTCTTATCTACAATTAACTGTGCGTAAGCATCTTTCTTAATGATTGAAACATATGGGGTGATTTTGATTTTACTTAATAACTGTTCTTTTAATGTGTTATTTGCCATGTTGTTATACTTTTCTACAAACTCTAAAAGTTTCATATTCCTTCTATCTCCTTTACAAATGTGACTCGTTAACAAACTTCTGAATGTCATATGTATATCTAGTTCGTTTCTTTCTGCTATTTATTTGAATAGCATTATTATTTTTCAAGTCGTTAATATTAAACGACTTCTTATTTATATTCTCCATCATCTTTACGAAATCACAGATTTCTATAAAGAATGTGTCGTTGTTTTCATTCCTAAAATTACAAATAAATCCTGCGACAAGATTATGTTCACTTGCTTCTTGCAGAGATTTAATTTGATTATCTCTAATCATTGATAATGGCAGACTTGTTGATTGAATTGATTTTAATTCAAGCAAATACAATGTCCTTGAATCATCATCAAATAGAAGATAATCACAAATATTACTACTAGCAAATCTAGTATTATTTCCATTCCCAAACGATGCTGCATTATCCCTGAAACGATAAATCCAACACGTATTGGGGACAGAATCTTTAATTGACTGTTCAAAAATCTTTCCTGGATTCTGTGCTATTTCCTTTCACTCCCTTACATAACAAAAGAGCAGCTTCCGAAGAAACCGCTCTTTCATAGTTCTTATATTTAATTGTTATATGTATTTTGTCATTTGTTAATAATCATTGGATAAAGTTCCCATTTGGCATTGGGATATTCTTCAATATTCTCACATACAACTTTGTGTACTTCATCCATATTCCCTATGTTCTTATCAATATGAATAACCTTTCCACCAGTAATTTCCATTTCTTCACAAATCAAATTAAAATACATTCCCATTATACAATTCCTCCTATCGTTTAATACAGAATAGTTCATACAGATCTACTTGTAGTATATGAGATAAAGTAATTGCATGAGATAAAAGAATATCAGAAGTGTGTTCATTTTCAAGATTAGATATGGCAGTAGAAGACATCCCACTGCGTTTCGACAATTCTGATATAGACATATTATATTTGCATCTGTATTCTCCAACTTTATTCTTCATATAATGTAGTATGTATGAAATTATTTTACTTATACATATAATATATAAGAAAATTACAAGTTAACTTAGGAAAATTTATGATATAATAGAAGTGCTAAAATTCTCCATTTCTTAAGAATTCTTGATATTTTTCAGAAATAAATTTCATACTTTCTTCGGCTTGACCGTTTTCCATATTATGAGCACTTAATAATTCTTCATAATTTTTATATGTTTTAAATACATTGTTAAAGGCTTCTCGATTTTGCTTCTGACCATTAGAAAGAGATGAACAGAAGTCTAAAATATACTTGCGTTTTCTCTCTAAGTTATTATCTAATAGTTCAGTTTCAATATTTTCTATACCTTTGGACATTTTTGTTATCTCTCGGTACTGCCAATTATCATGTTTTTCAAGAACAGTAATTCGATCTTCGGTTGTCTCCTTATCTTCTTCAAATCCGAATTTTATCCTAAGAGTCTTTTTGATTTTTAAAAATAAATACACTATTTTATCAACACCAAGAATAAAAATAAACACACCCATTATGATAGTTGGATATGGAAGATTAAATAATGCTTTTATTTCATCCATAACACACCGCCTTAATTTTTAGGTTTGTTGTAAGTTAGGGCAATAGAAGAATCTCCAATTCCCTTTGTTGTTGGATCTGTAATTGCATTAAATAATGAAACTAATACCATTACTACTACATATGGATTACTAATTGCCTGTACAAATGTTTCCCATACTTTTGACCAAGTTGTTAAATCTGAAGCTTGCAAACCAAAGTACGTAAGAATCGGAATTACAACAGAAATTATAACTTGCGAAATAAATAAAATATTTTCTTTATTAAAACGGACTTTCCAGTTAATTTTATTCATGACTTTTCCTCCTATAATTTATACTCTTTTGAGTTTTCCTGCTTTTAATAATGAAAGAAGTCGTGTGTTTTGATATGAACTTCCTACATACCCAACAATTCCATTGGCTTTTGCAATTTTAGTACGATGTGCTTTTGATGAATCTACTTTGATACTATCTAATGCAGACGAGATAGTAGTACACATGCTTGCGCACTTAGGATAATAACTTGAATTTTCTTTATTTGATGTAGGCTTCTTAGCTGTAGAAGTGATTGTATAAATAAACTCAACATGTCCTATCTGCTTTGGACGAGACGGATCAGTTCCAACAAACAATATTGCATCTCCGACCTTTAAAATTTCAGGATTTGTAATATGACCATTTTTAATCTTTACTGGAACAGTTTCAAACAATGAACTTGTATAAATTCCTGCCGTATTTAGCAACGGTACGCTATATCCAATTTTCTTAAACGTAGCACATCCACTAGAAGAGCAGTCTGAATAATACTTTCCCTTATATGGAGTGTATACATATGATCGTAACGACTGATTATATGAGTTCCGACCTAGAATAGTTTTATATGTGTCATGAAACTTTTTTCGTCCAGAATCAGTAATTTTTTTTAATCGTCTTACTGCAATAACTCCCTTATGTTTTCCGTTTGGAGCAATGCTTTTGTATCTGCTTTCAAGATATGTATACATATTTTTAGTAGACGGTGTTCCTGATCCATGACCACACAATGTAATATCTTTTTCAGTTACTGCCATAATAGTTTCCTCCTTCCTATGTTAATTCATGATTACACCATTTCTTATAAACTTCTTTTGTGTCGTTTCTAATAAAAGTCATTATAATAATTTTCTTTTCACATTTAGGACTATAACTCGTATATACATCCACTGGATAAACATTAGAGTCGATGTAAAAAGTTTGTTGATCTCGATTATATATACGAACAACTTCTTTTTCAGTGTAATTTCTTGGTTTTAAATTACTTTCAATTATCATTCCTTTTTATCCCTCAATTGAATAACGTAAAAAATAGGGATTACAACATTGAATAGTGATATGTCATAATCCCTTATTTAAAAATCACTATTCAACATTACTTTCAGCCTCATTTTCGACTTTTGTAACAATATCTTTTTTGACAGATTTAACCTCTGTCTTTTTATTTTCTTTCTTAATAACTTGTGCTTTTGCCTTCATGATAGAGTCAATAGAATTCTTATAACTTTCGCCAAAGTATTCTTTTCTGCTTAAATCTAATTTTTCTAATTTTGCTTTTGCTTCAATATCTGTCATGCGTCCATCTTCAAAAGCAGAAGTCACTTCGTCAATTTCATGGCAATTATCTGAGCACCAACAAAAATACCATGTTGGCTTCAAACGATCTTCTGGATTACAAACTGGACAAAATGAATAAGTTTTACCGCAAAGCACACAAGTTCTCAATTCTTTCTTTGCCATTGTTCCTCCTTGTAAGAATAGGGCAGTAATTTAACTGCCCTACGTGTCCTTATAATTCGATGTCGTCCTCTTCCTCATCAATGTAATAAATAGAGAAAAGTTCTGCATCTGTAGAGCAAGCATTTAACATCATAGAACCCTTATAGTCCATTGTCTGAGAATCACCACCCTGTAATGCAAGAGTAAATTCAGGACTTGGCATAAATGAAGGAATGTGAATGATTGCTGCCTTTAATACATCAGTTTCGCACTTATCTACGACAAGTGCCTTAAAGAATAATTCATGAGACTTAGGGAACTTCTTACCAGAATTTGTAATCTTTGCTCCGCTCTTGATTGTCTTCTTATACTTAACAATATACTGAGTCTCACCTTCTGCTGTAGGCGGTGTTAAAACATCACTCGCAGGAGTTGTTACATGCTGATCTCCTGGATCTTTTACCTCATCAGTATGTGTAATTCCGTACTCTGTAGCAGATGATTTAGATCCTTTTGCAAACTCATCCTTGCCCATAGAACCCTTTGGTGAAAGGGCATTTACATGGATTGAACCATCTACATAACCAGTAATATCAAGTGTTTCGCCAGCTTTTACGATCTGAATCATTGGCATAACAATACCCTTATCTGCGGTTGCAATCTCAGCATCAGTAGCAGAAATAGTTTCTACAACGGCAAGGTTAAGGAATGCATTAGTTGCAGTAACCTCACCTTTCTTACCTGTATACTTACGATATACAAGGTTTCCATCCTTATCATTGATATCTGTTGAATCAGCAGTAATATCAATATTCGCCTGTGTAAGCTGTGTTAAAGCGTACAGAGGCGTACCATTAGACTTTGCACCGTAACCAAACTGAAGTCTATCTACGATTACGTCACCTAATTTAAATGCCATAATTATTTTCCTCCTTAAAATTGTTATTTTTATGCAATAAAAAATGAGCGATTATAATTCGCCCATAAAATTGATTAAGTCTTCAGGAATATCTTTGGCTGACACCATACCACCATAGATCCCATGTAGTGCAGCCGTTCCCTGTTCATATTTTTGAATTCTGTTTACAGAATCCATGAACTGACATATATTCACTTGTTTTAATTCTTCCAATTTATATTTAAACCCAGGATGATTTATACAACTCGAAACAAGTGGCAAAAGTGTTGAAGTGCCTTTCTTTTTATCATCCTGTTCAGCTTTCATTCTATCTTCCTGTAGTATCCACTGTTTTGTTGTTTTACCTTTTGCCTTTTCAACCTTTGGATGAACATTCATCATCGCTCGAATAAATTCAGCAATTTCCATATATTCATCATCATAAATAATCATATTTTTATCTTGATTTAAAAGCGCAAGATGATTGTATTCTGGATCGTCAACATTTTTTCTTGCTTGAATTAGTTCAAATCCATCAAAACTAAAATCTTTGAATAGTAGCTTTAACGGCTCTTTATCTTCGAGCAATTGATATAAGATATAAAACACTTCAATATCTTTTGTTTTATTCCAGTCTTTTTTAAATACATCATAAAGAAGAACTCGAATAGAAGTAGAATTACTCAGAAAGGGAGAGATTGCTTGGTAAAATTTTGGTTCGCCAATATTTAAAATATCTCCTATGGTTGGAATTGAAATAGTTATACCATTTATTGTATAATCTTCACCAAAATACATTTTAAGTTTGTCAAAATGGTATTCTGGATTATGACTTTTTTCTTGTTTCTTTTTTATATCTTCTTCAGCAGCAGATTGAAGACTATCCAATGTTTCTAATACATCCAAACAATCACCGCCTTATACCGTAATTCATCATTTGTGATTTTCCACCATAGGGTGTTTGAATCTTACTGTTTAAATCTGTGAGTTGGAATGTGAGATAACGAGCTACGTAATTATTATCAACTGTTTGTTCATAATCTTGTGCAAGATGAGCTTGCATACCAAAAATATTAGACCATGCAAACCGTTCTCTAATAATAGAACCAATGAGATCGTGTCTTGGAATACCAGTAAGTTTATCTATACGATCATCACCATGAACAAAAATTGCAAAATCAATTAACGTATCTTTTAATCCTGAATTATGTCTAGCTGTGTCTCTAAATCCTACTTGATAACACAAATAACATTTAACCGTTGTCTGTGTATCTGGAATAAATAAAAATGGACGAATAAGAGAATCGCTTCCGAAATATCTATCCCATTCACCAAGAGGTTCGTATTGCTTTGTATCTTCATTCCACTCCCAATTGATATTTCCATTTTTGTCGAACAATTCAGACTCTAACTTTTTATCATTGAGAGAGTATAACAAACATGGATTTGATAACAAAGCATTCTTGATTTTTTGCTTGTATAGAATTACATCATCATCAGGAGATTCTTTATATGCACGAAGCTTATTCAACAAGTCATTCTTTGTAACTAATTTTTCTGCCAAATAAAAACACCTCCTATTCAGTTAATTCCAACGGCAAAATTTCAGATTCAATCGACAAGTCATCCTTAACAATCTTGCACTTAACAGACAATATTTTGCCGATAACGGAACTGTCGTTAGGAAACTTTACTTTCTTTTGGTTGTACTCTGTACCAACTCGCCATGTTACTTTATCAGTCCAATCTTCATCGTCAACAGAACAAGTCCATGTAAAGGTTGCATCAGTATATTCAGTTGTGATATCTTCATTGGAATCATTAAATAGATTTACCGTAAGATTTTTATAACTGCCACCAACTTTGATTGTTGAAGTAGATGCTGAAATTTTTGCTGTAATGGAAGATGGGGGAGTGGTTGGAGTAGATGGATCTATTGGGGTGATTTCTGAATCAAAATAGTTCGCATACATTTCACCTGTTTCAAGATTGACATAATCAGTATGCTCGTTAAAGAAATTGGTGTACAATGTAAGTTTTTGTAACCCAAGTGGAGAAGCCGATTCACATTTTGTAATTTTCCACACCGTAGGATTCTCCATCAAAGCACTAACAATTACTCGCATATTTTTTGAATCATCATCCGTATACCAGAATTTTTCTGTGATAGAATTCATTGGCAGTATCAACTTATTTTGGTTATCTGTATGTCCAAATACACGGTCTACATAAACCCCCGATGTATAAGACATTTGTTGTCTTAAAACGCACCACATTCTACGCTTGATACGTTTTTCATTATTTTTTTCCACCCACATAAGTTCGTAGTTGGCTGGCAAAATCAGATACTTTGGGAATTGATTTGCAGGTTCATTTCTACAAATTAACCATTTATGATATACCCCTCTATCGTCAGGTAAATCCACCCAGAGTCCTATCGGAAATGTCGCAGAATAGCGTTTCCTAAAATCAGTCTCATAATAATAAAGATCATCACCCTCATTAAATCTTACAGGCTGACTTGGACGAAACATAAGATAATATTCCACTTGATCTTTATCCATTGACTGATAAGATTTGATAATAAACTTTGCGTCAATCTTTGTCTTATTGGTATTTTCATATGTCATACCTTCAGCAAGTGAACGTGTAATTCCATGTTCGTCTGTGAAGAAGTCATCATGAAAGTAGTCATAAATGTAACAAGTCTTGGAAGTGACACTGTTATCCCAAGTTTCTTCCATCAAAAAGTCAGATTCTTCTTTATAAATCTGACCTAAAGTTTTCGCATCATTTGTTTTGGCGTTAGCGATTCGCCGTGCTGTCTGTAAGCTTGGCATCACCAACACCTCCTTCAAACATCTGCTTAATATAATTGTGACTATCTAAAATAGCCCTACGAAATGTCATGTAATCAAACTCATCGGATATAACTTCGTCATAAGCAGCTTGCAAAGTAGCCATTAATGTGACCATAATTCCATTGTTATTAAATAGAGTCTTTGTTCCACTAAATTTAAACATGACATTCTGAAAAAATATAAGAAAAGCTTCATCATTCTCAAATATTTTTTCTTCTATTCGATTATCCTTATAAAGTAATAACTTATGGACATCGTTGTGCATTACATGTGCAGCTTCTTTAATTTGCCTTTTAGTGAACGAACCATATATATATTCCATAGTTATTCACCTCGCACATATGAATTATTAATATATCCATGACTTGCAAGTTTTCTACTAAATTCATGCTGTAATGTATCCAATCTACTTTGCATATCTTTATATGGATTCTGCATGTTTTTTTCTTCTTTTGTTCCTAAAGCTCTAGCAGTAAATTTTGCAGAGTCAACCTGCGGTTTTAACCATTCAATTGTCATTCCAAGAGTAAACAATCCTATAACATATTCTTTATCTGCAAAATTGCTAACAGGATATTGCATCTCAAATTCAATCTGTTGGATTTCGTCATCCATATTAAATGAAGCGAATTTTCTAATAACTCGTTCATCACCTGCAACCATGCGTAAGCGTTCAGTCCATGTTTCATTAAGATCGTTTTCGTCAAGAGAAAGTTCTTTCATATCTGAAATTCGTCCTCTTGTTCGTGAAAAAATTGTTTCATATGGAAGCGTCATTGTGAGCCTCCTTTACTTAACGAATAACTTACTAATCAAATCAAAATCAGAATCAAAAATTTCACTTAAGGTTCTTACCTTTGAAATACTATCAAGATGTCCATTTGCGATTTCACCTGCAACCATCTGACAAAGTACATCCTTTGCACCGATAGGAAGTTTTTCAATTTCCGTTCTCATTCTGCTATTAGGTAAATCTAAAATTTCTAATAAATCCTCTGCTGTATACATATTGTCATATACTTTTGTAACTGAAGGGAAATCAGCTAACAAATCATCATCTTCAATAATGAATCTAGGTAAGAAAATATGGTCAGAACCCTTACGAATCAAAGTAACTAAATCTCTGTAGTTAATTTCGCAAGTCTTTCCATAATCCTTAAATTCATATGTATTACCAGATGGACATGTAATATTTAAACCGCCAAAACATACTGAACGACATAAAATAAAGTCAGAATCAGTAAAAGTTTTCTTTGGCTTTTCAGTTGCTTTTGTTTCAACTGTTTCTTCTGTCTTAGTAACAGTTTTCTTTGTATAAGCCATATTTGTTTCCTTTCTTTCCATATAAAATAGGAGAGTATTTTCATACCCTCCTATATAAGTGTTGTATTATATTAGTCCTGAGAAATCTTCCACTGACCAAAGTAACGACCAAGACGAGTAGCAACACCAAGCTCTCTCTGTACTTCGTACTTCATAAGGTCTGCGATATTGCTATTAGCTTCACCTCTGTCGGTAATTTCATCAATGATTGTCTCACCAACATCGACCATATCAACCATCTTGTTATCACCAGAAGCGAAAATCCAAAGTGTATTATCATCATACATAGTCTTTGTTACATCATTTCTTGCGAATCTCTGAGGAATCTCAACAAGACGATAGCGACCATAGTTACCAAGTCTACCCATAGATGCAACGGCTTCCTTCTGAGAAGCGGCAATCCAGTTTACATTTACAAGGTTTTCAAGTTCCTGAAGACCTACCATAGTACCCATAATTACAACTTCTGCGTTGTCATTTGCAACAGATACATTCTGAAGTACCTTATTGAACTTGCCTCTGTTCTGTGTATTTAAAGCACCAGTTTCAACGAAGCCTGTCTGTACAGGAAGCTTTTTAGGAGCATTAAGAACTTCTGCGAAGATAAGATCCTGAACCATAACAACAAATGCTTTTGTAATAGCATCAATAAGTTTTGTCCAATCTTCCTGTCCAATTAAGTACTTATCAATATCAGCACCAACAGCAGCACCATAAAGATCAGTTTCAACAGAATATGTCTCACCTTCTGGTAATCTCTGAAGCATTGTATCATGGTGTCTCTTACCCATTCTTGCTACAGAAAGAATTACTTCCTCGTGCTCATTCTTGAATAAGTTCTCATCACCATCATTAAGATTTCTATAGTTTACAAGCTCATTAAACCACTCATTCTCTTTAAGACCTGTAGATACTGTCCAATCTGTTACCTCCTCGATAACATTGAAGAACTGTCTACCGAATTCTTCATACGCACGAATACGTTCTCTCTTCTTGGCATCCTTTGTTAAACCAAAGATTTTGAGAGACATTTCACGAAGTTTGTCCTCGGCATCCTTTTTAGAAATACCCTCATCGAGTTCTCCCTTATATAAATCAAACATAAGGTTCTTAATTTCATCATAAGATGTATTCATATCATTAAACACATTCATTACATGTGTGCTAAAATTCATTCTACTCATTATATTTTGCCTCCCTTCTTACGCAATAGCGACCTTGTGTTTCTGGCTACCAGCTTCGATTGTTACCTTTTTACCTGCTACTGGTGTACCATCAAATGCATCTGCACTAAGTTCGTATACATCTGTTACACCAAGAACAAAACCTCTAACAGTCTTTGTTCTACTTGCACTTGCTTCGTTGAAGAAATTAGAAGTAGCTGTAAACTTAGAATTATAATTTTCTGCAATAGTAGGAACTTCATAAATTAAAATTGCTGGTGCATTAGGATCAATCTTCTTAACTTCTACATACCAGTTTCCATCAGCAGCCTGCTCAAGAATTTCCCCCTCAAAAGTAGTAGGTGCATCAGCGACCTCATACTGATCAAAAGATACATATTTACCTTTTCCGCATACAGTACCATTGTCTGTGTCTGTCTTAATTACCATGTTTAATGTTCTACCTACACGCTCAGAAAGGACTTTAGTAGGGAAGCAAACATGATGCTGTTCAATTGAATAACGTAAAGCCATTATTTTTTCCTCCTTAAAATTTGATAAAAATAAAAAAGACCGCTTTATAAAAGCGACCTAACAAAAAAATGATTATTTAATTTTTCTGTTTATTTGTTTTGGAATAATTTTCCATATCTACTTGATTTAACAACTTTAGATGGATTAGCGAATTGCTTCTTAGAAGTTGATTTCTTTTCCTCTGTTGATGAAGAGAAAGTTGAATGTTCTGCAATAAAATCAGAATGGATTACCTTAACCTGTGTTTCAAGTTCAGCAAGAGAATAGTTATCCATATTCTTATAAAGTTCAGCAAAATCTTTATTCACAAAATTTCCTTCTTTATCTTTTGTAGAAATAGATTCGTATCTCTCGTCTGCAAGAATTTTTTCACGCTTTTCATGAAGCTCATTCTTCTCTACAGTTTCCTTAAATGCTTTTAATTCAGCATAATTTGAACGCATATCATCAAGTTCTTTCTGCTCATCAGCAGTAACAAACTCAACATATACTTCAACTCTGTCACCAGTAAGAGAATAGTTGTCTTCCTGAGAATTATAAGTCTGCTTATAATATCTTCCTGACCACCAATCACACATGATTACATAATCATCATAAACAGTGACACCATAATATGTATTATCTGCCTCTGCATATGTAGCGTTTACTAAATCCTGAATAGCATAGATTTTATCCTGTAAAGATACAGCAAACTTTTTAATTTCTCCATCTTTCACAAATGAATATTCGACAGTATTATTAGATACAGAATTATCTACTTTCTTCTTGACTTCATCATCATCTGATGGAGTAGTAGTTGATTCATCTGTAGTTGAATCCTCCTTGCTATCATCTTTAGTAGATTCAGTTGATTCATCATTAGTTGGTTCTACACCCTCGTCTGTAGAAGGAGTATCTTCCGTTGAAGTATTATCTGTAGTGCCATCAGTAGTATCAGTATCATCAAATGCTTTTGCAAATGCTTCAACTAATTCTTCATCTGACATATTTTCATAATCGAACGTAATATCATCAACTGTCTTTCCATACTTCTGACATAACTCTTCAAATTTATTCATATTAACGTTGTTTCCTCCTTCCTTAGAATTATTTTTATTGTCAAAACAAGCAGTCTCTAATTTTTCAAGTCGTGCTTGTAATTCAACCATTTTTTCGTTAAATTTAATTAGACTGTTATTTTCTTCACTGAAATCTTCGAGCGTAATTTTGCTTCCAAGCATCCCCTCACCAATAGGTGTTCCATCTTTCTCAGCTCCCAAGCAAGTGCATCCTGCAAATTCAAAATCATCTAATTGTAGATATTTTTCTTTTGCATTGTATGAACACTCGTATACAATCAGCTCACAGCTCACCTTTGTTCCATTTTTTTCACGAATGATGTCTGCACAACGAGTATATGATTCTGGAATTGCTACACGAGCAACGACATATGTTTTATCCATATCTTTGTCATATTCGAGATAAGGTTCATCTGATGTAAAAGTACCAACCTGTTTTTCATCATATATAGTTATTTCATTACCGTTTTCGTCTGTTTCTATATGGTAATCGTGAGAATGGAAATCCCAAGAACCGTCATCCAATTGATGAATGTTTGCAAGCAGTGGAGAATATTTTAGACTTGGCATTGCAGCCTTCATAGAATCTTCAGATATGTAACTACCATTACGATTAAGTAATGTATGGCAAACACGCACTTTAGCATATAATTTATTATCTTCTGCTTTTTCTATATCAGTAGAAGAAAAATCTTGAATTGCTTGTACATAAAGTGGTTTACCAGATTCCTTTGAAGAAAAATTGTACATTTTCTTATGCTTACAGAAACTAATTAAATCTTCGATTGTAAAATATTTCTTTTGCATTATTTCCTCCTTTCTGAATTATTAATAAGCACTCAGATAGGAGAGTGCTAAATACTCAGCATATTGCTATACTGAATTTTTCTTTTATCTATATCATCATTTGAAAACTGAATTTTCCCAGAATTCAAAAAGGTATAAATACCATTAGTAACATCAATCTTCTGAAAACCAAGAGAAGATAATTTCTCAGCAGTAGAAGTATCTGTAGTTTTTATAAAATTCTGTTTCATCCTTTTATCTCCTAATTATCATTCTTATTTTGGTCACGAGTTTCACTTCCTTCATCTGAAATCTGTGTATCAGAAACCTCTGGTTTTGTTCCATCAGAGCTATTTGAAACTGTATTAGCAGAAGTAAGAACCTTAAATCTGTTTGGTAAATCAAGAATGTCATTACCTAAGAATGCAAGTGATAATGTATCTAATTCGCTAATACCATTAAGTGCGTTGATCGCAAGAATTTTTGTTGCATCATATTGTAAATCTTTCTGTAATGATTCCTTAAAAGCGTCTTTGGTATATGCTGATACTTCAAAGAATTTCACTTTAGCAGGATTAGAAACTTGATAACCAAGCATACGATTTGTCCAACCTTGAATCTGACCAAGTAACGCTGAAATTGCAAATTCTGTATCAGCACGAGTTGCTGAACGGAATGCCTCGGCTCCACTAATAGTAGAAGAGTTCAAAATCTGTGCTCCACCAGAAGTATTTAAAACTTCCTTTGTAGCCTTTTGAACTTTTGTTGTATCAGTAGATTGATCGTCAGAGAATGAAATAGTGTCAAGTGGGATAGGGGTAATTGCAGCACCTACATAATCAGGTAAACTTTCAACCATCTTGTTATAATAATCCACAGCCAAGTCAATATTAACCGACCATGCATCGGGATCTGTTGCACCTGATAATGTTGGAATAGTAGCAGTAATCAATTTATAAATTTGTTGTTCATCTGCCACAGCTTGTACATCAGCCAAATTAAGCAACCCAATTAAATCAATGAATAGTCCACTGTAAATTGGTACAATTGTTTCCCAAGACTCCATTCTTGACTTTGTACATAAAGCATATTCATCTGGCATAGGTTGCCATTTATTTTTACTATCACCACCATAAGCTTTATACATAGAACTCAATGGTTCTCCAAGAAAATCAAGGATATCTTCAAATTTTTTATAATTGCTCATATCCACACTGAATGAAAAATCACCAGTAAAGTATTTTCCTGAAATCCTACAATATTCAGGCGGTATTTTTAATATGAATATGCCTGTCTCATCTATCCAACAACAACCATAATAAACATCTTCGATGAAATTATTAATTAACATAGGAAGTAGACTATTCTGTAAATCCATTCTATCTAAAACCTGTAATGTTTCGTAATAATCTTTTAGAATAGTTTCCTTGTCATTATCTTCAATTGGACTATATGTAGGAACAACATATCTTGAACTCAGATCGAACATTGTAGCGTTATACATAATCAATCTGAAATAGACTTGAGAACGATAGAAAAGATAACGTGATAATCCACGTAATTCAGATTCATAGCTGTCTATGTTCTGTAAATATCTGATGACATCATCTTTACTATAAGAACTAATAGTTGTCTGTCGAACTGTTTTGGTTACATCACGAACTTGCTTAAATGCCTGTTTGCTTTCGGCAAATTTCTGTTTTTGTGTTTCAAGCTTTTCCATATACTGCTTTCGTTCAGCAGCCGTAGGTTGTCGCTTGGTAGTAGTTGTTTTAGGAGATGTTTCTGACATCTCTTTTTTTGGTTGTGCCATTTATGTAGTAAACACCTCCTTTTCTTTGAGATTTTTTATTTTCATGTGAGTTTATTTGATTTATTAGAATCGCTTTGAGAACGATGATGAATGTGATGGTTGACGGATTGGGAGTTTAGATAAAAGAGTTTTTGAATCTGTTTCAGGACGTTTCTTTTGAGTGATAGCTTTTCTACGCTCACACATAAGTGCATAAGAAGCCATACAAGCCGTATACGCACGATCATCGTGGAGTTTATTAGCCTTTTCTGGTGTCAATTCAAATGAATCTTTTCCTGAGTCTCTTTTCTTACGAACCATATTCACAAGTTCTTCTTTGAGAGCATCAATATTAGCAAGAGCTATTTCATCTTGCCAATCAAGTTTAATAGTTTTGGTATTAACTGATTCTATTTTTTCTAACTCTTCATTAAGCTTAGTTTCAAATTCTTTCTCATTAACTTTTTGCTTCCTGAGTTCGGTAGAAATTCTTTCTTTCTCTTTAGCCAGCTTCTTTTCATCAACATCGAAAACAGTGAGATAGCCTTTGTGATCATATTGTGCGGTAAAGCTGATTTTATCTTGATTCATTAATTCAATCATTGCTTCATACATTTCAGATTTATAACCAGCAGGAGACATAAGATGCACTTTGTCTACTGCATTAGGAAATTTCTTAACATAATCAGCAGAGTATTCCTTATCAATTAATCCTCTGTGAACAATACCAGCAGAATCCGTCCAATCTGGCATCAAATAATCTGCTATATTAACTCCTGATCCGCCGCTACCTGCATCAATGTATATACCAACAATGTTCCCATATGCGTCAGCTCCACCATTGTAATCAAGAATTACTTTTTTTAAATATTCAATCTGATCTGGTGTCTGCATAGGAGATTTGATTTTTTTACCAACATCAATAAGATTAATACAATTTACCAATCTCATTCTTGTGTCGATGCTTCCATCAACTTGTTCATATTCATAAATTTCTCCAACAAGAATTACTGAATTATCACGACTTCTAGCTGGATCATATGTAATGACGAACTTTTTATCACCTGTATCATTGTATAAAAGCGGTTTCCTTGTTTCTTCATTTCGTGTGATAACACCTCTACGAATAATTGCATCCGTACCAGCATCAGTAGTAAAAATACAATAATATTCACGCCTTGCTTTTTCGGGATTTGTTCTCATTTCCGATTCAACAGTATTTCGAGATAGAAGAGGGGTGACTAATTCTCCCCTAAGAGTTGGTTTAAATGCTTGTTCGCAATCTATATGTAAAACACAATAATCTGGATTTCCCATAATTTGCTGTTTAGAAAAGTCACGATACAGTCTCCAAAATTGAGTATCAGTTGAGGAAGCTGAACTTATATAATATTTCTGATATGACAAATCTCTTGGTAAGCATCTTTGACGGATAGGATCAATTGAATTGCCATCAACATCTTTACCTGTTTTTAAGCTTTTATTAACAACAGCAAATGCACCGTATACATTCATCATTTCATCAGATAAGAAACCACTTTCATCAAAAATTACTGTGCCTCGCATACCTCTCTTGGCATCTATATTTCCGTTCAATGTCCTAGTCATAGATCCGTTATAACATGAATAGGAAAACCCATTGGACGAGTGTGAAAATCCATCACCTGCTGCATTTTTGATTTCTATCTCATTCTTGAATAAAGAACCAGTTGAACCATAAAATGTATCAATATTATCATTAGCGAGTCGTTCCAAAGTAGTGAAAGTTTGTTCAGCCTGACCACCTGTACCGCTTGCAATATATGTCCATACATTACAAAAACACATATCTTTAGACATAATCTCAAGGTCAATAACTGTACTTTTACCATATCCACGAGTACATACTGCAAGTACATTTGGGCAAACCCAACTTCTTTGTACAAGAAGTGCTTGCCCATCTAAAAGTTCTATATTGAAAAAGAGATCTATAGCTTTTACTGGGTTGCATTGCAGATATTTTTGGATTTCAGCGATTTGAATATAAGATTCAATTTTACGAGAAGAAATAGAGTAACCATGTGGTTTTACATATATTCCGTATTGATTATAAAAATCCTTATCATAATCAAGAATTTCATTCTGATAGTAATTCATAATCATTTGTTTATTCTGATTCATTTTCAACAACCTCCTTTGATTCTTCATCAGGAGATTCTTTCTCTTCGTCAAATTCCGCAAAAACAGAATAAACATCTTTTAAATCTTTTAACTGTTCTTCGTTTAGTAAATTATTTTCTTTTAATGTATCCCTCAAATCAAGATTTTCTCTCAATAAGATTCTATTAATTTCTTGATAAGCATCCTTTTCTTTACGAAGACCAGTATTTACAACACGCATTTCAGAAACCATATCTGACCATTCAGATTCGTCAAGTGCCAATTGTTTCATAATAGAAGCATCGCTAATTTCCTGAACCTGTTGCATACCTCTGCATGTATCAATATCAAAACCATTGACCTCACCACTTCGCAGGTTAAGACTCTTAATTTTTTTGATTTTCCCAGTCCATGTATTTTCACCTTTTTTAGCATTTTTATTGTGCTTTAATGAAATACAACTGTCTTGAGCAAGACTTGTAATGACCGAAGTTATTTTACCTTTACTTTCTTGTAGGGATTTAATTGTTGCAGAATTGCGTTCAATATTAGAAATATCACACATTAATTTTGATATGGTATCATCAATTTTAGATTGCTGTAAGAATCCACGAACAATAGAGATAGCGGAAGAGGTACGCATCATGTCTTCATTTGCATCTTCACTAGAATCTAATAGACCTAATAGTTGTGAATATAAGAAGGGTTGGTCGACTATATCTTCTTTTTCAAAAGGATCATAACTGAGTAATCGAATTACATCATTTTTGTTTTTTAAAAAACTATCATATGTATCCAACCCAGCATGTGATTCAATAAGTTCTTCCTCAGTCGTAAGTTCTTTTACTGATTCATTTTCAGTTTTATCCTTAACAAAATGGTCTGAATCAAAGTATGTTAGTCCTATATAATTTGGCATAGCAATTTGACGTGCATACGCTGTCCATACATTAGATTTAACTTTTCCAGAAGCAAGATTCTCAACTTCCTGAATGCTTGAATCCCATACCTTTTCGAGGAAAGGTTTTCCCAAATATCTAAGGGCAAGTTGCACTGATTCCCTCGTAGGCTCTTGATCAACACCATTTGTAGTTCTTAACGCTATCTTTTTTGCACAGTCTTTACAAATTGGAGTAAGACCACTTTTACTCATAGGATCTGTACTTACATAAAATTTATCTTTAGCTTTATGTGTATCACACATATAGCACCAAGCTCCCTCTTTGAGAGACTTGATTTTCTCTTCCTGTGTTTCAACTTTCTTCTTTAATTGTGCAGCCGTTAATTTTGTAGGCTGTGTTTCTTTTGTCGTAGCCAAACTAACAGCCACCTCCTTTTATTCCAATATAAAAAGAAGCCACTTCATACGAAATGACTTCTCATAATTTCCAATATTAAATTTCCAATGAAAGTGCAATTTACACACAAACTTGAATAGAGGAATCGAACCTCGCTTATTCCAACGCCTTACCTCATAAACTACTAAAAATCTGCGCATTCATTTCTTTCAAATATAAGGTGTGTGGATTTGAACCACATATTCAAGAGCACTATTGTCATAGTGCTAACACGCCCTGTAGGAGTCGAACCCACATCTCTCAGATTTGGAGTCTGATATTCTAACCAATTAAACTAAAGACGTATATAACAAAAGAGCCATCTCATATGAAATGACTCTTTCAAATACATAATTTTCAATTTTCTCCACATACTAATCAAAACATCTAAGGAGAACACCCATGAACACATCATACAAAACAGCAATCCAATTTCAAGATTTATATATCCCAGTAAAAATGTTAAAAATATCACGCAACAATTCCATAGAGCTTAATCAACTCTGCAAAGACTCTAAAGAAAGAGTACGTTACATCAAATTCTGTCCGTCTTGTAACAAGGAAATAACAAATTCAGATATAGTAAAGGGATATAAATATGCAGAAGATAAATATGTTGTCTTAAAACAATCCGATATAGATTCAATCACATCGAATCAAGACAGAACACTTTCAATAGAATATTTCTGTAAACCTAAAGAAATATCAAGTCTTTTAATAGATAAATCATATTATCTAATTCCAGAAATGGAATCAGAAATATCATACGAACTTCTTCGTAAAGCTATGATTACAAATAGGGTAGTAGCCGTTACCGAAATAGTGTTAGGCACTAAACAAGAATTAGTAGCTTTATTTCCTGACAAACATTGTATTATTGCAACAATATTGTTTTATGAAAATGAAATAAACGAACTGCCACCAATAATGAAGCATAAAACCGATAGACGGCAACTTGAAAATCTCAAGCAAGATGTTATATATAGTACAAAAGAATTTAATTGGAAATCTCATTATGACAAATACCAACTCAAGTTAAGAAAATTGATATTTGATAAAATTCCAAAATGATATTGCCTTTCTCATTCCATCCTCGAATGGCGAGCTTTCATCTAAACTGCATAGGACGTATCCTATTGTTACAACAGTACCAGTCCGAAGACCGCAAAGGGCATAGGGCGGTAGTAAGTGTTGAGCTTACACACCTAAATTTCGTATGCATCCAAAAAATAGGCTTTCACATCAGGTTTACCGCACGAAAAGATTTCGGTGAGAGTCGAACTCACGCCCTCGGAGTTGCAGTCCGATGCCTTGACCAACTTGGCTACGAAATCATAATGACTCTGGCGTGACTTGAACACAGCATTACCACCTTGAAAGGGTGGTATCCTTACCTTTATAGACCACAGAGCCATATTTAGGGTGGAAGAGTGCCACCCATTATTTTTTACAGAATAACTTCTGTTTTACCTTCAAACTTAGTATTTAAAGCACGAATCTCAGCAAGCTTCTTACCGATTTCTTCCTGAATCTTAGTAGCGAAAAGTTCAACTTTTGCCTTGCCAAGTTTCTCAACACTATCAAAAGGTGCTTTGACTTCTGATTCTGGAATCTTTGTAACATCTACAGAGAATGTAATGTGAAGGTTTTCATCTACAACAAATGACTGGTTGATAATATCTTTTAATTCAACAGAGATAATAGTTGAATCATCAGCTTCACTATCAGTTGTAACTGGATCTCCATTAGAGTCGGCTTTCATATTAGATTTAAAGGATATTTTAGAATATTCGATTGTTCTGACAAAATTATGTAGCATGTCTTTTTCAGTGGCAGCATCAGTATCCGATGTACCTAATTCTGCGACAGAAATATCTACACCAATAATATTTTCATCAATAGTTTTGCTAATATTTAATTTCATGAATTTGTACCCTCACTTTCAGTTTCATTTGCAATTACCTGTTTATATCCGTCTCTAATAGCCATAAATAAATCACGCAATACTTCTTTGTCAATAGAACAATCTAAATTTGATGTATCAAACTGTGGATCACTTACTGAAAAATCTAATGTCCCGTCATCCCGTGGCACGAACAAAATTTCCACATTGTTGTTCAAGAGCAAAGTAATAGAATCTATCTTTTCACCATTATTGGATGTAACTTTACGAACCTGTCCAACTTTTAACGGCTCTTGCTCAATAATCAATCTACTTGCCATTATATGTACACTCCTTTCTTTTATTTTTTCGTTTTCCTTTTAATCATTAGGTGTTAGGTGGGATTTGAACCCACGATATTCAGAACCACAATCTGACGCTTTAACCATCTAAGCTACTAACACAGCGACTCTATTGGGAATCGAACCCAAATCTTCCGATAGACAGTCGGATATAATCACCTTTATACTATAGAGCCAAGTATAATCAGCATAAAGCACTAACTAGCTGATATTGCACTGTACACATGCAGTTTTAAATTAGAAAACTTTCGCAATCCATTCATGCTTATTGATTATTCTCCACATATTTTCAGTCTTCGGAGCAAAGACTAGTTGATAAGGTTTATTGTCTCTCATCCGACAGACCGCCCAGCAGTCATTCACTAATGGTTCTCATTAACGCAGAGAAGCACGAACATCTTCTCATTTCTGAATGCTGAGAGAAACCGATGATCCGAGATGTCGGTAGGAAAGAAGTAGGTCTTACAATACTACATGAATAGCAAATGCCAAGATGTGTTACTTATATATTCTCTGTTTGATAGTGGAAAAAATGATGTTAGACGAAAGCTTTATCGGGATTAAGGTGTCTTCACGAATTACATACATCTGAGCGGTTTCGGAAGGATTATTTATTCTCTTCGTCAGTAACATTAGAATTTTTGCTTCTTAGAGCATTGATTTTATTCATAACCTCTGCTTTTGTCTGCTTGCGGCAGTAAAATTCTCTAGTTGTTTCAGTGGATCGATGATTGGCAAGCTCGGCTGCTAATGCTAAATCACCAGTTTCCTCATATACAAGATTTAGCCTAGTCTTACGCTGGCAATGAGGTCTATAGTCAGAAATTCCAATAATTTCGCCATATTTCTTCATTCTATCTCTGATTGCACTGTCACCCATAGGTTTATATTCTCCATTGTATTTTGTAATTAACAATGAATCACATTCCAAGTGGTCATAATCATTCTTTCGCATTTCAAGCCATTCTTGAATAAGTTCTTTTGCAACATCCCCGAAAACCACCTGTGTATGGTATCCTTCCTTCTCCCTTATATCTACAAACATGTTATTCTCTAAATCAAGTTTAGATAGTTGCAACCTTAACAACGCACCAATTCTATTTGCTGAGTCAAAACTTACCTCAAATAAAATTTGATCCTGAATTGAATACTTATCATTTTCAGATAATTCTCTACGGATTGTCTGAACTTGTTCTTCTGTAAGGAAGTAAGAGTTCAAAATATGTTCCTCATTAGCTTTCTTCATTCTATCAAGTTTACCGTCAAAAGGATGATACTTAACGAAGCCACGCTTCATAGACCAAATATAGAATGAACTAACGGCAGAGATTTTCATGTTAATAATCTTTTTATGATTCAGAAGTGTTTCCTGGCAAAACATAATATAGTTCTCCATAATATCAACAGCATCTTCCATAAACTCATCTGAATACAAATCTAAATCTCCATAATTTTCACCTAACCACATAAGAAAATGACGAAACAATCCTTCATATCTTTTATATGTAGTATCTTTAACATCCTGATTTTTTATAATATTTGATTGGAGATATTTCTTATATTTCTTCAAGTTATCAGGATTTATGAATTTCTCCTTATCCTTGGTAAAATATTTTACCCTTGTTACATGTGCCACTAAATCACTTCCTTTCATAACAAAATAGCGAGATAGTAGTTACTCAACTAAATCGCTATTATAAATATTTAATATAATTAGTGGGCAGGGTTGGACTCGAACCAACGAAGCCGAAGCACCCGATTTACAGTCGGGAGTAATTGCCGCTATACGACCTGCCCATAACAAAAAGAGTGTGCAGTATAAACCACACACTCCAAAAATTTAAAAAATAAAATCAAGCAAATCAAATAATCTTCCAACCGAATTATATTCGTCAAAATCACTTAAATCAATCGGCTTACTAGAATAAAATTCACGCTTTTCATATCCATTAACATCACTTTTAACAGAAGTAAATCCGTGAATATTTCCGTTTTCATCTTTATCAAATGTAATATTCTTATGAGAATCATCACTTACGTCACTGCAACTGCAATTCTTACAATTACCATCACAATCATCGTCTACATCTTCAGCGTCCTCACCAATGTTGAATTCATGAATAATGCATCCAGAATCTTTATTATCCTTGACAAAAGCTGAACTTACATCTCCATGAATAAATACAATGTCTGTCTCATCCATATTGATATAAGTATCACTTCCCTCATACTTGGCAGCCCGAACACATACATTCATTTCAGAATCAATACTAAGAATAAATGCATCATCATAACCGTCCAAATAAGGATCATTCAAATCGTTACAAGAAGCAAGTTTAAAATTCGTATTTTTAATAACAGAATTAAGAACATCTTTCATCACATCATACTTAGCCACAACTACAATTTCTGAACAATCATCGTCATAATCTCTTGTACAAACATCCAGCTTGTCAAAAGTATCTGCTAAAAATTCAGCAAAATCATTTGTATCTGTAAAACCAAATGTTTTCAATATATTTTCACCACCTTAGAATTAGAGCTGTTTTGCAGACTTTGACATCTTAAAGCAAATCTCATCATGCTGTGGAGTTACATATTCCTCACCCTTGCGATCACCCATCATAATTTTTCCTCTACGCTCTGGAACTGTCTTAACCTTAAACTTTCCAAGTTTTCCAACTGCAACTGATTCTGCGTGATTTGCTGTTAATGTCTCTGTAATTACATCAGCAAAAGCATCAAGAATAACTGCGATGTCCTTCTGTGAAGCTCCCTCAACTTTATTTACTACTGCCTTTAATACCTCGTTCTTTGTCATTTTAATTTTCTCCTTTTTTCTCAACTATTTATTTTTTTAATACAAAAAGAGGGTAGTGTTTCATTTGAGTACACTCCCTCCGATACATACAATTGTGACAGCAACATCACAATTTCTATATAATCGGACTAATTAAAAGTAGAAAATTAGCCCAATTTTCATAGTTACTTATGCATAATATAAAAACCAAGTCACTCGTACTTGGTCTACTTTGTCATGAAATTAGTAATAATTCTTGTCTTGGAATCAATAATGTCACCATTTGAATCCAATGCAAGATACATAAACCCGTTCTGATTTGGAATTATAAGTTTACCGTTGTTATAATCCAACTTATCCAAATCACACACACAACCTTGCTCATACATTTTTATTCCACCTTGAGTAAAACTTCCTACTTTATGGGTATGAGCCATTACGATTCCAGTAAATGTGCGATCTACACGCAAGAAATAATTGACTGCCTTTTCTGTTGTTTTTAACATACCAGATGAATAATTTAATGGGTGACAGAAAATTACATTACCCTCTTTTATCCACCATTTTTTATCATAAACGATTTCAATATTTGAATCTTCAAACACTTCACGAATAGAAGAGTATTGTGTCTGGGTTTTATTTCTTTCATCATTAACTTTGAATCCATCGTCTACAATCATTTCTAGCGGATCTGTTGGAATGATGCCAAGTAATTCATTTGATAATCTATCAGAACAGTATCTTTGCATACGGTATTCATGATTTCCCATCACAAACATTACCTTTTTAGGTGTAGTCAGATTGATTAAATCAATAATATACTGTCTTCCTAAAACAAGTTCTTCATCAAGATTTATTTTGAATTTTTTAGGAAATGCAGAACATGAAAAACAATCCAATAAATCACCATTGACTATTAAAGTGTCTACAATTCCCTTATAACCTGAAAAAATATCAATAGGTAAATTAAACGGAATATGAACATCTGACACACATAAAATTCTTTCAGATGCACCCTCACAGTTGTGAATATAATTATCATACTCTTCATATCCAACAGCCTGTTTTCTAAGCTGATCTGGTGTAATGTTCAATCCAAGCATATCTCGAATTTCAATCCAATCCATATCTGTTTCCTTGCGCTTTTTCGCAAGACAACATCTCAATTTCCATTCAAAATCTGTTTCATTTTCTAATCTATATAAGTCGATTATAATGTCCACCTACTCTCTATTACTCTTCATCAGACGGAACATCCAGCTCCTCATCTGTTTTTAATGCAACAGTAAAATCAATTACCTGATTCTTAAATGAAGTAAGCAGATCAGCTACCTTTACCTCCTGCTCCATATCATTCTCATCTGTGTATGTAATAGTAGTACAATCCTCTGAGAGTGTACCTGCCTTTACTGTTAATTTGTCTGTAGTTGTTCTTGTGAACTTTAATTTACTAGCTGCCATTTTCCTTTTCCTCCATAAAATTAAAAATTCCCACCAGAACGCTTTCTGCCAGGATTAAAATACATTTGTTTCGTTTTATTCTGTTTTACTTTGATATATTCACGAATATTTCTAATATAATTTTCATCATAACTCAAACGAATATGTGATTCTAAATAATAACATCCACAACGAGTTGGAATTTTATTTGATAACACATTGTCTATAAGTCTATATGACGGATTAAGATTCGAGAGATGAGTATGCTTTTCTGTATCTTCTTGTCTACAGATACGATAGCCATTTTCAGTCTTGTCAATATAAAAACCTTTATATTCAATTCGATTTTTCATAGGCAAAACCTACTTAACATACTTATCTTCGATGTAACGCTTTCCACCACAAGTCTTGTAATATCCAATATGTTCGCCTCTGCGATCTACATATCCTCGTCTTGTGTTTCTAATTATACCTTCGAATAATAATTTTTCAATTTCATTTTTTGAAATGTACTTAATAATTTTCACTTCTTTCTTGATTTATTTCCTACAAAGTAGGATAGTAGTTGGAAATGTAGGATTTGAACCCACGACCTCCTGAACCCAAATCAGGCGTTCTAACCAAACTGAACTAATTCCCAAAATAAAAAATCCCATACCGAAGTATGAGATCCTTACTTAATATGAGCTGAGATATTTGACTCAATACACTAACACTTACTGTGGTTGGACACAGTTTATCACACAAGCGATTAGCTTGTAGTTAGCAACAACACCGATTTTGACATAATCGGCAAACTCTTACCACAAAGTATTATAGATTTTCTTTCTGCACATTCTTCCTTGCGAGATTCATAGGTTGCAGCCTATTAGAGTTGCACGTACTTGTACTTTCTCATATAACACCTTGCGAGTGCTATATGTCACCATATTACAGGTGAATAAGTTGTTTTTCTCTTTGCGGTCGCACACACTTTTGCTGTTTTGTAATTTTCTTTTAAATATTATTTACCTAAAATAATTTGATTTCTTTCAAAAGTATGTACTTATTATGGACGATGAGGTGTACATTTGATCATCCGTACCTTTTGAGTACAGCCCAATCATCACCATCCTGCTCGGATTGCGATCTCCTTGCTTTTTGATTCCATCCCTGTTTTTCAACTTAAGAGATATTACCAAAATCCTATCAGCGGTTATACTTGCGATATTCCCACCAATAGTACACAAATCATACCCACATTTCTGCGTTACTACAGTGCCTATTTCAAGACACCCACCAATCAACCATATTCGCCAACAGTTGTCCTTGAATAGAAGGTTGGGCGTAGATTTTATGTGTTTTCCGTTAAACTGTATTTCACAGTCGCAGCCTTATAATACGATAAGAACCACTTTATACATGTCGCCATGCTTATTTTTGAGATTTAACATCTCCTGATCCGAAACCAACCAGTCCTACAAAAGTAGAAAAGCTCTCCCAGTAAGACTCGAACTTACGACTTTCGCATTAACAGTGCGATGCTCTACCAACTGAGCTATAAGAGATTAAAAGAATAATCGGCAACCATACTACAAGAATTGTATCACAGTCACCGACACATATAAGAAGAGGAGTACAATATGAATATGTACCAATCTTAGAAATGATTTTTAGAATTGTTCTGTTTGAAAACGCCTTCGAATCGTTCCCCATAGGTTTGATTCCTATATATCTTCCACAGAAATGCATGGTACAGTCTCGCTTGATGTACTTAACTGGTTTTATCACACATGCACAAGTTTTTCATATGGCATCACATCAACTAACTTATAGCCATATGTTAGACGAACTTTATACTATTATATTCTCTGTTTTATCAGCCAAGAAAAGCTGATTTCATTGTTTTAATCAAAATATCCATTTAACTTTCTGTTGTAATAACGAGTTATTTTTGGTTTTGTCCAAATTTTTGCCTCACATTGGATATTATCATATGTATGGATTTCTTTTTCTGGAATATATTTACATTCCAAACTTAATCCATCTAAAATTTTTACCACTGTATTATCAGTGGGAGTAGTAGAAGATAGGTAGGCGAATATACATTTCTCTGCCCTTTTGAATACTTTACGGACTGTCGCTACATTTATATCTTCCTTCTCTGCGATTTCTTTAATAATCTTTTCCTGTGTAATTGTCAAAAATAATCATTCCTCCCAACTGCACGAATTCGTTTATAGAATCATATCTTACTTTGTAAATTAGGCTTATGCCTATATGATATGTTGTTCTCCATATATAAACATTTGGAGTATAATTTTCGACCATTAGTAATGGGTTACAAAATTTTAAACATAATAAAATAACCCAATATTTATGGTCGAATTTTTAACAAAAGCCTAGCTACTACATTTTTTATTTTCTCTATATCTTCTTGTTTGTAATCTTCTTAATTCTCTATTATGTTCAATGTTACATTTAGGACATCTACAAGTCTTTACATTGTTTTTATCAACTTCAAACCACTCACCGCAATCAATACATTGAATGACTTTTGGTTCTTTATATTTAATATTATTCTTCAAATTCTCTACTACATATTCTCCATAACAGAACCAAAATAATTGTTTTGCACGTTTTTTATTCTTATATAAATACTGTACAAGCATATCAGCAATCATTTCTTCCGAATATCCAAGTTCAGCAAACTGGTTTCTAATAGAACAAGCTACATAATGAAGATTATCAATGTATTCATCCTTCATATTAACCATATAACGATACTTCTTGTTTAACTCATCATATAAATTAGAAACTTCTTTAGAGCATACAATATCGGGGTTTTTCATCATATCCTTATATTTTAATTCTCCAAGTTTCATACCTCTTGTATTAATTGATTTATTAGGAATACGAGAGTAGAGTTTATTTACAAAACTATCATTTCTATCATCAACTTGTGATTTTTCCTTGTCTTTGGCGTATTCAAAAAATGCAGGAAGTTTCTGATTGGTAAACTCTTTGATTTCTTCACCAATTGTTTCTGGAAACTCAGGCTTGTATAATGTTTTAGCGTAATCAATAACAAAATTATTCTGACAGCATAAACGCTTGACACAATTAGTTGCATGTTCTTTTTCCTCATCTGTTCCATTGATAAATACGTCATTATTCCAGATTTTTGAAATATTGTTGCTATAAATACCGATGTTTCCACCTGTAAATGCTGCATTTAATCCTTCATAAATACTCTGATTATTCAAAATTCTTGGTTCAGCTTTACGCATATTATAATAGAGTGGTACAACACCATTCATATTACGTTCTGCGATTCTTACAAAATCAGGATCAGCAACTACCAGTGATTTATCTCCATCAACATCAAACTGAAGAATTTTACTAATCAGGTCATATGTACTTGTATATACCGCATTTGTTGTAAACCATTCTCTGATTTTATCAACTCGTTCCTCATATACTTTATTCGCCACATTGAAACGAATAGCATGTTCTTTGTAGAGGTGAGGACTTCTTAGACAGTCAAGTTTATCATATTGTTTAAATAACCAACAAAATACCTCTTTGTCTGCCAATAATCCTTTAGGTGTATCAATGTGTCCAAACCAATACTCACAAGCTGCATAATAATCTGGAAGTAAGAAAGTATATTTTCCATTTACTTCAAGTTTTCCACTTCTATATTTTTTTAAAAGGCTATTCTTTACTTCACGGATCACGTCTTTTGCATATGTATCATTGAGTAGAGCAGGATAAATCTTTACCGCTTTTTGAAAAGCTGTCATATTTGTATTATAAGGTGTAATTCCAAGAATATCTTTCATGGTATCAATAGAGTTACAAATATTTGTGATTCGTTCTACAGACTTCTTTGTAAGCAAATCAATCTCTTCGTCTGTCACATTTGTGAGAGTTTGTAACATTTGATAATTGATTTTTGCATTTTTAATTCTATCTTCCTCAGTGTTACATCTGCCAGCTTGACAATGATATTGCTTAAAATATGTCTTATACTCATCCCATGAATCGTAAAACTTATACATCTTAAATTGACTTTTTGTAAAAATTATTCTAATATCTTCAGCAATTACATCATGGTCTTGTCCATAAATATCTGTGATAATAGGAGAGTAATTATTTACTTCAATAAACTTTTTAAAATCAAATACTCCCAATAAACCTTTCACCCACGGGGCACGAAACATTGTGTTCTTCGTCATTCCGCTTGGTAATATCATGCCAGCTCCATCAGTATGAGTAATCGGAACAGTACCAGTTTTTCTCTCAATCGAATAATCAGTTTCATCAATAAAATCAAATTCTCCTGGCACATTCGTCTCAAAATCATCCACAACAATGCATCTGTCTATATCAAAATCCTTCCACTGGTCAGTAGCTGAATTCGCCAATGCCATATATGCAAGATGTTTATTTACATTGTTTCCACCTTTTGAATTTATTTTGTCAATAGTAAGACCACACATGACTGTTTTTTCAACTTCATTCCATACTGATTCTTTAATAAAAACAGCTTTTTTCTTACGAATTTGACCAGCAGAAGATGTAAAGTATCTGTATTTTTCGCCATTATACATAAATCCATAAAAAGATAAATCTTTAAATACATCAAAATAATAAACTTGAACTACAATAAGAGCATCTGTTAATTCGTCTTTTTTAATGCCGATAATACGTGTAAGGGAAGATTCAAATACTGAAATGATATTGTTATCATTTAGTTCGTCTTTTCTTAACTCTCTTAATTCGATTTTTTTATTATATTGAATATTATGCGATTTGCAATACTCGATTTTATTCGATAGATTCTCTTTTTGAATTGTCTTATTTGATAAAAGATTCAGAAGTTTTTCTTTTGATAAATTTGCTTTCTCTCTTTTGTGTTTTATAATCAAACACCACTTCATATATTCTTTTACAGAATCATTTTCTTGTTCATAATAGTCTTCAACGGTACAACGTCTCCAATCAGAAAAATCATCTTTGTTGTAACCTTGCGTCACGAGTTCTTCTTCTAATTTTGGAAGCATATTATTTACATAATTTCTTTCACGTCTGTATTTACAGTTCATTTCATGTAAGTATTTTTCATGGTTGCTATAAAAATGACCTGTATCTACAGAATACATATTAATCTGTGTATCTAACATTTAATTTCCTCCATATGTAAATCTTTTAAAATATTCCATCTTTTTAGTGGTGTATCTATTAAACAAGGATCAATAATCTTGCCTGTTTTCATGTTATAAATTGCTTCACAATTTTCTTTTGATACATATGGAAACCAATTTATTTGTGGTAACTTTAATAGATGTTTTGTATCATACTTGTCGCTGTTATTATATAGTGGCTTATATTTTGAAATTAATGTTATTTCATATATTGACAAAAGATACTCGTCAGGAACATTTGCAATATAAATAACCAAATTTGATATACTTTCTCCTCTACATATAAAATACATGTTTTTATCAAAATAATTATTTATAACGCTATGAACTTCAATTCTATTATCAATATTAGTTGACTTCCCAATATACACTAATTCGTCTTTATCTATAATCTTATATAGATAAAAATTGGTTTCTTTTTCAACTGTACCAGCCATAAATCCTCCTTTTATCTTTTATTTATTATGTTTCACTTATATATTCTCCAAATGAAATTTCTATTTACTCACTTTCAGATTTTCCTTCGTTGAAAGCTACAATTCCAAATGTATCAACAGAAATTACCAATCCTATTGTTCTAATACATAAATTGTCAACCATGATTGCGAAAACAAAAATGAAAGTAATTGATATAAATGTTAGAAATTTATATATTAACTTTTTACGAAATCTCTTTTTATCAATATAATACTGTTTATCCTTAAATTTCACATACCAGAAATCTTGTGTGTTGCAAAATTAAGGTAATTTATCTTTTAGTTTATTTACAATTTTATTCATCGTAGTCCTCCATTTCTTTGTATTTAAATCCAAGCCAATTAATTACTCTGTCTGTCCCCAAACATCCAATACAGTCCTCATGCATATATTCTCCGTTTTCATTATCAAGATAGCGTTCACCTTGATAAATACCTTCGCCACAATAACAGCATAGATACTTTGGATGAGGTGGAGAGTAATAAGGACACCGATAATCATGTAGACCGTCATTTCTTCCACATATACTACACATATAGTTATTTAATTCTCCTTTAATACAGTTGTTTAAATTTTCAAGTTACAACTTTTAGATGGGTATTTGTTCACCGAATGGCGTAGAATTTTCTGTACAATGGTGTACATTAGAAATTCTGGCTAGAAAGGGTATCTCAGTTAGATTTACTAGCTTGATATTTTCTCATACGTTCAGCCGCCTGTTTTTTCTGTTCATCTGTAAGTTCACGTTTCTTTGCTCTAAAACTGATTAATGTTTTATCCTTTAATAAATATTTCTTACCTCTACCAGTATCTTAAATGAGAGAGTACATATCAGGACTTTCCTTGCACAATCTATCCAATTTAGTAATATATGTAGAATCTGAAGCATAAATTGTTGCGAATTTCTCATCACGCATTGCATTAATACAAATTTCCTGTTCTTCAATTGAAACTGTCATATTTTTATCTGCCATTGTTCATCTTCCTTTCTCTATAACTTCTGATATTGTTTTCCATTTGTTTATGACGTGAAAGATCGTCTTTCCAATCCGAAATAATTCTATCAGCAATATTACGACTGCCTTCATAATCGGTGCAAAAATCTGACATATAAATATTGCCTCCATATGTATTCTGGTATTTATGGTTCTTTGATGTAATTGTTACGGTTCTGTTCATTAATTAGTTCTCCTTTACTGTTTAAAAATTTATTCATTGCAATCAACTCCTTTGAGTGCTGCGTTAATTTGTTACATATGTTTATTCTCTGTTTTATTTACGACTTATTGCCGTTTTTGATTTCTCCAAATGAGTCTACATTGTAGATTTCCAACATCTTAGCAATAGCCCATTCAATTTCTTGCTCATATCCTTCTTTATTAAGTACATATATATTTGGTACATTTTGTGGTGGTTTCTTTGGATTAGGTTGAACACTACCAACTTCTTTTTTAATTAGAAGTGGTTCTTTGTCGCCAATAGAAGATGTGAGATATTGAATACATTGATTAATGGTATCTTTTGACATAGAAAGTTCTTTTGACATAGATTCTATACTTCGCCAAAAAGCTTCTGGTTTAATTTCAGGGTTATACATAGTTTCTTCATTATCTTTATTTTTGGGACGAATGAAAATATACGAATTAATATAAAGAAAAGCCATTAATATATTCTCTTTATTAATACTAGATTCGTTCATCATAATAAAATCAAGCTGAGAAGATGTGATTTTTGAGAACTTGTCAACAGCATCAAAATTTTCAGGAATGATCTTAATTTCAATGCCAGTATCATATCCAAGCGTGTCAAGATCCTGTTGAACTTCAATCATTTTGTTGTTGATCATATATTCCAGTACATCAAGAATTTCTTGAACAGCTTTCGGTCTGCGTTTGTGTGTCTTGTATCCGTAGAAATTTAGAACTTTTCTAAGAGTAATCCAACTATAGTCTTCGTAAGACCTATATTTATCAATAAGGATATAAGTAATATAGAATTTACGACTAACTCCATATTTAGTTTTAATGTTTCCTTGAATATAGTTATTTGGAAAACGAGTAAAGTATTCTGTTTTCTGTTGCAATAAAAATTCCTCCTTTATATGTGATATTTATTTATTCTCCATTTGAAATTAAGTGGAAGAGAACCTTGCGAGCGTTCAGTAAAGTAGGTCTGAACCCCCACATGTCTGTTTTATTTTAGAAATTGGTAGGGGATGAAACCCACTTTGCCGAACTGAAAGAAGATATATAACATTATTAATAAGACAGACTATTACGCTTGTATTTCGCTTACGCTTCATACAAGCTCTATAATTTTTTGGTTGATTGTTATTGATTGGTTTAGGTATGTGGTGTTTTGGATTAATATTTTCATTTGGGTACATGTATGATGTACCTATACGACTATTCTCTGTTACAGATATTTTTCTTGCCATTCATATCCACATGTATAACAGTGATATTCATAATAATAATGTAATGAGAAAAATGTTTCTTTTGATACAAAATTCAAATCTAACCCTTTTGTTTTACCTTTTTTTGGTAACTCGTTTATAATATTTTTCTCCACATATAAGACAAGTTTTTACGAATGGTATTTTTAGTGATTCAAAAATTTTACCTTTGCTCATTTGTTTTATTCCTTTCTGTTTGTTCCAAATCAACATACTTCTCTTTGTAAATATCCTCTACAAAGAATACTGGCAATTTGTCGTGGTACTTTCCATATAATTCCTCATCAGAAATACGAGAGTAGCATTTGTATTTACCTATTGGCGAATTAACTTCTCTGATATAATCTTTTACAATAGATTTATTTTCCTTGAATCGCTCATTTATTTTTCCACAAATAGTACAGTAGGTATATAAACCTGTATTAAGATGAGTTTTTCCTGCGAATGTGGATTTGTTTTGAATCAGGCATTCTTCATAATGATGTTTGTGCTTTGATTTGCGGTTACTCTTTGAGATATTACTTTCTGTTGACTTGAGATATTTTGGTATTTCATTTTCTTGTATCATATTTGATTCCTCCTTTGATGTATTATTCTCTCTTTATAAAAATGTGATTATTGCACTATTGTTCTTTTGGTAGTAAAATAAATATATCTAATTTTAAAGGAGGAATTGTATATGAAGAAATTGAAGATATTAAAGAGGATATTTAGTTTTGTGTTATGCATTGTAATGGTTATTACCGTTATTCAATTAGTACCACAAAATATTTATGCTGCCAATAAGGTTAAATTGAACTATACAAAGCTTACTTTGTATGTTGGCGAAGTAAAGAATTTGAAAATACATGAAGGAAAAACGGAAATATATTCTGCTAGATGGTCTTCTTCTAATAAAAATGTTGTGAAAGTTACTAATTATGGACATATAGAAGCATTAAAACATGGTTCTGTTAAAATAATCGCCAAATATAATAATAAAAATTATGTTTGTAAGGTTACTGTCAAGGATGCTTTAAAAGATCATGTAAGTTATGAGTTGATTGATATTCCTGAAAATGCATATTCGGGACAGTATAATAAAATGATCAAAATTGTAAACAATAATGATGTTACTGTTAATGTTAATATTTCTATTAAACAATACGATAAGGATGGATTTTATATTAGACAAAACACAAATGATTATATAGTAAATAAAAATACTTATATTATTGCATTAATGGAATATAATAATGGACGTGTAATAGATTTTAATAATCCAATACAATATGACGAACAGTTAAAGATATCTTTGAGAAGTGTAAATAGAGCAGATTCTATTGATATAAAATATAATATTTCTGATCAGTATATTGATAATGGTTGGATATATAGAGATATTGTTTTTACTTCACCTATTACTAAATCTGCAAAATATTCTGCGTTATGTTATAATAGTAGTGGAGAATTAACGAGAATAGTTACTGGTTATGTATATGTCCCTGCTAATGAAAAAGTAAAAAAGAAAGATGGATATAATTTGAATTTTAAAGATAAATATGATATCCAAAAAATAAATATATATTTCTATTGATCAAGTATTGGTTTATTGGACTATGGCTTTGGCTGTAGTCCTTTTTTATTGCTGTTTTATATATGGATATCTCTATTTAAAAGATGATTTGTGCGAAGGTTTTAATATACCCCCAATATGTTGAGATTCTTGAGTGTGACTTTTGATGGAAAAATCGTTATCGGTGAAAACGCTTATATATAAGGAAGAAAATAGGATTGTGGGTGTGATTTTAGTATGATGGGATTTTAAAATTTAGGGGTTGAAGTGAGTGAAATGGTTGAAAAATAAGGTTTTTGACGATATGGGGTACGATAAGTGGTTTGAGATGGGGAAATTGAGATTTTGCTTGATTTTGTTGGGATTTTGAGGATTGGGAGATGGTTAGATTTTTGAGTTGGTGTATGGATGAATCAGCTATAAAGTTTACTGCATTTCCAGCCCATCTAATTAGTTTTAACTACCCCGGGTTAGACAAAAACAGTGGATAATAGATATATATTGACCATTCTTTTTCTGATCATTTGATCAAGTTTGATGTAGTTTTTAAAACTATATGAGATAGTATTGATATTATTATTTTGTATAGTTTAAAACTATGACATATCGTTTAACATAGCTTTTATTTATACAAAACAATTTCTAATAAAATCATAAAAACATGTTGACAATCATACAAACATATGATAAAGTATAGACAAGTCAAGAACGAACCACAAAAAACAACAAATTAGAAAAAGTTCTTGACAATCACAAGTTCTTGTGATAAGATAATCTCAACAAAACAAAGAAAACAACAAAGTGCTAAGGCTCTGCAAACTCACATAGTTGCAATCAAAAGTTTTTGTTGACAATCACATAAACATGTGATACAATTCAAGCACAAATAAGAAAGAAGGTTGATAAACTGATACATATTTAACAATTCAACATGAATTAAAGCAAGCACCCACTAGCAGAACGGCAATTCTAACTAGCAGGTTGCAAGCTAGGAAAGTTCCCAAAACAATTCTAGCATATCCGCTTTAATTCCACAACAAAAATATAAACAGTTCTATTCATGTATAGGTACTGTTTGCCATTCCTAGAGTGACAAGCAAAAGACTAAAAGTGTGTAGGGTTGCTAGAGGTTTTAATATCCAATGTTTCCTCTATACAAAGCACTGCCAAAAGCAGGAACATATAGCAGACAATAGACACAAAGTCTCGAAAAAATAGTGTAGCTGTCCCGGTTTATTACCTTGGACAACAAATTATAGCATTTATTTTTAGCTATAAATACGTGAGAGAACACTCACAAGTGTATACGGTCAAAAAGCCTAGTTATTTTCTAGGAGTGACGTTAAAGCTGATTAGAAACGGCACGAACTTAAAAAACCGCGCTACAACAAAAAGCGTGATTGACTTAGGTTCATAATCATACTTACTAAGTCAATAAATACATAAGAGACAGACACAAGTATAAAGTGGCAGGTAGCAGGGTAACACCTGCTATTCTTGGTGTTGGGTAATTCCAATCCACATGACCGTTGTACCTCTGTGTTCTGTATATCAGAGTTATACATAGTTAGAGGAGCAGATCAGCACTACCAGTCTGCTCTTTTATAGTGTGCATAACACTATGACAATAAATACAATAAAATCATATAGCACCTATGCGTTAAATAGGAGAATAGGAGATACTATGAAAAACTTACAGATCAATTTCTATGCAAAGAACATCACAGAAGAGTCTAAGTCTGAACTTATGACAGCAGTACAGCACGAGTCTTGTAACATGAATATTCAGTTGCTTGATGATTCCATCGCTAAACTTGAGAAGAAGATTGCTAACGAGAACGGCAATTATTCACCCGAAGAAGTACAAGCTTTCCAGGTACAATTAGACTCTGCAAATGAATCACGGGCTAAGTTTGTAGAGACACAGACGGACACATTAGAAGTATACAATAAAGTTATTTCTGCTATGTCACAGAAAAATGCTGATCACTTTGGCAACTCTGCTGATGTTGTAAGAACTGTACTTCGTGTACTTGGCTCATGGGATAACTCTAAGCTTGTAAAGTATGCAATTATTCCTGCTTTTGAATCACCTGAACTTTATGAAGCTTTACAGACAATTCATATTAACTCCAAAGCAGGTGATGACGGAAACCTTGTAATGTCTAAAGAGGTAAAAGAAGCCTATAAAAAGGCAAGCGCAGAACTCGAAACAATCATCAAGAAAACTTTTTCTCTGCCTTTTGAAACTCCGTACACAAGCAAAACAAGGGTTAAACTCACCGCAGAGGACAAGAAGCTTTTGAACGATTGCTATATCAAGGGCTTCAGCAACAAGTTTGATGTAGACGATGAGAAAGGAACTGTCTCATTCAAAAAGCGTCAGATTAACACACTTGTCAAAGCGAAAAAGAATCGCAAGACAGGTGAAGTGACTTATGACTATTCAGGACTTGCAAGCACTATCAGCAATATTGTAATTAAGCATTACTTCGCATAAAAGCAACGTAAAATGTATAGTACGAAAGGCAGAATTTCGGTTCTGCCTTTTAATAGTGTGCATTTTAATAAAAGGAGAGTGAACGCAAATGAAAATGCAAATTAGACGAACACTTGGAAATGAACTTTACCATGGAAAACAATTTCCGATCAATACAATCGTTTTGCGTAGCGAAAACGGAGTAGAGATTTTCTGCTCTGATTTTAGAATGAGAAAAGGCGAAATTACTGTGCTTATTCATATTCCAGGTAGAAAGAAATTTCTCAAAACTGAAATGCGTAATGAATATACAAAGGCGATGTATGACTATACGCAGCAATTCAAAGATGATTCAAAACGCTTGAATTATAAACAAATGATGTCACATGATCGTAAACGGAAATGCGGATCTGGTGGAGTGCGTTTAGGAAAATTCTGTGGTCAAATAACGGATTATGAGTGTACAAAAAATCCATTACATGATTTTAGAAGAGTTTATTGCTAATCACAAGATTTTGTGATAGAATGGAGGTGTATAAAAATGGAGGTGAAATAAATTGATAGTTTATTATAAATTAGCGAATATTTTAAAAGAACGTAATATGCAATGGAAAGACTTATGCAAAGCAGGTATTTCTGTAAACACACCAACAAAATTTTCGCAAAATAAAACTATGAATACGGAAATGATAGATAAAGTTTGTGCATTTCTAAAGGTTCAACCCGGGGATATAATGGAATGGGTAAATGAATCAGATCAAAAGGAAAGAGAAATCCAAGCGAAAATTGATGCTCTACAAAAGCAATTAGCGGAAGTAAAAGCGAATAAGAAATAGCTGAACTTTAAGAGAAACTAAAACAAATGTAAGGGAGGAAACAACTATGTCAACAATAGAAGAAATGCGTAGTTATATGCTCAATGCAGGAATTTACACCAAGGCAGATATAGATAAAATCTGCGACTTAGAACAGCAGTATAGAGATGAATGCCAGGAAATAGCTTCACAGTGTAAGGCTGAAGGTTATCCAGCAAACGGAAGCAACTATGAACTCCGTTGTGCAGAGGTTCGTAAATATTATGATCATGAATTTCAGTTGATAGACGCAAATTATGATTTTGATGAAGAATAATTTGCAAAACACAGCACCAATCAAGCACCCAATTTCCGGGTGCTATTTTTATACCCAAAAACAATTAGAAAAGGAGAACAAATATGAAAAAGAAATTATTATCACTTATTCTTGCAACAGCAACAATCCTTACATCCTATACAGTAGGCACAATGCAGCCAACGCAAACAGTCAATGCCTCAACTCCAAAACAGATCAATGTCACAAATGCAATCCCAATTTGTGACATTGCTGGTTATTTCTATGACAAATATGGATATCTCTGCTTTGAGCTTAGCGATACAACAAAGCAGTTCAATAAGGCAGATGGATATTCATATTCAAAAATCTGTGAGAAACTTCCGCATCTTAAAGATTTAGATGAAAACAAAACATATCCTTTGACAGCGAAAGTAACAAAGGTAAACAAAAAGAAAAACGTTGTCACTGTACAGGATTATAGCGGAAACAAATGGAAATTTCGTGGCTGTGAAGACTATGAAAATGGAGACGTAGTATCTATGCTCATAGATAGTAACGGAACAGAAAAGGTAACTGATGATATTATTTTACAGGTCAGATACAGCGGTGCAGAGTGGTAAATAATAAGAAAGGAAGTAAAAACAATGTCAGAGAAAGCAAAACAAATTCACGTAACCTATTGTGATTATGAAGTAACAAAGGCAAGCAAACCATCACGGATCTATTCAGTCCGAACAGAAACACGGAAACCACACGGAATCAAAACCCACAACATGAGTAGAGCGATGTTAGCACAGACGTTAGCATCGCTTTTTAGTACAGATACAAGGAGGAAATACAAATGATAATTATCATTAAGGATGGTTATGATGTTATTGATAATCGTCCAGAAGCAGAAATCGCACAGTCAGAACGTGATTATTACGAAGATCGATATAACCGTGATTTAAAACGCAAACTCGAAGCAAACAAACATCCATTTGCAAAAAAATTATTAGCTGCATGTGGATTATTATAGAATGGAGAGTGAAAATCATGGCAAGAACATTACGAGATAATCAAGCATCATGGGACGCATTATTCTATGCGATTATTACAGGATGCACAGCGAAAGATGCATTATTAGCTATGGGAATTTGCCCAGATAGCGAAAATAATTTAGCAAGGAGAACAGAAAGAGAGGCGAAAGCAAATGCGTAAAGTGTTACGGAAACAGAAGATTATTGGATTGATCACTATTGGAGTTGCGATAGTTTCTCTTTTTCTTGTAAGAGAAATTACGATTGCATTATTTTTGATTGGAATTGGGTTGATTCCATTACTTAGTCAGGAGGCGATCATTAGATGAAAGGATATGAAGTACCGGATGGATACATGGGTTGGATCAATGGAAAATACCAGCTTTTTGAAAGCGAAAGCGAATATTACGAAACACTTTTAGAAAGAGAAGAGATCTAAATGGAAAGAGAAATTAAAAGCAAATTATTCAATGCATTGTGCAAACGATGTGGAGAACGTAGAACTTGTCATGGGATCTGCGTTGACATGAACAATGCAATGGTAAAGGCAAATGAAATTAAAGCGACTGCAAAATAATTGTGGTCGCTATTTTAATGAAAAAAATTATTTTAAGAAGCGAATAATATATTAGAAAGCGAGTGATGAAAATGAAACATCGGTAAAAGCGAAATGAAGCTATGCTATCAGGCTATACGGGCAAACACATTATAATAAGGAAAGGACAGATGAATTATGGCATATAGAAAGACAAAACAACTAAGAGAATTTGAACCGATTCTGTTACAGAATGGATACAGATTTACACGGTGCAAGGGAAGTCATTTCATTTATATGAATCGAACTTCTCATAAAATCATAGCAGTCAATAAAGACTTGAACAGAATGGTTCGTGAACGATTAATAAAAGAGAATAAGTTACAGGAGGTATAAAACTGTGCAGACAAGAGAAATTAAAGTAGGAACAAAATTCAAGCATATGAAAGAAGAATGGATCTGTACATCGAACGATGGATTCATATTTGAAGCAGATTGTTTGAATAAAAATTGTCCAATGAAAGATTTAATGCTTATTGGATCAAGCGAAGAAGTAGAAGTGATTGAATAGGAGGTGTAAGAACATGAAATGGACAGAGTTATTACGGAAAGATAATTATGCTTTACTGCAAAGCGAAAGTGATACACAGTATGCGGTTGCAAGTGGCTATGATCCAACGCAGCCTGAAGATCAGCAGTGGTCAAGTGGAACATATTTTACTTATTGGAATGACGCAAAGCGAAAAGCTGATTGCTTGCAAAATGCTTTAGATTGTTTTAGAAGTAGAACAGAAGAGAACTATGTAACCAAAGGTCAGAAATACCTTGAAATCTACAGAGAAGATTATAGCGAAGGCACATTCAATGAAATTATTACATCGCTTGGAATTGATAATGACAGAGTTGGAAATGCGATTGGTTGTTATTGCATTGTAGATGAAGAAAGTTTAAAAAGGTAAAAGAATGCGAAGAGGTATAGTTCATGCGATTAAGTGATTTATTATCATATATAAGCGAAAATGAAAACGTTTATGTATGGTTGGATGGAAAAATTGTAGCTGAATATAATGGGAGAGATAGTATTTCTCTTAAATATAATGATTTTGAGGTTGAAAAAGGAAGTCTTAGAAAGTGTGAAAATGGAATCGAAGTTACATTGACAGGAAATTTAATTGTTCCTAAAAGATAATGAGCAGGAAGATGTGGATTTTATTATCTCGATGAATGTAATAGCAGAGTAAACAGATATTTCATAAGAAGGAGGATAGAATCATGAAATACAGATTGGGTTGTTATAACACAGACGGAAGTTTAGAGCATCTTCGCACTGTAGATAATAAAGAGAGTGCAAAACTTGCATACAAACATCTGAAAGAGGAATATGGGTGTACAATCTGGGTTCAGAAGATTGAGTTTGTTGACCCAAAAGAGGAGTTTAAAGAAGCATAATAAATGCGTGTTTCATATGGAAAGGAGGAAACAATATTATGCCAGAAACAAAACAAGATATGTCAAAAACATGTGGATTCTCATATCAGGATAATTGGACAAAGGCAAATGTAACACACGAAATATCTCAGGAAGAGTGGAAAAAGTGGTATGCTACTCATTGTGGTAAGTGTCAGTACATGTGCGAAATTTGCATGTATGGAGAAGAATAGTTAACACAGCAAACGAGATTTACTCTGTGATTATGAAAGTTGGCACTAAATTCGCATTTAATAAGGAAAATGAAAGGAAATTTTAATATGAGTTGGGATTTTGATTTATGCGATCCAGTTACAAAGAAAGTTTTAGAAACAGAGGAAAAACATGAAATAAAAGGTGGAACATATTGTGTCGGTGGTACAACGGAAATGGCATTGAATATTACCTATAATTATTCTGATATTATAAACAGAAAGATGGAAGAACTTGGAATTCTCAAAGAAGATTCATATAGCTATGCATATTATCTTAATGGAAAAACTGGTGCAGAAACAATTGAACCGTTAAAGAAAATCATATCATCGTTAAAAGATGATGCAACTGAAGGAAATGCAAAAAGAGCCTTGTGTGGACTATTAGCGTTTGCACAGTTAAGACCAGATGGTATATGGAGCGTATGCTAACAACATTTTGAAACTAAGATTTACTTGGAAGGAGTGAAGAGAAATGTCTAAGTATATATGTGAAAAGACAAAGGATGAAATCATTGAGATTATTGCAGATGAGTTTGATAAAGTAAACAAAGATTACGATAATGCGATGCAGAATGATAACGAAAAACTCAAGGAACGGAATCAGGGTAGATACGTAGCAATGTTTGATTTGCTGCATAGGTTAGAGATTTATGAAAAGTAAATAGCAAACGCAAAGGCAGTTAGGAGAATAATCTACTAGCTGCCTATTTTATTACAAGAAAGTGAGGAACGATTATGCTAAAAGTAAACGATAAAGTAAAAGTGCATATGTACGACACATACAACAGAGAAATTAAAACACGGAATTATGGAGCTGTGTTTACTGTGAAAGAAGTAAACGGAAAGCTTGGTATTGACTGGAATACAGAGAAATCACCAACGACTTGTGATGGCGAAGTGTTCACACCATTTGAAACATTTTCATATTCAGTAATTTTTGAGAATGTAGAAAATGGAAAGAAGTACCATTGGAGCAATGCGGAAAACGGAATTGTAGAGGAGGTTTAATATGAGCAGATGGTTATATGATCCTGAAACGGATTCACGGAATGGAAAAGAGTTTACATATAACTCACCAATACATGAGAACGATACATTATTCAGTGGTTTCTCATATAGAGAAATTATGGATGTTGTAATTGCAAATTATGGTCACGACATTACAGAAGAACAGTTTGACAAGGCACTCAAAGAGTTTATGGATATGCGAATTGAGGATATGAAAGAGAACTTAATGATGTGTAAAACGAATATGTTAAAGGAAATTAGAAAGGCAGGTTGATTAGTATGAGAGAAATTAAAGTTCAGTTATATAGAGGCGAAGATGATAATTATGTTGAGCTTTGGAAAACAGTTGAAGAAATCGAAGGAAAGCACAGATATTATGGAAGATACACATTTGGAAATGAGGGAACTTGGTATTCAGTATGTGATCCACTTGGTTATTGTGAATTAAATGCACCGATGGCAGATGATGTAATGTTTATTTGCTGTGATGAAAATGGAAATGAAGTAATCAGATATTCAAATGCTGATGGAAATAAACTTCCGAAATTTGAAACAGTAATCAAAAGAGAATGGAATAAGGTAAAAGAAAAGCTTCAGCATAACACAGAAGATTTGACTAAAAACTTTTGGGCTGAGTGCTGGAACGGAGACACTACAATGAAAATAAATCAGTGGTTGTTATCTTATAAAGATCCAGACTTATATCCTGAAAAGGCAAAAGATTATGATGAAAACTGGACAAATTGTTGGGCAGAAAAAGAAATTGGATATGAACCTATTCCAGATACAGAATTTGAGTATTTAGGTCATAAATATCAGTTCACAAAGGTAAAACATAAACATGAATACTGTGGTGTTGAGTGGTACGAATTTGTATGTACCGATTCTCCTTATGTAATGCAGGATACACCTTGGGTAAAAGATAGGGCATGGATTCAGTCTTATATGTATCTTGGAAATTGGTTCAATGATAAGACTTATGGAACAATGTATGATCAAAGAACAGCAAGAGAAAGGGTAGTTGCAGCACTTATTAAAAAGTTCCCTATGAAAGAGAAATGGGACAAGTTACTTTATGTAAAGAAGAGAACTGGAAATGAATTTTATAATTGTGATTGCTGTTATGAAAAGTCATATTCCGATATGGCAGATGTACTTATTAACAGAAATTATCACAGAAAAGATGTTGACCATCTTTGTAAGTTCATTAACAAGGAAACAGAAGGAATTGTATTTGCAAGCAATAGAGGTAATAAGTACACAATCAGACAGATTTATCCAGATATTTATGACTATGATAATTGTTTGATATAAGAAATGAGGTGACTGATATGCAGGTCATAGATAAAGTTGTTACACCAGACGGAATAGAAATTGAGCTTAGAGATCTAAGTGGTGAACACAAACTACCAGATTATAACGGAATGGAAATTGTCTTCCGTACAATTGCAAAGAAAACATTTCCACCAAACAAAGGATGGTATGCACAGAAAGGAAAAGAATTTCATTCATGTATTTGTTACTATAAAAATTATACATCAGATATGTTGAAAGCAGATTATGAGGAGTTAAAAAATGGTACAAAAACTCTTGCAGATTTGAAATCATATTTCTGGAATGGTAAGAGAGACAGTTATGTACTTGGATTAGAAGGAAGTGAGAATTATGCAGAAAACATTAATGGAAATGCTGATTGAAGCAGGTTATCCGAAAGAAGAAATGTATCATCATTCGTATGGATCTGATTTATATGTATATGTAATACCACTCACAACAAAAGTAATTGAGGAATGGTGCAAAATACATAATTATAGAATGGCTTGGCATTGTCCTACATTCAAAGATCAGATAACAGGCAAAATGATGTATGATTGTGCATTTCAGTGGTATGAAAATTAACAGATAGGAGCGTGATTATATGGCGAAACATATTATTGATAAAGACAATACATTAAAAGCGTTGGGAAGCATTAACACATTATTATCTCAATCGTTACAGATAATTAAAAAGGTAAACGAAGATGAACAATGGGATTTTTGTACAGATGATGTTTTGGCAAGACGAGTCAATGCTGCTGAAAGATTAATAAAAGAAATATCTGACATTGTATTTCAGAATAATTAAGCACAGGAAATTGTAATTTACTTAGAAGAAAGGATGAACAAAATGAAAAATTTTATTGAAACATTGTTAAAAGTTTTGCCATTTTTCTTAGGATTAGCAATTAATAGAATTGCAAATAAAATGGGAGTAGATTTATTTGATTGGAAAGTGATTGTAGCAACAATTATTGTTTTTATTGTTTACTTAATGATATGCAAATGGATTGAGGGTAAATAATACAGAGAATAACAAGGCAAGAGGATAAATAAAATTCGTCTGCTTTTTAGTGTAACTAACAAAGAATTTTAAGAAAGGTTAAGGTAAATATTATGAGAGTAAATGAAGTAAGAAAAACAGAAACAATTGAGAAATTAGTAAAAATTGAATACATTGCAGAGGATGGAACTGTATTTGAAAGCAAAGAAGAGTGCAAAAAGTATGAGGAATCAGCGCTGTTTGCACTAAGTAGACAATTAAAGAGAATGGGTAACGAAAATTATATATCACATTGCGACATAAATGATGATTGTAGTTGTGATGAGAAAGTAGAAATTTTTGATATTCAAACAGAAAGGGATTTGGAAAACCTTAAAAGATATTTATACCTTGTTTTAAAGAAAAACGGAGCAAGTGATGATACGGTAAATGATTGCTTTACATCAAAAGATGGAACGAGAAACAAGCACGTATTTGATAGTGTTACAGCAGGTCACGAAGTAATGATTTTCTGGAATTATGATGAGGATTGGTTCTGGGTTTACAATGACGGAAGTATCAATGGATATTGTGAATTTTTCAGAGAGAAGATTACAAAGCTTATTACACCAAAGGAAGAGTAATAATATAGAGAATAAATTAAGGCAGACGCAAACAAATGTGTCTGTCTTATTTATTAGGAAGGAGAATGTGAAATGAGTGATTTAAGAGATAAAAATATTATTAGTGAGTATCTTGTATATGCTGATGAAAATTATAACAAATTAAGAGGTAATGCAAATTTTTACGAAGCATCAGAAAGTTTACGGATTCATTGTGATGATAAGTGGTTTCTTATTGTTGATAGTTGGGACTTTATAAGAGAACTTAATGAGTGGCTCAATGATAATTATGCAAAAGAATTGTGTGATGAGACAAGATATGAATTACCAGAAAATATTAGTGACAGAGAATATTTTACGACATGGCTTGATTATCTTACAGATGGAATGTGGGGATTTTCAGACGAATATTCAGTTTGCGAGCATTGTAATAAGGCATTCAGAACTTCACCTGATAGTTATTCATGGGTTGCAAACTACTGGGTTGGTGATGGATTTATCTTATGCGAGGACTGTGTAAAGGAAGATTATTCAGAAGAGTATCTTGAATCATTAGAAAACAATCCAAATACAGCAAATACAATTCTTTCAGATGATGAAATTGAAAAGGCGGGATATAAGAAAGTGGTAGCTGATTGTGAGTCTGGTTGGTATGGAAGGTGTGACGATCCAGAAAAGATGTTAGAGCAAGAGAAGCAAAACAATAAAAATGGAAGATATTTATTCAGCATTTCTGGAACAGGACAATTCCATACAGACTTTGATATGTGGGAAAAGATAGCATAGAAAGTGAGGTTGATTGATATGGTGGAAATCAAAATAGATAACACAGGCGATGGAACATGGTGGCTATACAATAGCAATCATGGTTGGAAAGATTATTGTGGTTGTGAAAACTTCGATGAACAGGTTGTTCTTACAGGTAATAGAGATTTTACAGGCTGTACTGAGGCAGAATGGTATCAGAATGCAAAAGAAATTTTGGATGATATTGATTGTTATGACGAATATCCAACGGATGTATCTGATGAAGTGAATGCAAAATTAAAAGAAATGTATGATAAATGCAGATGTACAGAAGATATTCTGGTTGATGTAATTAGACTTCTTTATCCAGAAGACACCTTTAAAACTGGAACAATCAGAGGGTATAGCCAAGGAGATTGGCAAGATTACATTGTTATGGGAGATGTAGATACAGATTTACTTGAAGCAATGTATTTTGGGAAGATCTCTGATATTACAGTAACAACGGACGAAGAAGAATTTGGAGATGTAATCACTCATGATGAATTATGGAGAGCAGAAAGAGAAGAGGGATTAAAAGAATTTTTCAGAAATCATTACGAACTTGATAAGGATGAAGAAATTCATATCTTACAGGCAGACGGATATAAGCAGGTAGTTGATTGGAAAGCAGTTGGATAAAACCAAAGGAAAGAACTGTTTATTTAGAAAGTGAGGCAAGTAAAATGGTTGATTATACAAGAATAAATGTGTCAAAAGATGGCAAATATTTATTCGCAACAGAACAAGGACAGCTTACATACGATTGGGAAGCAAAACGGGTTTACAAATTATTAAAAGAAAAATTTCCAGAAAACGAAGGCTACAAAGTTTCTGTAATAGAATGGAGAGCAAGAGGAATTGAACCAGATTGGGCGAAGGAGGTAAACGATAATGAAAACAATAATTGATAGAAGCGAATGTAACCCATTAAGTGACAATATTGAAGGCAAGTTAGTAGTAATTAAACCAGATTTTTTCAAACCAGAATTTAGGGATGCAAAATATCAAATTGTACTTGCAACTGGTGGTTTTGGATGTGACGCAGATAAATTTGGAACTGCTGTGTTTGTAACAGAATGTTGTGAAGATCCCGAAGAATATAGGCAAGAAAGATACAATCTTATTGGTGAACCTACAAAAGAAATGATTGAGAAATGGAAATCTTTATATGGTGAGTTTAATGAGAAAGTACAGAAAGCATTGGAGGTGCAGTAATTATGATGACAGAAGAGAGATTCAAAGAGACTAATTATAAAATGAGTTACGAGGAATACAAGAAATGCTGTTGCCAAAGATGTATGAAGGAAGATTGCATTCATAGAGATGCATATAGAAGATTGCCTGAAATTGATGGTGGTCTTGGTTTGTGTCCTAATTTGAAAGGATAGTGATTAGTATGAGAGATTTAAAACCTGGTGATGTTGTTCATGTTCAAGGAATTGTTTGTGAGATTGCAGAAATTGCATGGCAAGAGCCTTGGGATTGGAGAGAGGCATATTACTTAGAGTTTAGAGATACAAACGGAATATACAGAAGTTGGAAACAAAATTTCGATGGTGGTTATGCTGAGTTGAAGGGAGAGTGATTAAATGGAAGAATTACTAAACAAATTAACAGAAGAACAGAAAACAGAGTTGAGTAATCTGTGCCAAAAAATTAATGATATTTTTGAGGAAAATGATAACTTTACTGAAGATGATGTAGATAAATATGTAGGTACTTCATTGCAAAAGGGAATTTACCAAGTAATGAATGAGTTAGGCTTATGGTGTACTATATAAGCTGTCTGGTGAAAATAAAGGTAATTTAGACCACGAAGAAATGTTCAATACCAAAAAAAGATATGATGAATTATTCAAAAAAGGATTTGTATGGCTTAAATCCTACGGCATGGAAACAGATTGATGAGAACAGATGGTGTCGATTGGAGGGATATTAAAATGAAAATAAGAACATATCAAAACAAGAGAAATAAACGAAAATACATCGAAGTGCATAATGATGGACATCATCATAATTCTGTTCGTCAGTATATACAGCACGATCAGAAAATTGCAGGTCATAAAGTTGGAGTTGTTAGAAATTATACTGGCGATGGAAAACTTCATCGGTGGAGAAAAGGTAACTTAAATGAGCTATTGGAAGATTACAAAGAGGTATAAGTATGGTAGATCAATGGACAGGAAAGTGGACGGAAGAAAAAGATTATAGTACATATCCAAAAGAGAAATGGTGTGATTACGATTATATGGCTGCATGGATCAGAGAACGGAAATACGAGCCAAAAACATCAATGGAAAATTTAATAGAAATGATTTTGGGTTATTACTTTGAAGATGATGATGTAAAAGAAAGAGGATATTTTGCAATTAAGGATGAAAGAAAATATCCTGATAATCTTATGATATTTGTTCCAGATGTAGCAGAATATGTATTTGCAAGTGGTGGATTAAGCGAATTTGATTATGAAGCATAGATTGGAGTGATGGACAATGTATTTCAAGAATGAAGGTAATGACATTTATGCAAGTTATGATGACATATTTTGGTTTTGGTATGGGAATATGGAATTTTGTTAATAGAATGGAGTGATGATTATGAAAAAGGTAAAATGCGTTAGTATTAGAGAATTTATGCCAAAGCAAATTGAAGTTGGTAAGATTTATTACATGGACGAGAAAACAAAATGGAGAGACGAAGATGGTGACGAGTATGCTATATTTTATTCCGATCAGGATGGAATGAATAAAATTGGCAACTTGCTTCTATCACACTTTTGTATGATGGAAGATGGAAATTGCATGGCTTGTGATACATGTAATGATTAAACTTGAAACAAGAGTTTCTTTAGAAGAATGGAGGCAGACATGGAAAAAATTGATAATAATATTCAATTAGCTTTCTTAGGTGGTATGAAAGCTGGATTAGAAGCATTAATTCATGGACTTGAAGTAGTAGCAGAGAATAATAACGGGCAAGTATCATTTGAGTTTGTTAAAATGGTTTCTGCTAGTACGATAGCTGATGTAGAATTAAAATTATCTAGTATAGAGAACGGGAAAGGTCTTATAGATGCTTTAAATAATAAAAGCAAATGAAAGATAATTTACAATGCTCAGGATTTGTTATAAAGGAGAGATGTATTATGGTAAGAATTAAAGATGGAAATTATATAGCAATATTCCACGATAGAATGATTGAAGTAAAAGCAGATTCAAAAAAAGATGCTTATAATAAAGCAAAAAGATATTTTGAATCAAGAGAACATAGAGAATTATTTGATGGCGAACTAAAAGTGTGTCAGATACCATCTATGATAGGTGTTCTGGATGAGTGAAATAAATAGAAAAATATTTATTGGAAAGTAAGGTGGCTACATGAATATTGTATTAGAAATGGAAATTTGGATTGTTAATGATGAGTATTTTATCACACAAGGACTAAACGGATATGAAGTGTATGATTGTGGCGATGATACAAAAGAAGCAAAAGACTTATATACGGGTACATTTGAAGAATGTTTGACTTGGATATGGAATAGTATCTAAGTCGAATGAAAGGATGATTTCTTGTTTTAGAAATGGAGGAAATAATTATGAGCCAAACAGTATTTGATGAGAATGATTTTATAAAACGAGTACCAAAAAAGATTTTGGAACGTACAAGAGAAAATATGGAAGTGTATCATATGGATTTAGCAGATTCATTTCAGGAAGCAACAAGGGAATTAGCAAAGAAAGGTACAACTTTGTGGAAAGCATGGTATTATGATGATTTTAGAGAATATGTACCATGTATTTACTGCCCAGAATATTTGGATTTATCAAAATATCCATTAAAATACAAAGGGAAATAATTCAATGAATCGGAAATTTACTTGGAGAATATGTAAGAGGTTGGAATATTCAATCTCTTATTTTTTTGGAAAGGAATGGTGAAAATTATGTTTGATTACAAAGAATTTAAAAAGGAAATGTCTAAAAGAGGACATGAAGTACATAAGAATGGAAAGTATCTTATAATTATTCCTAATAATAATTACGAAGGATACAATAAAGGATTTTTGTTTGCAACGGATATCATTAAAGGTTTTGAGGATGTATTGAAGTTACTAAATATGGATCATTTTAATACTTGGATATATAGTGCAAAATTTAAAGTCATGTGATAAAATTATAGTAATGATATTCAACAGTTGGAAAAACGGAGGTAATTATTATGTCACAGTTAATCGGATTTTTAATTGCAGGATACTTATGTATATATCTTCCATGGAGAGCGAACAAAAAGGAAGAATCTCGTAAGAGACAAGATATGTATAATAATCTCAACAAGAAGTCGGTAGATGAAATGGATAAATGGCGAAAATAATATAGAAGAGAAAAGAGGTTGACGAATATGTTCGGTGGACTATTGGCATTCTTAGGAATTTATGCAGGAAGTGCTGCAAAGGCAGCTAAAGATAACTATGATATGAAGAAAACTACTCGCACTGTTGATAAAGATGGAAATATACATTACATGGACAGATTGTGCAATGATTACATCAATAGTGAGCGAGTAAAGAGGGTTGAAACTACTGATAGAAACGGAGTTAAGTTATATTCAACTGTTGGTGTGAATAGCAGTAAAGTGTATGACACTTCTTATGGAAGGGGTACACAGCAGTTATTTGAAATGAGTGAACGTGAAAAGCAAGATGCAATTGAGCGTGGCAAATTAGCTTATATGCAGTACAATCCTTATTTTGGAAGATCGGTTACAACGGAAATTGCTACTGGTAGAACAATTACTTGTCTTTTTGCATGGGAACATGGAGATAAACCGATTTATAAGAAATGGTACTTCAGACCTGAATGCCAGGACAAATTTGGTTATAGAGAAACTGTTAAAGGCGATTATGGAATCGACATTACAAAAGAAGAATACTACAAGTTACAAACTATTGGAATTAGTTACTCGAATCTACCAAGCGATCAGAAAGTATTAGATGACTTATGGGGAAGGAATTGTGTAAAATAAAAACAGAGAAGGGATCACCTTCTCTGTTTAATTAGTCACGTAATTTGAAAAGTTACTAAACATAATCTTCCAACGCAAAGAACATGATAGCATTAAATATTAAATATGTCAATGGAGTGATTGAAATGAAAAGAGATAAGCTGACAGCAGAATTTTTTGAAAATGCGATTTGCAAAAACAAAGACATGGAAACAAAAGAATATTGGAGTAATGTTTTTAAGTCTAATTTAAAAACGATTCTTGACGAAACAAATGACTACGATTTTGAAGAAATTAGAGATGAAGTAAATTCAGATTATCCAATGGACTATGATACATACCAAAATTATTATGGCTTTATTTGTGAAGTGATTGATACAGATATGGAAGATACATATAAGCCATATAAAAGGAAAATGGATAAAATTGAAAAATTGTCTGAAGGATATTCAAACATTATTAAGAATTTTCCAGATGATGTTGATTACGCTGTTGAGTTTTCCAGAAGTAGCTTGTCTGTGTATTTGAATATTAATATTCCTGTTACAGAGGATAATATCGGTAAATTTCTTAATATCGGAGAAACAATTAGAGGGATCAATATTACAGAAACATACTCTGAATATGAAGAAAGTGATTACAAGAATAAAACAATTGTTATTAGAATGTCAGATCACGATTTTGGTGGAAACAAAGACTACTCATATAGAATACCTTGTATCAATATTGTTTTAGAGAATAAATAGATTGGAGTGATAAGAATGAAATCAAATTGGAAAGAGTTAGATTATTATCATGCGGAGTTTTCAAAGTTAAATGACAAAAACTTTGTCGAAGAGTATTTGGGATGCAAAATTAAAAAAGATGGTAAAGATATATTTACTATAGAACTTGCAAATGAACTTATAGAAAAAGCGAATAAGGCATATAAGGAAAAGTATGGAAAAGATGTTGATTTTAATTATGTTAAATTAGACATGACAAATATAGTTGAAGATACAGAGAATATATTAGATGATGGAGTATCGCACCCAAGACGAGAAATTGGTAAAACAAGAGTTGGAAAATATGATAAGAGAAAAAATATCTTGAGAATTTGGGAAGACGATGTTCCAGTATATGAAAACAACAACGGTAAAATATGTAAAGATGTTTGTGCATTAGCCGATAGTTTGATGTAAAAGGAGAATGTTGTTATGAATAATATTATATACAAAAATGAGGTTAAAAGAGCATATATAGTTCTTGGGTATAGAGCAGAATCACAGAATACCATTGATATTAATGGACTATATGAAGATAATATGGTTGATGAGATCGAAAGAGATGCATTGTTGAAGTATAATAAAGAACTTGCTAAAAGATATTATTAATTAAAATAATGGATTTAAAACGGAGAAATAATAATGCTATTATACAAAAATGTAGATATTTGTGATTTAGAGCCAATTGCTAAAAATGGAATTTTAAGTATAGATGAGTGTGGAAACAATAATTGGGACGAAGGAAAACGAGCAGAAAATGATACATCGGTGGTATATTTATTTAGCCCGATTGGTAAACAGAACTCATTCCCTAATTATGGTGCGGCATTGTTGGAGATTCAATGTGAAGCAAAGGAAAATAAAATTGGTAAAACAGATACGCATGTAGACGATTATATAGAATATATTACAAAAAGAGTTGAACCATTAGAAATAAAAAGAGTTATTATTCCTAAAATTTTTAAAGAATACATTTCAGTTCCTCAAAATGTTGGAATTACATGGTGTGAATTGAAGGCAGAATGTTATGGTAATAATGGATTAGAAGAATGTAGTAATAAAATTTTGGAACAGTTTGCAAAAACTGCTCCATTAATGAACTCTACGGAATTTAATTTCTTTAGAGGTACAACTGAAAAACGCACGATGATTGATTTGTATAATATAGAATATATATTCTAAGTAAATAATAGATTCATTGGAAAATTGGAGGTTAATTATGAGTAAAGATGAAGTGAAATATTATATAGATCATATGGACGCAAATGGTTTATTAAATTTGTGCAATGATATAAATGAATGGAAATATAAATACGGGAAACTTAAACCAGATTGTACATTAAATCATCTAGCAGAAAATTTACAGTATTGGGAATTAAGAGATTTGGAAGAACTTATTCTTAATGCAGCTCATGAAAAATTTGGGAATTTAGTTAGTTTATTAATAAAGAGTGAACCAAGTATCTATATAAAATAAGCCAATGAATCCAAGTTTTCGTTAGGAGATATGAATATGATTACATTTAAGTGTTTATATAAGTTAACAAAAGAAGAAGTAGCTGGAATTGTATTTGATATCAAAAATGGTAAATCTTATACTGTTCTAGGCTGGGAGAATTATTATGCTACAGATGCAGATATTATTAAGTATTATAATTCACTTTAAATAAAAATTACAGACTAAGAAATCTAAGTTTCAGGAGGTAATATTAAAATGATTAAATGGATTAGTGCAGAAACACCACCAACCGAATATAGTATGACAAAAGAATACTTTGTCACTTGTGAATATAAGGGAGAAGGAAATGTGAATGGAAGATTAACTTTTGTTATGACTTATGAAGAGAAGGGAAGAAAGAAAGTTCCTACATGGTGCTGGAATGGAAGAATAGCAATTTGGAAAGTATTATTTTGGGCTGAGTTTCCAACACCATGTCAGGATGAAATTTAACTTTCTTTTGGTATAGAAATGGAGAATATTATGCGAGGATGGAATGAAATAATTGGTTACGACAATGAAAGAGATTATAATTGGCAAGATGAATCTGTTAAATTGCCAAAATTAGGTGAAGAAGTTTTAATAAGTTGGCAAGATAAGCAACGACCAAGTAGATCTCCTTTTGTTGGGTATTTCAAACAAACAAAATATGGAATTCAAACAATTATAAGTGCGAACGATGGTATGGATTTTTGCCCATTGCAGAATGGTATGAGATGGCGCAGATTTAATCAACCAGATATGAGAGAAAAGATAAGAGAATATATTAGTGAGCTTGATACAGAAATTGACAGACTTGAATCTGACTTAGAAAAGCAAATGACTGACAATGTAGAAGCTTGTCAGGTTACGGCAACTGAATCAAGGTTGAATGTTATAATCGAAGTAAAGAATGATTTACTCGGAAGATTGAAAGAGGTGATATAAATGAAACAGTATGAAAAATTACAAACAGATATGCAACAGAATTTATCAACAGATGAAATATCTGGGTATTTATTTGCATTAAAAGATGAATACGTTGCATATTGCAATCAAAATGATAAAAGAGTTGATGATATATATTCATTGGCTTCATTTTTAGAAACTGAGTACAAAGAGGTACAATAAATAATGGAACAATGGGATATTACATGCTGTAGATGTGGAAAGTTTATTCTGACAGAGCAAAGAGAATCATTTTCTGGAAATATAAAATGTGTCAGGGGTAGTTATGATAATGGATTCTATAATGGAATTGAGGATCGGTTTTATTGTAGAAAATGTGCAGATAAATTAGGATTTGGGTGATATAGTGTACGAATTTTCAAAAGAGATTATCGAAAAAATCAATACAGCAAAATGTCTTACTGTAAAAGAATTAAGGATAACCGAAGTTGCATTAAGAATGTATGAAGTAAATGAAGATATTTTAGATGAATCTACTGGATTATCGAATAACGATAAATACGAATTAAAATATAAGTGTTAAAATAAATGATTTATTAGGAAGATTGGAAGAGGTGGTATAAAATGACTAATGGCATTAAAGAGAAAGACATTCGTGATATGCAAAAATGCTTTGATAAAATTGAAACGATTTTAAAAAGAATTCAGGTATATAATTCTGAGGCGAAAATTATTTGCATTGAAAGCGACACAATAGCCCTAGTTAATTTTAATGGCGAGTCTATTGATTCAGCTCCACAAATAAAAGACGAGCATATTGTTGCAAGTCAATATATATCAACATTGGATAATTATTGTTAAGAAATGACGATTTCTTTTGAAAATTTGGAGGTGAATAGATAATGGATAATATAGTTTATATGTTTGGAATTGCTCTTTTAGAACATGATGGATATTGTGAACCTATGGATGACAGTACACAGTATAAAGTTGTTAAATGGAAACTTTCAGATATGAATAAATATAATGGAGAATATGCTGTTATAGGATTCGATGGTGCATTGAAAATATATGAATCAGAAGGTAAAAAAATATTTGACGGCTCATTACTTGATTCCTCTGATTTTTGCAATAAATTAAGAGAAAAGATGTAACCCAAAGAAAAATTGCTTTCAAGTGGAGGCAGATGTGTTATATAATATTGGTGATAAATTGAAATGTAAACATGAATTTAGCGGTGAAACCGAGGAGCAGCAATGATTAATTTGAATTGGTTGAAAAATAAGATATGTGAAAAAGAGATTGTTTGGGATAAAATCCGAATGTACGGAGAGGAGGAACATCAATTCAGCTATTGGATAATGGCAGTCATCTCCACCGATAATAAGATAGAATGGTATGTAAAAAATACAGCTATTAACGAAGTTATTTTCGAAGGAAATACATATGAATCCTGTGTTAATTTTCTTGAAACACTTATAAATAAGTTGGTTGAAACTGGAAAATATAAATATTTGGAATAAATGAAAGTAGAAGCAGAATAAACTGCTTCTTTTTTAATGCAGAAAACGAGGTGATAATAATGAATATGGGAAATCCAAAAAGAGCATCAAGATTTTTATGTCTTCACTGTATGAAAATTAATCAGTTAGGAAGTGGTATACAGAGAAATGGAAATCAGCGTAAGAAGAAACATATCAAAGACTTAACATGTTTTAATGAAGGCTGTAATGGAGAAATCACGAAAAACGTAGAAATTCGTTGGTGTGACGATTATCTGGAAATGTTGGATTATGCTCAACGAATTAGATCACGTTATTATACGGATAAAGTAGAGAATAATATGTAGGAAGGTGGAATATAGTATGGAAAATTATAAAATTAGTTATAGTGGTGATACTCAAATTAAAAATATTCACCATATAGGTGTTGATTATAATGGAAATTACTATAGTGTAATTTTCGGAGAATATGTAAATGGAGGATTCTTTAGTATTCCGAACTGGAATTGCGGTGGCGAGTTAGCTGGGCTTAGTGATGTGTTTTGGAATACAGAATCTATTCAGAAATCATTAAAAAGTAAAAGAGCAGCTAAAGCTATTGCAAAAGCGATAGCAGATTACACAAAGGAGTGATAATTATGTGTTATAAGATAGAAGTACAAAATAGAAATGCTGAGAAGCTTAATAGGAAGTTGGATGAGTTAAACGCACCACAGTTTTTAAGAGATTACTTGAATGAGTTGGAAAGTAAAAGTGGAGCGTTAAATTATTTAGTGGCAATTAAAGATTTTTTACAGTGGTTGATTGAAAATAATATCATTAATAAGAAATCAATTTCTGGAATAGAAGTTCCTGATTTTAGTGACTTGCGACCACAAAATATTAGTTCGTACCTTAGATATAAGGAAACAAATGGAATGTCGCCAACCACAACGGAAACAAGAAAAAATATCATTAAAAGTTTTATAAAAAATGTATATTCATATAGAGAATGTTTATTGAGAGAACTCTATAATAGTATGGAAGATTTTAGTAAACAAATAAAGTATAAAGGAATATCTTCTAAAAACAACTTAACACAAAAACTTCCAACAGAAAATCAGCTTAATGATATGGAAGAAAAAATAATGTGGAAAAAGGATGAATGTGTAAGGAATAGAAATATTGCTATTTTTCGTGTCTTAAGAGGAACTGGAATAAGAGAGTCTGAACTTGCTGGCTTGGATTTATCAGATTTGCATTTAGATGAAAATAGTGAATGTATTGATCTTAATGATATGTCACATATTATGGTTTTACCAAAAGGATATCAAAGAGAAACTGAAAAAAGACCTGTATATCTTACTGGATCTGCTCTGAAAGCATTAAGAGAATGGCTAGAGTACAGAAATACATTGAATAATATTGTAGACAAAGAAGCTGTGTTCGTAAATAAAAATGGTACACGTACAACAGAGAGAAACATCAAACAGATATTTGAAAATTATGGAAATGGTATTACTCCACATATGATGAGACATTATTATGCCAGTATAATGAACAGAAATGGAAATCTTGCATTTGTTCAGCAACAGCTTGGACATAGTAGTGTGAATACAACAGTTAATAACTATGCGAATGGTGCAGTGGGAATGAAAGAGAAACTGATGGAGATGTGATTATGGTTGAATATATTGGGAAGAAAATCAGAACTGAAAATAAAATAACAGTAAGAGGGCTTGCGAAAATGGCTGATATTGCACCAAGTACAATTAGCAAATGGGAAAATGGAAGTGCTGTTCCTGATTTAGCTGTATTGGATTTGGTTGCCAAAGCTATGAAAGTGAATCCGTTTGATTTGGTTAAATTTGTGTAATATGTATACGACACTAATTTTTAGTGTCGTGTTCAGATATTAAAATATCATTAGGAGTACATTCGAGAACGTCACATAATCTTTGCAATGTATCAAAGTATATGCGTTGTGCATTACCATCATATAAATTACATGTTGCTTGATATCCTATTTTTAGTTCTTTTGAAAGCTGATTTCTATTTAATCCTTTTGCGTCAACTAATGGTTTTATATTAAGTTTCATATATATTACCTCCTTGATAATATATACTTTAGCATATATTGTTAAAAAAATAAATATAATCTTAAGAGTAACTATTGACATTATATTGTTAAGGGTGTATAGTATGAAATATCAAAGGTAATCCAAGGGTATTAAGAATACTTAATATAAGAAAGGAGGATGTGATATATGGAAATAAACACTTTTGATATTGTTAGAGTTGATTTCGGAGATGTAGTCTTTGCAGGAGAGCAAGGCGGTATAAGACCAGCAGTTGTAATTCAGAATGCTTATGGAAATATTTATTCTGATACAACAATTGTAATTCCATTTACAAGTAAAATAAAACATCTCCAGCAACCGACACATTCTTTCTTTCATAAGGATTTAGGCAAAGGTTTAACTGTGGATTCAATGATTCTTGGTGAGTGTGTTAGACAGGTTTCAAAAAAGAGAATAATAAAGAGACTTGGTTGTATTACAAAATTACAAGAGAAAATAAAAGTCAAAGCAGTATATGATGCAAATTTTGGAGCATTGGAGGAGGTTTAAGAATGGAATATATAATAATGAGTTTAGAAGATGCAAAAAAAGTAGCAAAAAAAGATGCAGTTGTTCTTGTGTCAAAACAGGATCTTGAAAATCCAGATTGTAACATTGGATTTTGCAAGAAGAGGTTTTGTGAATGCAATAGCATTCTTGAAGAAGCAGCAAGTATTGCGAAAGTGTGCGATGAATTTGCTAATCAGCTTAGAGTTTTTTCAGATATACAGTTAAATTCTCCGAAGGGCTATTTACATACAATCATGTATAAGACGAAAAAAGAATGATGTGTCCTGATTATAGGACACCATACATATTAGAATAAAACCAATTGATATGTTTGTACCGAACATACGTTTGCAAAAGCTATTGACAGGAACTGGTGTTCGGAGTATTATACAAATATAAAATAATATATGAAAAAGGCAACAAAAAACAGCCTAGAGTTTTCAAACGGTATTGGCGTACCTACTCACACTAGACTGTAACTCAACCAACCAAGATTAAGTCATTACATATTTTGGCATAATTTTCCAGTTATGTCAAGTTCAGTATGGCTAAAATCATAGCCTGTTTCCAATATTTTATCAAAATTTAATATTTTTATAGGGCATTCGCCAAGTGGTAAGGCACAGGATTTTGATTCCTGCATTACATCAGTTCGAATCTGATATGCCCTGCTTTGTGACATTCCACCCGGTATGTTACAGAACGCAAGTGATTTCCTTGTAAGAGCAAAATGTGTAGTTGCTATAGTTCTACCATAGTCTAATCCACTAACGGATTACAAGCTGATACTATACTTCCTGATAAACTTGCGATAGTGTCAGCGACTTGGATCATTAGCACAATTGGTTAGTGCATTCGGCTAATAACCGAAAGGTTCAGAGTTCGAGTCTCTGATGATCCATTGCTAAATCAAACAAAGAGAGGAGATGATTACGTTGGCACAATATGTAATTACAGACGGTTCTCGTTGGATTATGAGAAATCGTAATGGTAAATATGTTCCAACATCCTGCGAGGCATTGGCTGATACATTTTCAAATAAAGCAGCCAATAATCTATATAATAACTCGCTACCCAAAGCCTTGAAATCAGTATTTTATATCCAAAAAATTGATACTCCACCTGATAATGTAAAGCAGATTACTCAATCGGAAGTGGAAAATAACACTGAAAAGGTTATGGTTGCCGAAAATATTCAGAAATGGATCAATAAAATAACTGATCTAAATGGATTGGCAACAGATGCATTACATAGAAAAGAAGAGTTGTGTGAAGAACTTAGCTTTATAGATAGGGAATTATCCGATATCAATCATTACATAGAATTTTGTAATCTTAATGTAGCACAAGGATGGAAGGCATATAAGATGATAAAGGAACGGAGAATAAAAAGAAGAAGTATTAAAAATGAGATACAAATTCTTAATATTATTCTCGACAAAAAGATTTCTGATACGGTTACAAATGAGATTTTGGAATCCATGTCGAAAATGGATAAGCGTACATATGAACCACGAGTAATGAACGAGCTGTTTGATTTGTAAAGAAAGGATATACATATGGTGATTTGTAAAATGTGTTATACGTCTATGGTTGGTGTTATGTCGTTCTCAAAGGACAAGCATGAGAAGTTTTGTCGTTGCCCGAAATGTTGTTCAGAGACACGGCATATAAAAATCAATGATAACGAGTTGAGCTTTGGAGAAGTATTACACAGAGAAATAAATAAAAGGTAATAATGTGAGGTAGGTACATGAAATGAATAAGATAGAACTTAGTGAAGAACAACTTGCGATAGTTGAAGATTATTGTTGTGATGATATGAAAAAATTGAAGAAGCTTTGTAATCCAATTATTGTCAGGATTGGTGGAATTAGCAAGAAAGACTACGATGATATTTATAGTTTAGCACAGTTTCTTCTATATAAATGTGTTAGGAAATACGATAAAGATAATTCCAATGGGGCATCATTTAATACGTTTTTATGGAATATCTTAAGTAGAAGAATTTATGCCACATATATCAGAGATAAGAATCGCCAGTGTCGTAGTAATACGAAAGAAGATGAGAATGGAAATAAAATTTTTATTCCAGACGTTTCACTTGATGCGCCTACACTTGACTGTGTGGCGACAATGGAGAGGATTTCATCATCTACTACTTTGGAAGATGAATTTTTTAAACCAGATATAAGTAAAAAAATGAAACAATATTTACATAATTTATCATCAGAACAATTGGAAGTAGCACATCTATTTATGGATGGTTATAAACAGGAAGATATAAAAGATATTTTACATATGTCACAATCTGAATTTAATAATTGTATGAATGGCATGAGAGTATACAGGAACACATCAATATTAATGTAGGGAATTATAGGAGGAATGTACAATGGCAAGACCAAGAAGACAAGTTTACACGATGGATCAGTATTTAGAAAATGAAAGTGAAGGGTATATTAGTAATAATGTATGTACACAGAGAAATCCAAAATGGAAGCCTATCATTGATGGCTTGATGGTAACAATTTTAACAGACGATTATATTCCTCCTATTATTCTTGCAGAAGAGGAATGTGGTCGAAAGTTTATTGTTGATGGTGGTAGTAGAACAGCAGCATTTAAAATGTTGTGTAAAGGCAATTATAAGATTAAATCATCTGTGGAAGATCCGATTATTTCATATAAAAAGATTGAAAAAGATGAAAATGGAAAAAATGTTTGGGTTGATGCTGAATTTGATATTCGTAATAAAACATTCAGTCAGTTTCCAAAAGAGTTACAAAAGAAATTCTACGAATACCAGGTTGAAACTGTAATACATGAGTGTGATGTTGAGCAGGCTGCAAAGTATCTGAGAAGATATAATGTACATACTGCAATGAATGCGAATGAACAATTATTTATACATATTCCAAAATTCGCAGATGAAATCAGAGAAATTATTCAAGATAGATTCTTTCTTGATTGCACGATTATTAAAGAGGTCGAAAAAGATAAAGGTGTATTAGAACGTGTAGTTTCAGAATCTGTTATGTGTATGTTTCATTTTGATAATTGGAACAAAAACGGAAAAAAGATGGCTAAGTATCTGAATGAGAATGCAACAAATGAAGAGTTTGAAGTGTTTGATAACAATATAAAAAGACTAGAAAAGATTATCACAAAAGAAACAAAGGAATTGTTCAGTACCAAAGATACTTTTGTTTGGATGACATTTTTTAATAGATTTACGAAACTTGGGTTAGAGGATAGTAAATTTGCTGATTTTCTAAATGCTTTTGTTAATGGATTAAGAGAAAAAGATATTGATGGGAAGTATTTCGATACAGTGGACGAGCATGGCAGTACAAAAGATAAGAGTGTTATTTTAGACAAATTACATATTCTTGAAACACTGATGAATGAATTTTTACATATTGATACAACAGAAACAAATAGCACAGAAGCAGAGAATAACAATACAGAAGAAAGTGCTGAAGATAATACGGAAGAAAGTGTTCTTTCCTTTGTTCAAGAAAATGCAAATCCTGACGCTACAGAAGAGGATATAGACGAATATACAGATTTAGTTGATTATTGTTTTAATCATAACCAGATAAAAATAGATATTCCTCTATATCAGAAATGCCAGATGGCTTTAATTGCTTTGATGGCTTATGCTTGTAAAAATAATAGAGAAGATGATTTTGAAAAGTGGATTAAAACATATCAAAATCAAACTAATTTCAGTTTGTCACAAAAGGATAACTATACATATATGAAAGAAAGTATGAATAGATTAGCGGTTGCTTAAAGAGAATAAGTTAATAACAGAAATCAGAAAACGTCCGATTATTCAATCAAATACATAGCCGAGTCTGGCAATTCTTATATTCTTTGTGAGCATGGTTTCTGTTTTATATAAAATTAATCGAAGGGAATAAAACAACAATGAAAACAATAGACAATAAATTTGAGATAGGTGAAGAATGTTATACATATGCAAGAGAAAATGTAGAAGTTGTTTGTCCAGTATGTCAAGGGACAAAGAAGATTCTTTACAATGGATATGAGATTCCATGTAAACAGTGTAATACAACGGGAAAGATTGTATGCAAACAGACAGTGGTTGCACCTCATAAAGTTAAAATTAGAAGGATTGTGGCTAGTATTTGAAATGATGTAACCACAATTAAATACAAAGTTGATTCTGTTGGAGAATATATCAATGTAAGAAATAGAGGAGAGAGTTCTTTATTTAAGACATTGGAAGAATGTGAGCAGAAGTGTAAAGAAATTAATCAGGGTGAGAGTAGTGCTGCATTTTAGCAGCCAAATTCTCTTTCTTTGGATTGTGAGGTGAAAATATGAAGATGACAGGAATAATTCGTAGAGTTGATGATTTAGGTAGAATAGTAATTCCAAAAGAAATTAGAAGATTGGTGTTTGGAAAAGCAGACGCAATTGGTGAACCAATGGAAATATTTATTGACGGAGAAAATGTTGTACTTCGAAGATATAAAGCAATGCAAACCTGTGAATGGATAAAATATGATTATAGAACGATTTGTCCAAAGAATCATGGTGATGCTGATGATCTATATTGGAGGATACCTGAAAATATGGATAAGTTAAAATATTGTCCTTATTGTGGTAAGGAAATAGTTGTTGTAGATGAATAACAAGTAAAGTTCGATTTATTTGGGAAAATGAAAGGAGATTTATATGATTACAAAGACATTATATACTTGTCAGTTCTGTAATACTGATTATGCAGATAAAGAAAAAGCAATGGAATGTGAAAAGAATCATAAGGTTTTAGAAACAGCAACAATTATAGGTGACTATAAATCGTTAAAATGTATACCAGATGGGTGCCCTACGAAAGTAAAAGTGAAATTCAAGGGTTCAGATAAATGGATAGAATATAAGAGATAATTTGGAGGTTGTTTTTATGAGTAATGAATTTAGAAAATGCGATTTCTGTTCGTACTATGATGAATATGAAGGGTGTGAGTGGGGATGTAATAACCATGAAGACTTTAAACCAGATAATGACAGAATTATTACAAAAGCAAAAGAAAAAGGAATATCTGTAGCAGATGTGATAGCCTTAATAAATATAAATTGAAGCACAAGAAAACTTCGTTTCCTTTGGATTATAAACGGAGAATATAACGGTAGAAACAATTAACAAAAATAAATATAAGAAAGAAGAGGTACAAAACATGGATGGATTTATGAAATTTAAGAAGGCTTTACAGAAGCACTTCGATGAAATGCAGAAAGAGGCAACACATTTATTTGAGGTAAATGTAGATAAAGATGAATTATGGAATACATATCTTGATAGCTTCCCTGCTGGTACAAATGAGATTTTCAGAGAGCGTAGAGAACATGATTGTAGTTGTTGTAGACAGTTTATTAAGAATATTGGTTCTGCTGTCACTATCAAGGATAATCAGATTCATACGATTTGGGAACTGAATCTTGGTGATACAACATATCAGCCAGTATGTGATGCACTTGATGCTTTTGTAAAAGCTCATACAGTTACAGATATTTATACAACTAAGTTTCCTAAGATTGGTACAGATTTTAATTTCGAGGAAATCAATGGTAAGTCTCATCGGTGGGATCATTTCTTCTTAGAACTTCCAAGTAAATTCGTAAATAGAAGTAGTCGTTCTAATGAGGAAGTTAAAGGACAATTCAGAGATACAAGAAACGTATTTAAGCGTTCTCTTGATGAAATTACTATGGATGCACTTGATACAATTCTTGAACTTATCAATTCAAATACACTTTATAAGGGTGAAGAGTGGAAAGGCGTACTTACAGAGTTCAAGAAGTATAAGAAGGAATACGATAAACTGACTTCTGATACTGAAAAAGGTTTGTATGCTTGGGAGAAGTCAGTAACAGCAGGTATGGCTATCGGTAGAATTAGAAATCATTCCATTGGAACACTTCTTATTAATGTAAGTGAGGATATGGATCTTGACATGGCAGTTAAGAAGTACGAGCAGATTGTCGCTCCAAGCAATTATAAGCGTCCAAAGGCTATTTTTACAAAGAAGATGCTTGAGGATGCAAAAAAGACTATTACAGAACTTGGATATATGGATTCATTACAGAGAAGATTTGCTAATCTGAATGATATTACTGTAAATAATGTACTGTTCTCAAATAAGAGTGCTGCAAGAAGAATGGTTGGTGCAGATGATATTTTTGGTCAGATGGAAAAGGATGTTGCTGTAAGTCCTAAGAAATTCTCTAAGGTTGAAGAGATTTCAGCACAGGATTTCATTGACAAGGTACTTCCAACTGCAAAGGAGATTGAAGCTTTTGTAGAGAATAAACATGAGAAGAACTTTGTTTCTATGATCGCACCTGTTAATCCAGAAGCTAAGACAATGTTCAAATGGAACAATGGATTATCTTGGGCTTATTCAGGAAACATTACTGACTCTGATATGAAGCAGAATGTAAAAGCTGCTGGCGGTAATGTCGATGGTATACTTAGATTTTCAATTCAGTGGAACGAAGATGGACATGATAATCACGACCTTGATGCACATTGTATTGAGCCAGATAAGAATGAAATTTTCTTTAGTAATTGTAGAAAGCCAAGTGTTTCAAGAATGGGTGGTCAGTTAGACGTTGATATTATTCATCCAGATGGAAAGGTTGCAGTAGAGAATATTACTTGGGAAGACCTGTCAAGAATGAAACCAGGTGTTTATAAGTTTTTTGTACATCAGTATTCAGGAAGCGTAAGGCATGGATTTAGAGCTGAGATTGAATTTAATGGAGAAATTTACAAGTTTGATTACGATAAGTCAATGAGAACTGATGAAAAGGTTCAGGTTGCAGAAGTAACACTCGATGAGAATGGAAACTTCTCAATTAAGGAGAAATTAGCAGGAAATTCATCTATTTCAAGTCGTGAAATTTGGGGTGTAAATACAAATCAGTTTGTTCCTGTATCAGTAATTAGTTACAGTCCAAACTATTTTGACGAGCAGGATGGAATTGGTCATAGACATTTATTCTTTTTCCTGAAGGATTGTGTGAACAACGAAAGTCCTAACGGCTATTACAATGAGTTCTTAAAGAGTGACCTTGAAAAGCACAAGAGAGTATTTGAGGCTTTAGGTGCTAAGTGTCATGTAGAAGATACTGATGATCAGCTTTCAGGAATTGGATTCTCTATGACTAAGAGAGCAGATTTAGTTATTAAGGTTAAGGGCGCAACAGAGCGTGTAATGAAGATTAAATTTTAATTAGAAAAGGAGATTATTATTATGACAAACAATGAATTATTTATCAATGCAACAAGATCAAACTATTAGTTTCCATTCAGAGGAATGATTAACATAATTGATTTGTGGGATTTATCTCTCACAAATCTGGACTCAGTATTTAAGACACTCAATTCGGAAGTAAAGAAGTCTGAGGAAGAAAGTCTTCTGAATACCAAGTCAAAGGAAGATGAGGAGATTTCTAATAAGATTGAAATTGTTAAGTATATTGTTAGTGTGAAGTTGGATGAGAAAAAGAAGAGAGAAGACGCTAAGAAAAATGCTGAGATGAGACAGAGATTGCTTGAAATCAAGGCTAAGAGACAGGATGCGGCACTTGAAAATATGTCTGATGAGGAGCTGGATAAGGCACTTGCAGAATTAAGTGAGTAATTGTTATGGATATACCATATATAGTATTAGAAATAAGCAATATATACTATATATGGTATATATTTTACATTAGAAAGAAACGCACATTTCCTATGGAATTTTGGAGGTGAAATCTTTTTGAAGGTTGTTGGAAATAAAGAAAATGTCAATCAAATAAGATTGACACATAAAGGTTTGAACGTCAGATTTAATTGTTTTATGAAACCATTACCCTACACTACTGACAATAATATTGATATATCTAAGCCTGAAATAATTGAGATAACATTTAAGGATTCTTATGAAATAGATAACTTAATACATATATTGAAAAAATTCAAAAAAGAATGTTCTGAGTATATTGGAGAATGGAGATAACATTATGACGAATAAAGAGCAAAATAATTTAAGTAAATACATAGCATTAATTCTTAGACATAGACCTGATGTTGTTGGCATCACATTAGACGAACATGGCTGGGCTAATGTATCAGATTTATTAAAGGGGATCAATAAAACTCAAACAATTACAATGAAAATGCTTGAAAAAATTGTAGAAGAAGATTCTAAACAGAGATATTCATTTAATCGAGAGAAGACGCTTATCAGAGCAAATCAAGGTCATTCTGTAAAAGTCGATGTAGAATTGAAAGAGTGTATGCCACCAGATATTTTATATCATGGAACAGGTGTTAAATATTGCTCTTCAATCAATAAACAAGGGTTAATATCCAAGAGTCGTTTATATGTCCATCTATCAAAAGATATTGAAACAGCAACAAATGTTGGTAGTAGACATGGAGAACCGTTTATTTATAAGGTTAGAGCAAAAGATATGTATAATGACGGATATAAATTCTTTTTATCTCAAAATAGTGTATGGCTTACAAAAGAAGTACCAATCTGTTATTTAGAAGGAGAATAATACAATGTCAAATTTATATGTATATTTAATTCGTTCTCGTAACAAGGATAATAAGGATGTCCCAAACTTTAAGCAACGAGATAAGACAATTCTTGAATATAAAGAGAATGAAGACAAAATAATTGAAGAATTTAAAAGTTTTGCAACTAAAGGAGTTCCTGGTGAACAGACAAGATTATATAGATCAGTTAATTCTAGGAACGAAGAGAAAATCAGGGAAGAATTTATTATTCGTCTGCTGAGAGACAAGCCAAGTATGACACAGCTTAATCGTACATTAGCTTCAGTTGCGCAGCAGGTACAAAATCGTGATGAGAGTAAATGGTTGTTCGATTTCGATGTGGATGATGATAAATTAGCTTTAGGATTTATTAATGACATTACAAATTATGGATTTGTATTTAATCAGATTGAAATGTATAAGACTCCACATGGTTATACAATCACCGTTCCGCATGGATTTGATACAAGAGAACTGATGGAAAAGTGGAAAGATTATGACATCACATTGAAGAAAGATGAATTGTTGTTTTTGGATATGATAACGAATAAGTGATATTTTATTGATATACCAAAAATTGAGGTGAATTTGAATGAAGAAATTGAAAATTGAAATTCCATCTGGTGCAAATGAAATTATTCATACTTTACAGGATAATGGATATGAAGCTTTCTTGGTCGGAGGATGTGTGAGAGATAGTATTCTTGGTAGACCAATTCATGATTATGACATTACAACTTCTGCCACACCAAATGAAATGATGGAAGTATTCAAGGACAAGAAAATTATTGAAACTGGTTTACAACATGGAACTATTACCATTGTAATTGATGGCGAGGGATATGAATGTACCACTTACAGAATTGACGGTAATTACTCAGATAGTCGTAGACCTGATAGTGTAACATTTACACGAAGCTTTGAAGAAGATTTAAAGCGTAGAGATTTTACAATCAATGCAATGGCATACAATGATGAAGTTGGTCTTGTAGATCCGTTTAATGGTATGGAAGATATTAAATACCACAAGATTAGATGTGTTGGCAGAGCAGAAGACAGATTTTCAGAAGATGCATTAAGAATTTTACGTGCTATTCGATTTGCCTCACAGTTGGAATTTGTCCTTGAACCTGATACAGATTGGAATATCTCTAAAATGTATAAGAATTTGGAGAATATATCTATTGAAAGGATTAATAGTGAGTTCTGTAAAATTGCTGCATCGAGTGATTTCTGTGTACAAATGGTCTTATATCACGAAGTATTCTCGTTGTTCATTCCTGAAATTAAAGATATGCTTGGTTTTCAACAGAATAATCCATATCACATGTATGATGTATGGAATCATACCGTACATGCAATAGAATATTGTGAATCCGATGATTTAGTAACAAGATTGGCGGTATTCTTTCATGATATAGGAAAACCACATTGTTATCAAGATGGCGAGGATGGTATTAGACATTTCAAAGGTCATGGAAGAGTCAGTGCTGATATGACTGATAAAATAATGAAGCGATTAAGATTTGACAATGATACAAGAGAAAAGGTCGTTGAATTAGTCTATTATCATGATGCTACTTTTGAGGTGGGAAAGAAATATATCAAGAGATGGCTTAATAAAATCGGAGAAGAACAGTTCAGAAGATTACTAAATGTTCGCAGAGCTGATATTAAAGCACAAGCAGACATGAATCAGGAAACAAGATTACAGAAGATTGATAACATCGGCTATATCTTAGAAGAAGTCTTACAGGATGAAGAGTGTTTTTCTCTAAAGGATTTAGCAGTTAATGGCAGGGATTTAATTACTATTGGATATAAGCCAGGAAAAGAAATTGGTGAGGTATTAAATAATCTGTTGGATTCAGTTATTAGTGGAGAAAATATAAATGAGAAAGAAAAATTATTAGAAATAGCAGAGAGGAGATTACATGGTTAAATTATTCAGTCATACAGATTTAGACGGAATCGGTTGTGGTATTTTAGCACAACTTGCATTTGGTAAAGATAATGTAGAAATTTCATATTGTGATTACGACAATATTGATTCAACTGTAAAGGAATATTTGGAAACAGAACAGGACGACACAATCCCAATTTATATTACCGATATTCGTGTCAATGAAGAAACTGCTGAGTTACTGAATAAAAGAGGCAATGTTAAGTTATTAGATCATCACCCAACAGCTCTTGGATTAAATAAGTATGATTGGTGTGATGTAGTTATCGAAGATTCCAAAGGAATTAAAACATCGGGAACTATGTTGTTTTATCATTGGTTAGGTATGAATGGTTGTCTGAGTGAAGAGTTAGAGAATAATAAAGCGTTAGAGAAATTTGCTGAACTTGTGAGAGATTATGACACTTGGAGATGGTCAGAACTCGGTGATGAAGGTGTTATTTGTAAGCAGATAAATGATTTATTATATCTTTACGGTCGAGATGATTTTATTCATTGGTGCATTTCAGAAATCCATGATGAGGTATTCCCAAGATTATATGCCAAAGATGAAGTTATCCTGAAAATTAAACAGGATGAAATTGATAGATATATCGAAGAGAAGAATGAAACTATGTTTACCAGTCCTATGTGTGGTAAGGTTTGTGGTTTTGTATTTGCAGATAGGTTTGTTAGTGAATTAGGTAATAAACTTTGTAAAATGCATCCTGAAATTGATTTTGTGGCAATGATTGATATTGATGGTTGTACGGTATCTTATAGAACCGTTAAAGAAGATATTGATCTTGGTAAAGATGTAGCAAGTTTATTTGGTGGCGGTGGTCATCCAAAAGCTGCTGGTTCAGAATTTGGTCAGAGTATTAAGTTGAAAATTATTGGGGAAATCTTTGGACAGTGAGGTGAGAGAATAATTGGAATGGATTAAATGTGTCGAAGGACAAATGCCAGAAGATGATAAAAGATACGAAGGCAAGAAAGTAATCAATGTACTTGTTACCACAAATCGAGGCATAGTAACAAAAGTACAAAGACAACGCTATGATGGGACATGGTTTTGGGGAAGAATTAATGGTGGCATGAAAGCTTGGATGCCGTTGCCTGAACCATACAGAGAATAAGCGAGGTAAAAGAGTGAAATTAACAATTGATATTCCAATAGGATATGAAAGAGATTTTAATGTTGATAAGTTTAAAGATTTCTTTTCAAGAGTAATTGCAGATATAAACTGTCATGGTCTATGTGGTAATTATGAAAAAGAAATTGCAGAAATGTTTTTAGAAGCGTTTGAAAAAGCTATTATTGGTGATGTTAATTTAAATGCAAAAGTTATTCCAGTTGCAAATATATCTTTTGACAAAGAAGATATGCAGAAGATGATTCAAGATGAATTAAAGAAGTTTCAAGTAGAGAATAATCTAATATAGAAGTAATTCTATTCACGGCTGATCAGCCAAATTAAGCGAGGTGATAAAGTGAAGAAATATTGGGAAACAGGTGAAAAGAATGACTTTGGTAAGGAATGTTATAAATTACATTTTAGTCAATTTTATGAAGAAGATGATGAAAATGTAGTAGCTGGTTTTGTACAAGATGAGACAGACGAAAACAGATTTATATATGTATCAAAAGAACTAAATGTTGAATATGATACATTGTTTGCAGACAGTATAGAAGATGCAAAGCATCAAATCGAAGACATGCTAATAGATTATTGGAATGACAAGATTGATTATTTAGAAAATCAAATTAAATCATTTCAAGACAAAGAATAATCATATATAGAAATTTCTATCTTGGCGATTCAGCCAAATTTTCCAAAAGTAAAAGTAACAAGAAATATTTTTTTCTTATGGTTTTTTGCAGACGTGCAAATTCCATAGGATTTTACAACAAAATAATATTAAAACGAAAGGATTTAACAGTAAATTCTAGGATAAATGATTGCGCAATCTCTGTAGATTAAAGGATTTTGACAGAGAATAAAGAAAAAAATAATTATTGTGAGAAGAACTGGAAGTTAGTGAACTTCTGTGAGTTTGATAAATATGCAACAAGTTCTTATTGTGCTATTCACAATGAAAACGAAAGTAAAAATCTTGGTGATATTACTAAGGTTGATGAAACAAAGCTTGAACCATTTAATATGATTTGTGGAGGTAGTCCCTGTCAGGATTTTTCTGTCGCAGGTAAGCAGAAAGGTTCTGTATGGACTTGTAAAGATTGTGGACATGAGTATAACCCACTGACAGTTCATTGGTCAGAAAGAGATAAGTGTCCATGCTGCGGAAGTAATAATATTGAGAAGACTCGTTCATCTCTTTTGGTAGAGTATCTGAGAGTTATCAGAGCAAATAAACCGAATTTCGGTATGTACGAGAATGTAAAGAATATTGTGGGAAAGCAGTTTAAAGATACATTCAAGATGTTCACAGATGAGTTGGACGAGTATGGATACAATGTGTACTGGAAAGTCCTAAATGCAAAAGATTATGGTATTCCTCAGAATAGAGAGCGTGTGTATCTGATTTTTATTAAGAAAGAATTAGACAATGGAAAGTTTACATATCCTGAACCATTTGATAATGGAATGAGATTAAAAGATATTCTTGAAGAGAATGTTGATGAGAAGTTTTATATCTCAGAAGATAAGGTTCAGAGATTTTTAACAAATCTCAATAACGAAGACGCTTTATTATACGATGCTTGTCAGGTTAAAAGAGAAGGAAAATCAAGAGAATATAATGATTTCTGTCCTACTTTAACAGCAAGAGATTATAAAGATCCACGTCTTGTAAATGATAATGTTGTAAAACAGATTGGCACAATTTCTAAATGTGAGGGGAATTGGAAAAATCCACAGGTAGGTAGAATTTATAGTACAGATGGTTGTAGTCCAACATTAAATACTTGTGGAGGTGGTAGTCATGAACCAAAGATTGTTCAGCTAGGAAATGTAAATCCATCTGGCAAAGGTATGAATGGCAATGTGTTTGACGAGAATGGATTAGCACCGACTCTTACAACAAATAAGGGTGAGGGTAATAAGATTGCAATTCGCCAGGCAACTAAGAAAGGATATATTGAATGTGAACTAGGTGGCGTAGCTGATTTACCATATCCAGAGTCCAAAACAAGAAGAGGTAGAGTTCAGGAAAATGGTCAGATTTGTCCAACAATTACTGCAACTGAGACAGGGGTTTGTAGAATTGAATCACCTATTAGAATTAGAAAACTTACTCCGAAGGAGTGTTTTAGACTTATGGGATTTTCAGATGAGAATTTTGAAGCTGCTGAGAAGATGGTAAGTAATAGTCAGTTGTACAAGCAAGCAGGGAATTCCATTGTAGTAGATGTTTTATATTACATATTGGTTGAATTGTATAAGGCTATGCCATATCTTTTTGAGGATTTGAGATTAAGTAGCTTTTTCTCAGGGATTGGCGCATTTGAGATAGCGTTGAACAGATTATATGAAGGAATCAACTCTGGAAATTTTACAAAATAGCATATACAATATATAGTATTAAATAATTATAACAAATACTATATATTGTATAAAAATCAAGACCGAAAGAAAGCGGAATTTCTTCTGAGTTTTCAGAGAATAAATACATATAAAAATAAAGAAAAGAGGTAACAAAATGAGCAAAACATTAATTGTTGTAGATATGCAGAATGATTTTATTGATGGAACACTTGGCACAAAGGAAGCACAGGCAATTGTTCCAAATGTAGCAAAGAAAATTAAGGAGTATAAGGATGCTGGCAAACAGGTAATCTTTACAAGAGATACACATCCTGAGAATTACTTAGAAACATATGAGGGTAAGCATCTTCCTGTTACTCACTGTGTAAAGAACACTATTGGCTGGCAGATTTCAGATAAGCTAGATTTTGATATTGAGAACGATATTCTGATTGATAAGCCTACATTCGGTTGGACACATTGGGATGATTTTAACTTTAAAAGTGTTGAAATCTGCGGATTATGTACCGAAATCTGTGTGGTTTCAAATGCACTTATTATCAGAGCAAATTATCCTGAGATTGATATTACAGTAGATGCAAGCTGTTGCGCAGGTGTGACACCTGATACTCACAAGGCTGCATTAGCAACTATGAAGATGTGCCAGATCGAAGTGATTGGAGAGAATAATGAAGTATAAGAATTATATCATTAATACTTTTAGGCATTTTAAGAAAGTCTGTACGCATAAACATTGGGTGTTCTACTATTGCTGTAAAGTGGGAATTCCATTTCAAGGGTTAGTACATGATTTATCTAAATTTTCTCCAACAGAATTTTGGGAGAGTGTTAAGTATTATCAAGGTACTTCAAGTCCAATAGATGCTTGTAAGAAAGAGAATGGTTGGTCAGCAGCTTGGATGCACCATAAAGGAAGAAACAAACACCATTACGAATATTGGCAGGACAATTTTGATAATGGTGGGAAGCCTATTGAAATGCCAATGAAGTATAAAAAAGAAATGCTTTGTGATTATCTTGGAGCAGGTAGAGCATATTATGGTAAATCGTTTAATTTTGAGAAGGAATTAAAATGGTGGAAATCTAAGAAAAGTAAGCCAATTGCAATGCATCCAAATGACATAGCTTTTATTGATAAGTATATTAATCTGTTTTATGAGTACGAAAACAGAGAATATGATATTAGAACAATATTTAATCAAATCAAGAAAGAAGGAAAATAATATGGAACAGATTATTACAAGTTTATTAGAGACAGATGCCTACAAATTGTCAATGGGACAGGCTATTTATCATCAGTTTAGTGATTATAAAACCACTTGGAGTTTTAAGTGTCGTAATAAGGATGTTCATTTTACACCAGAAATGGTAGAAGAGATCCGTAGACAGATTAAATTATATTGTGGTTTGAGATTCACAGAAGATGAACTTACTTATATTGATAATATCAAATGGATGAAAGGTTCATATGTTGATTTTCTGAGATTGTGGCAGCCAAGATATGAGGATTTTGAGATTACAACAGATTCAGATTGTGGTCTTTCTATCGAAACATTTGGTACATGGCTTAATACATCTATGTATGAGATTCCTACACTTGCGATTGTAAACGAAGTATATTTCAGAATGGCATATAACTATGAGGAATTGCTTGATAGTTTCAAAAAGAGATTAAATGAAAAGTACGAAAATCTCAGAAGCGGTCATTGGTACGCTGGTATATTTTCTGAATTTGGTCTTAGAAGAAGACTTTCTGCTGAAGCACAGGAGTTAGCTGTTGAGAAGTTTTCACATTTGAATGATACACTGCATAGTCCATCTAAGTTTGTTGGCACATCTAATGTATATCTCGCAAAGAAATATAATATCACGCCTGTTGGAACTATGGCTCATGAATGGATTATGTGTTCTGGTCAGGGCAACCACAAGCACAATCCAGCATATTCAAACTGGTATGCCCTAGACGCATGGGTTAGAGAGTATGGTGTGTTAAATGGTATTGCGCTCACAGATACAATTACAACTGATTGTTTCTTGAAAGATTTTCAGTTGACATATGCAACATTATTCAGTGGTGTAAGACATGATAGTGGCGATCCGATTGAATGGGGTGAAAAGATGATTAATCATTATGAGTCACTTGGTATCAATCCTAAGACAAAGACACTTCTGTTTAGTGACAGTCTTGATTTTGAAAGAGCTGATAAGTTATTCAGACATTTCCATGATAGAGTGAATGTTGCATTTGGAATTGGTACTTATTTGAGTAATGACACAGATGTTCCTGCTTTAAATATTGTAATGAAAACCACTAAATGTAACGGTATGGATGTTGCAAAAGTGTCTGATGTAGAAGGTAAAGGCATGTGTAAAAACCCTGATTATGTTGATTATCTAAAGAGATGTATTAATTGGAGAATGAATCATGAATAAAATTTTACTTATACCAGGAAGCTTTAATCCAATTACCAACGCCCATGTTGATATGGCATTGACTGCTAAAAAAGCGGTTAATGCCGATGCTATATTGTTTATTCCTGCACATGATACATATGTTGCGAAGAAAAAGACTTTGATACCTGGATATTGTCGAGTATCGCTGATTAATTCAATGCCAAATTGTGAGGAAAATAATATGTGGGCATCCGAAGTTGAAACAACCAGCTTCTTTCCACAGAGGACATACAATACTATTTCTCAGATAAGAGATATAAATGAAAAAGATTATATCTTCAACGAATACTATATTTGTTTAGGAATGGACAATATTGAAACACTTACAACTTGGTATAATTGGAAGCCGTTTGTTGAGGAATATAATTTTGTAGCATGTGTGAGAGAAGGTCAGAATCTTGAGACTGCTTTAAGAGAAGCAAATCTTATGGAATATAAAGATCACTTCACAGAAATTCGGATACCAGAAAATCATACTTCTTCAAGTTTGGTTAGAGATTTATGTGAAAAGGGTGAATTTGAAAAGGTAAAAGAATTAGTTCCTAGAAATGTATATGAGTATTTAATTCGGTTCTATGATGTGATGAATCGAATGTAGGAAGGAGAATATATAATAGAAGAAACACATTTAAAAATAGATAATCCTATGTTTAAAATATCTGAATCACAAACAAAGGAAAGACTTGGACAGGTAGTTATTAATAAACAGGGTGAAAGAATGAAAATAATTAAATATAACAATTCCAGAGATATTGATATTCAATTTTTAGATACAAATAACATTGTATACCATCAATGTTATTCAAATTTTAAAAAAGGAACTACTGTTGATTATTTTTTACCTACAGAATTTAAGCATGGAATTATAGGTAATGAAGAAATTAAAAAGAATGGACAGATTACAAAAGAGTTTTCATATTGGGCTGGTATGTTAAAACGTTGTTATAATGATGTGGATTTATCGAGATATCCTAGATATAAAAAATGCAAAGTAGAAGATGAATGGTTTTATTTGTCAAATTTCTCAAAATGGTTTAACCAAAATTATTATGAATGCGGAAATGAAAAAATGTGTTTAGATAAAGATATATTATATAAAAATAACACAATATATTCTAAGGACACATGTATATTTATTCCTGAGCGTATCAACATTCTTTTTACAAAAAATAATGCAAAAAGAGGTAATTATCCAATAGGAGTATATTTCAATAAAAGACTCGGAAAGTTTATTGCTCAAGTTTCAAAGTTAAATGAAAATAAAAAGAATACGAAAAAACCAACACATATAGGTGTATTTAATACACCAGAAGAAGCATTCCTAGCATACAAAACAGAAAAAGAAAAATACATAAAAGAAGTTGCGAATTATTATAAAGAAAAATATGACAATTTCCCTATAGTCGCATATAACGCATTATGTGATTATAAAGTGGAAATAACAGATTAAATTATAAGGAGATATCAATATGCATAATTTTGACGTTAAGAAAATAAAAAATGAGATCGTAGAGTGGATCAGAAATTGGTTTGAAGAAAATGGGAAAGATTGTAATGCAGTAGTTGGGATTTCAGGAGGTGTCGATTCTTCTGTTGTTACGGCATTGTGCGTGGCAGCCTTAGGGAAGGATAGAGTTTTTGGTATTAAAATGCCTTGTGGAGAACAGTCAGATATTGAATATGCCAATATGCTTATCAAACATCTTGAAATTAAAAGTTATACTATGAATATTCGAGAGGCTGTTACTGGAATTAATAATCAGTTCCCTGATGATATCAAAATTAGTGACCAGACGACTATTAATTTACCTGCGAGAATTCGTATGGCTACATTATATGCAATCTCACAATCTTTAAATGGTCGTGTTGTTAATACATGTAATATGAGTGAGTCTTATGTTGGATTCGATACACGTTACGGAGATAGTGCAGGAGATCTGAGTCCACTTGCAAATCTTACAAAAACCGAAGTGATTGCTTTGGCAAAAGAATTAGGTCTACCAGACGAATTAGTTCATAAAACACCGCAAGACGGTTTGACTGGGTTGACGGATGAGCAAAGCTTTGGTTTCTCGTATTCCGAATTAGATGCATATATCAGAGATGGAATTGAGCCAAATGAGGAAGTAAAAGCCAAGATTGATTCAATGCATGAGAAAAATCTGTTTAAATTACAGCCAATGCCAAGTTTTGTGTATTAGGCGTAAATGAAACTATATATAGTGTTTATAGAAAATATAGATACTATATATAGTAATATTTTTACCGAGAAACATAGATTTCCTTTGGAGGTTGGAATGGGATTAATTGAAAAATATGAAAAAAGAAAACTAAGATATGAGAAGCAACTTTCTCAAATGTCAGATGATAGTGAACTATCAGAGTATGGATTTTGGGATAAGGGGTATCTGCGTGGAAAAATTGTAATATGTGATGACATTATAGACGATTTGAATAATATCTTAATTGGGAAGGAGAATTGATATTTTGAAAATTGCAGAAATGGATATTTCGGTTAGATTGTACACAATTTTACATAAGCACGGAATTGAAAACATTGAAGATATGAGTAATTACACATCTGATGACATCATTCGTTGGAAAGATATTGGAAGAAGATCGTTAGAAGAATTATTAAGTACAATGAAAAGCAATAACGTCAAATTTAAAGGAGAATAAAATAACAGGAGGTAAGCAACATGAAATACAGAAAGAAACCAGTAGTGATCGAAGCAGTTAGATATATGATTGACAATTCTTTACCAGATTGGTTTATGGATAGAGTATCAAATAATACTATTGTAATTCACGAAGATGGTACATGTCATATCAAAACATTGGAAGGAACAATGAAATCGGAATATGGTGATTACATAATTTTAGTTGTCAATGGTGAAGTATATCCTTGTAAGCCAGATATTTTTGAAAAGACTTACGAAAAAAATTAGATGATAGGAGAATAAATCATATGAAGAAGAAAATTTTATATAGTTTGGTTTTACTATTAGCATTAATGTTTATATTAACCGGCTGTGCAAAATGCATTAGCACCGAAACATCTACGGTTCAAGTAAAAATAATAGATGAATATCACAGGGCTGTTTATACAACAATGCATTATAGTCCTGCGACTAAAACGATGATACCACAATCGCATCCAGCAGTTTATAGAATTACTGTTGAATATAACGGTGTAGAATATAATATTTCTGGTAGTAATACATATAACAAATATTCAGACAAAATTGGAGAATATGTTGATGGAATATTAGAAACCAGGAAATATGACGACGGTACTGTTAGATACAATATTGTTGACTTACCATAGTAAATAAATGATATTACAAAAGACACAGTAAACCGAAGTTTTTTTTGAAAATCTAAGAGCAAGTCGCTCAAAAATCACAATAATTAAGAGAATAAAATAATGAAAGGAGATGAGGTTCGTGTACACAAGAAGGAATTCCTTACTCCAAGTAATTTATGAAATACGTTGGTAGCAAAAATAGATTAAGTAAAGATTTAGCACCAATTATTCAATCATACATAACTAATGAGACGGAAGGATATTTAGAGCCTTTTGTTGGAGGTGCTAATATGATTGATAAAATTAAATGTAATAAAAGGATAGGTACAGACAATCATAAATATTTAATTGCTGTACTTAAAAAGTTATCAGAAGGTTGGATACCGCCAGAAGATATTACAGAAGAAAAATATAAAGATATTAAGAACAATAAAGAAAAATATCCAGATTATTTAGTTGGGTATGTTGGTTTTCAGCTTTCATATGGTGGGAAATGGTTTGGTGGATACAGAAGAGACAAGGTTGGAAAACGTAATTATTCATTAGAGGCATATAAAAATACTATCAAACAAATCCCAAATCTTAAAAATATTCAATTTGAAGTATTCGACTTCAGAGATATTCCCTTAGACAAAATTAAAAAATATGTAATTTATTGTGACATTCCGTATCGTGATACAACAAAGTATTTAACTGGAGGCTTCCCATATGAAGAATTTTACGAATGGGTTAAGAAGGCAAGTGTAAATAATACTGTTTTAATTAGTGAATATAACATGCCTGATGATTTTAAGTGCATTTGGCAGAAAGAAACGAAAACACTTTTAGATAGTAATAAAGAAAAAAGTAATGATAAGAATATTAGAATCGAGAAGTTATTTACATATAGTGAAAAGTAAAACTAACAAGAAATTTTGGTTTCTTAATGAGGTGAAGGTTTGAAGAAATGGATATGTGAAGATGTATGTGGGTTTCATTTGGTTGCTGTTTATCCAGAAGATCCTCAAAAAACTTTATGTGAAATGGTTTCAGATGGTAACTATGGTGACGAAACTGTAACATTAAATAGTCAAATTTCTATTCAAGAAGATGAGGGGATTTTCATTATATTGGTAGATAATAGATATGAAATCTGTGTTAAAAAGATTAAGCTTGTTATTGTTGATTAAGTAATAGAGAGTATGGCTCTGAAATGCCATAAAATCAAGGATTTCAGAGGTTGAAAAACCACATGAAACGTTTCATTCGAGGAGGTGATCTATTGGACTTAGATAGAGCGATAAGAATTATAAATTATGATATAAATGAAGGTGAAAGAGTATCTGATCAAGAACAAATTGAAGCACATAAAAAGTTTTTCAAGGAATTGTTTAGTGTCGATCTTATGGACGAAAGGGGCAAATATAAATCTGCATATCAAATATTTTCTGAAGCAAGTAACAATAAATTAAAGAACAATTCTGTTCAGATTTCCAATCATTAAAGAGAATAAACCAGTAAGAAAACCACATTTCATATGGTTGTGAAAGTAGGTGAGAAAAATAACAGAATTAGAGAAGAAATATTATAAGCTTTTAATAGGCGAAACGTTTCATTGTTATGATATTACATTAAACGAATTACTGATTATTATGAATGCAGAACTTAATATCAATACATTATCTTTACAGAAATCAGGAAGACATAATTTTTGTTGTAGAGTCGATGACAAAACCAAACAGTATTATTTACGAAAATTTGGTTTGTTGAATGAAGATCGAGTAGAAATAGGAGAACAGGATGGGTAAATCATTAGAATTTGTAAAAGAACGAATTGCATCAGGTCAGTGCAATGGCATGGAGAATAACAAATATGAATCCATGATTGAACAGGATATACGAGAGTTATTTACGGTTATTACTTGTACCAAAGATGGAACAATTTTAATAGATGTCCCTTATCTTAAAGGTGACAAACCTTATTTTAATGTAATTATTAAGCATGATCCAGATGCAGATTTTGAATATTTCACAATGCAGCGGTGCAATTGTGATGGAACGTTTGTATTCTTTCAAGATTTAATGGGTGAGTGCATAGATAAAATGATTCATCTTAAAACCTGTAATGTAAATAAAGAGATTCCAAAAGATTTAACTGGATATTCTATTATCTATACTGTCGGAGATTTTGTATTGGCAGAAGAGTTTGGAAAAGAATTTGCAACTGAAGAAAAGCCTTGGATGCAGAGTAGATTTACTGCTATGTTGCCAATTAAGTTTGATGTAGTAAGGAATGGAGAATAATGTATTTTGATTTAAACATTGGAGAGTGGGAGTTTGAAAACGATTATGAAGACATCTACTTTCTGTTTCGTTGTTTATACAATGCAAGAACTGAGTTATACGACAGAACTCTTACTGATATGAGAAGTAGGTGTGATCCGACTGAAGCATTTATAGATGGTTGGAATAAAAGTAAATCGAATTCGTATTCCAAAAGACTATATGATAAATGTGTGAAGTGCATTGAGTTAAAAACAAAAAGTCGTTTTATACACAGATACTGGAAAGAATGTGTTTGGAAGTTTCAAAGTCTTTCTGCACAAGAATGGATAAATTTGTATCAGCAGTTAATTAAAGAAAATAAATACGATAGTTGGATAATGGAGTATATATAAACAGGAGAATAACAATTTGAAAAACACACTATTAGATGTAGCTCAAAACTTTGATAAGATGAGTGATTCAGAAAAAGCAGAAGTAAACGATAATGTCAGAAAACAATTTGACAATATTATTCATGGCAAACCTCCAAAGACGGAACGAGAAAAAGAGATTGACAAGCTTGCAAGAGAAGAATTAGAAGAGTACATACGAAAGAAGAAAGCTTTTTATGACAATCCTATCCATTGGAATAACAACAAGCGTAGAAGACATGGACTTCCTGTATTAAGAGGTAACGTTAATAAATGCCGTTTGAAAGAATATTTAGGATTTCATCCTTCTGTACGATTCTTTGGTATGATGGAAGATTTATTTGATGAGATATTGATTACAATTATGGAAGATAATCTAAATTCTTTTGTAGAAGTAAAAGATTTGGCAGTTGGTGATGCAAATGTATTTAAAGTGAACAAATAGGAGAATAACAATATGAGAGCATATGAATTACGACAACATGACGTAATTTCCTATTATCCTCCACAACCACACAAACAGGAATACAAACTTGGACAACACATTTCAATTAACGAATTAGCCGAAACAATGTTTGGTTCACCTGCTTTAAGGTTAGATAGAGATAAAAATGAGGACAAGATATTTCGAGTTATAGAAATAGAATATGTGAAATTTCCGTGGTGGAAGTTTTGGAAGAGAAGAAAATACGTTGAAGAATATCATTTAGAAGTTATGTAAGGGAGATAAATTAAATTATGAACAAGAGACAGAAAAAGAAGTTATTTAAACAGACGCTTATTAAGGTTAGAAAACTGCATCCACAAAAGGGTGATGTAATTTGTTTCCAGCCAGATTTTGATTGGATTGATGCAGAAACTATGTGCCAGTTTATGAAAGTTTATTCGAATAATGATGTTTTCGGTGAATCGAAGTTGGCTTTTGTACCTGCTGATATTAAGCAACTTAAATATAAAAAGAACGCTCAGATATATATTAACAAGTTGCAAAGCATTGTAGATCAAATGGGAGAATAAATGAATATACAAACAATTGAAGGTTTAGGTTATAAAATCCTCATAACTGAGTATATCGCTAAAGATGTTCAAAGAAGAACTCACAAGAAAAAGCGTATTAACAAGAAGTGGTTGAAAAGATACGGTATAAAAATTATACCAGATAACACGAAAATACTTCTAGTGAATAATACACTTATGATGACAGGAAAATGTTATGAAAAATTAAGAAAACTCACAGATAAAGACGCTGATAGTATGGAAAAATTTTTGAAAAAAGTTACTAAGAAACAATCTCAATAAAGAAGCATTTCCTGTTGATTTTATCTAAGAGCGTTTCTGCTCACAATTTCCAAAATAAAAGAGAGAATAATTAAGCGACAATAAAAGTTTGAAGGAGATATGTTTTATGAGTAAGAAGCAACAATTTAAAGGTTTGAAATTTAATTATTCCATAAATGGGAAAGGCTTGAAAAGTAAATATAAGACAATCAAGGATTTCTTAAACACAGAATTCCCAAAGAACAATAATCCATTGTCGCCTACTCTTGATACAGAGATTACAGGAATTAAATGGAATGGTAATACTATTTCTATTTCCAATAAAATTCACACAGTAAGAGATTTGGTTAACTTATTAAGCAAGAAAAATACAGAAAATGTTTTTATTTCAAATAAAGATATTAGATTGCATGAGTTTAAACCAAAACATGACAATCTCATCAGAAAATCCACGTACTCCATAGGAGAGGTACACGATAAGGTTAAAGATGTTTTATTTGAGAAAGATAAAAGACTTGCAAAAGTTGATTTCGATGGGGATTTAATTAAGGGTAACAGCCAGAGATACCAGACTTTTTTCACTAAAGGCTGTAAATGTGCAGTTTGTGGAATTGAAGGAAAATATTTTGCAAAAGAAAGACATTTGCAGGATAAGAATTATCATCTGAATTTGTATGCAGTTGATGATAATGGTGATGAAATTTTAATGACAAAAGATCATATTATACCACGCTCAAAAGGTGGTATTGATGATATTAGTAACTATCAAACAATGTGTAAGCTTTGTAATGAAGCAAAAGGCAACAAATTAGAAGATTAAAAATAAGAAAGGAAAAATAGAAAAGTTCCTATAGGATAAAGTGCGCACTACTTACTAAGGTAAGAGGAACTTATGTATTGTGCTTATATCACAACATTAAAAGGATTAAGAAAACATAGTAACGCTGATAGATTACAGTGTGTAGAAGTATTTGGACAGAATGTAATTGTAGATTTGAGTTATCATGAAGGGCAGAAAGTGGTCTTCTTCCCATCTGACGGTCAGTTATCACTTGAGTATGCAACAGATAACAACCTTGTAAGGAAGAAAGACGAAAGCGGAAACAACATTGGTGGTTATATGGATGCTGAGAAGAGAAATGTAACCGCTATTAGACTTAGAGGTGAGAAGTCAGAAGGACTTGTATTACCTGTTGAGACGCTTTCTAAGTATACAGATATTTCAAAATTAAAAGATGGCGATCAGATTACAGTTCTTGGTGGTCATGAGATTTGTCAGAAATATATTCCTAGTGGAAAGAATCGTTCAAGAAGTGATGGAAATAGTTCAAATAAGAAGAACAAGTTTCAGAAAGAAACAGTATCATATCCATTTTTTGAGGAGCATAAAGATACTGCACAGCTTGCATATAATATGTCAGCATTTAAGCCAGGAGATACAATTTATATTACTCGTAAGCTCCATGGAACATCAGCTCGTACTATGAAGACTGTTAAGGTTACAAAGAAGAATAGTAAACTGAGAAAGTTCTTACATATGCAGCCAAAGGTTACAAGAGAAGTTTCTGTTGTATCTGGTAGCAGAAGAGTTGTATTAAAGGATATGACAAAGAATGATGGATATTATTCTGATAATGGATTTAGAAAGAAGTACCACGATTTATTAAAAGACAAGCTTCCTGAGGGTGCTGAGATTTTCTATGAAATTGTAGGATATGTAAATGAAACAACACCAATTATGGGTTCAGTATCTAATAAAGGAGTTAAGGAAAAAGAATTTACAAAGAAATTTGGTGACATCACAACATTCTCATATGGTTGTGAGCCAGGCGAAAATGAGATGTATGTATATCGAATGACAATGACAACAGCAGACGGAACAGTTGTTGAAGTGCCTTGGGAGATTGTAGAGGTATGGTGTGACAAGTTGGGTGTTAAGCATGTACCTGATTTAGAGAAGTTTATTTTTACTACACCAGAAGATTTGAAAGAAAGAGTAAATAAATATCTTGATGGTATGCCAGCAGATGAAATCGGTAAGACACATGTTGCCGAAGGTGTAGTTGTTCGTATTGATAACAGAGCAACATTCACGGCTTATAAGGATAAGGTGTTTGAATTTAAGGTAATTGAGGGGATCGCCAAAGATACATCTGATGTACCTGATATGGAAGAAGCTGAAGAATTATTTGAGGAGACTTTAAATGAATAAACCTACAATGTGGGTACTCGTTGGACTGAGTGGTAGTGGCAAGTCAACCATTGCTACTCAGATTGCCAATGAGAATCCAAATACAGTAATCGTATCATCAGACGCAATTCGTGAAGAATTAACAGGTAATTACGAAGATCAAGAACATAACGAAGAAGTGTTTAAGATTTTTCACGATAGAATCCGCAAGAATTTGGAGAATAAAAAGAATGTAATTGCAGATGCAACTAATCTAACTATGAAATCTCGTAGAGCAATTATGATGAAAGTAAATGGTTTAAATGTCAGAAAAGTATGTGTAATTATTCCAAAGCCATTTAAACAGTGCAAAAAAGATAATCTACATAGAGAACATCCTGTACCTGATTTTGTGTTGGATAAGCAGATTAGAAAATATCAGATTCCGTTCTACGAGGAAGGATTCGATGAGATTATTATTCATAAATTTCATAATGCTAATGCAATGACCACAGGTGGATTGATTGCTAAAATGAAAGATTTTGACCAGAAGAATCCTCATCATACTATGACTTTAGAAAATCATTGCTTTAATACATATGATTTATTTACAGAAAAAGGACATAAAGCTGAATACAATATTGGAGCAGTTCTTCATGATTATGGCAAACTATACTGCCAGACAATTGATGAAAATGGTATAGCTCATTATTATGACCACCCATCTGTCGGATGCTATTTGGTTTTAGAGAGTTTAATGGAAGAGTTTAATAAGGTTGTATTAGATATATGTTTCCTCATCAATTACCATATGATGCCTTTTAGTTGGGATACTGATAAAGCAAAGCAGCGTTGGAAAGAAAGATTTGGAGAATATAAATATAAGATGCTTTTAGATTTCAATGAATGTGATAAAGCGAGGTAAGTGTATGTGTAATCGTTGTGATTATGACTCACCTGATAATCGAATATATGTAGATCCATTGACGAATGAATATTATTTGGATATAGAAACATCAGAATGGGATGAATATGACGATGGATTTGTTCATCAGGAAGAGTATATTGCATATTGTCCTTGGTGTGGAAGAAAGTTAGGAGAATAAAGATATGAGGATAGAATTAATTAGATTAAAATTTAACGACACTCATTCGTACAAGTATAAGCCATTTAAGTATTGTTGTGATGAAATTCAGAATAATGAGTGCATAGAATTTACAAACGAAAATTTAACAAATTTTAATGTTGATTATGATAAAGAATATGGTTTTATTCCTCAGCTCTGTACTTCACATACAGAAGTTATTACATCGTATGAAGATGAATGGGAACAGACAGACAATTATCCAATCCAGTTTTGTCCTCATTGTGGCAAAAAGATTGAGATTTCAGTCGTAGAAGAGATTAATGTATCTGATAAGTACAATGAATTATCTAAGCAGCGTAATGAATTATGGAAGAAGTGTCAGAGAACAGATAGTAAGAAGAAAGAATCTGAATTAAGAGAGCAAGTTAGAAAGCTTGATAAACAGATTGATAGTTTCTATTGGTTAGATGAGTGGAAAGAGGACGTATATGTATAAACAAATTATTATTGCTAGAAAAGATTTGAATATGAGTTCTGGGAAGCTCGCAGCTCAAGTCAGCTACGGCTCTATGGCATTTCTTAGTTGGTTTATTAGAAATAATGCCGATTTAGATGGTCATGTCGATGGCTATATTGACGAAGATATTCTTCACAATTGGATTGAGGGTGAATTTACAAAATGTGTTCTTCAAGCCAAGAATAAGAATCAGTTGCTAAAAGCTAAGACTATGGCAGAAGAATTAGGAATGGTTGAAGGCAAAGATTTCTGGCTCATAAAGGATAACTATCACACTGAATTAGAACCAGAAGAAGATGGTAGAACACTTACTGTAATTGGTTTTAGACCAATGGACAGTGAACTTATTGATCAGATTGGAAGAAAATATCATTTATATATGTAGAAATGGAGAATAATAAAATGGCAAATAGATTATTATTTGAGAAAGATATTATTAGAGCAGTTGATAGGCATACGAATGACGATAGTAAGTTAGATGATGATATTAGCTGTATTCTTGAAGAAGTTGAAACAGCTACAATAGAACTTCCACCTATTATATTATCTCCAAAAGTAGAAACTAAACCAGTGCAGAAACAGAGACGAGTATTATTATTCGAGAATGAGAATCTTGACTTAGAGCAGCGTGGTAACAGATATTATTTATCCCTTTATGATAAGGAAGGAAAATTTCAGAGAGAAGTAACTATTGACGTGAAAGACGATTACAAAGTTGGACTTTGTAATGGTAAGTAAAGGAGATTGTTTATGAGAGACGAAGAAACAAAGTTATTATTTCAGGCATTGAGTCAGATTTTAGCCAATCAGGATGACATTAAGAAACACTTGGGGCTTAATAAACTTGATTCAGAATATGGTTGGAATGACGAAGATACGATGAAATTGTCAAGAAAGTGTTCAGAAACAGCGGATGATTTTGAACATAATGATAATGATTCTAGTAACTATTGGTAAGGAAATTCAGGTTTCTTTTGGTTACAAAGAAAGAATATTAGAGCGAGGTGAACGATTAATGTCTTTGGCATATAAAAATGACACATACAACTATAATGGCGAATATGAAATGGGTTCATTAAATAAGTTTGCACAAGCAGAAAGAAGATTGTCTGCAAAGAAACAAGCATTGGATGATATGAAGAATGAATATAACCTTATTGAACAACAAACATTTCGCATTTATAAAGAAAACATCCAGTATATGCTGCTTGATCAGCCGTCCACGATTAAAATGTGTAGAGAATGGTTAAATATGTTATTAAAAAATCAGGATACGGACGGTAACAAGCTTGACAAAAGAAAGAAGTATAAAGAAAAGGAAACATATGATTGGTATGTCAATTATATTAAAAAGCTTCTTGATATTGAGTATATGAATGATGTTAAATTCATTGACTTTAATTTTGGGCAAGCTACTAATATTCAGTTTGAATATAAAAAGCATAATTGGCGTTTAGAAATTCCTCATATTAAAGCTATCAAATTAGATGCATATAAGAATTATGGTGGCAGTGTATTTGAACTTGCGTTAGTACACAATGATATAGAATATAGTTGTAGTTGGTCGCAGTTTGGCTCTACATATGAGGAAGATGAATTAAGAGATATTATGACACAAGGTATTGAGAAATATTGTAATTAGTTGGGAGTAACTTTACAAGAAAGCAACATATCCTTGGATTATAGAAAAGAGGTGATTAAGTGTTAGTACCTGCAATTTTATATAAAGAACAGATTGGGAAAGAATTTCAGAAATATTACTATACAACAGATATGATGTATGAAACTGGTTGTATGTGCAATTGGAGTCCTGAAATTGCAGAATATCCAAATGAGAGTCAATTCCAATATGCAATAGTTGATAAGAACGAAAAACTCATTGGCTATTTAGGATATTCCGTTGATTGGTATGTATCTAAAGCATATAACTTTGGATTGTTCTCATTTGACAGAGGAAATATCTTGGTTGGTAGGGACGTATTCGATAAATTAGAAGAACTGATTAAAACATTACATAGAGTTGAATGGAGAGCTGTTGGTGGAAATCCTGCTTGTAGAGGTTACGATAACTTTATCGAGAGACATAATGGAACGAAACATGTTCTGAAAGATTCAATTAAAGATAAGAGTGGTAAATATCACGATGATATTATTTATGAGATTGTGAGTGGAGAATAATACATTGGAGGTGAAAACATAATGGGAATGTATACAGAGATTAATGTGTGTTTTGATTTGTTAAGGAACACACCGAAAGACATTGTAGATATTTTACATTGTTTTGTAGAAGGAACAGATGTTGAATAAATTTAAAGGAGAATATTAAACATGGAAACAATTTTAAGATTATTAGCAGAGAATCCAGAAAGTTTAGGAGCGGTAGTAAAGACATACATTACAAAGTACAAAGAGCCTGTATATGATATTTTGAAGGAACTCATGATTATTGCAAAGGATTATTCTGAGAACACTGAGTATCCTGCAATTCAGGCGAGAACTAAGAAGAATATGTTTGATGCATATGTAAGTGTTGGTTTTACAGAGGATCAGGCATTAGCACTTATGATTAACGACAATATTCAGCTTATGAAGAATATTCAGAAGTCAGTTAATAATACTTCTGTAAAAAATAGTAAGTAGTGGTTTCGCAGTAAACCAATCTTTCTTTGAAATTTTTAATCATATCTAAGCCATTCGGCTATGGGAATCCCAGTAAATAAGAGAATAAAATATTAGAAAGGTGGTGAAAAGTAGTGCATCCAAGTGATTTTTTTGAAAATTGCTCATTAAGAACTGGAATTGATACATTTGAAATTTTTGATGAAGATTTGAAACAAAAATTAAAAAGTATTCATCCTAAAAATTTCTTAAAAACAAAAATTACCCTACCTGTCTATAAGATAAATCTATATTATGTGACAGAAAAAGGAAATTACAAGACAGTTGACAGATATACTGTAATGGATTCGGAGTCAGATGATGAGTATGTAGATTTTTGGATAGATATGTTTATTCGGGATTATAACAAAGATAATCCAAATCATAAAATGATAAAATGTGAAGTCAACAGTATTGAACGAATCTGCGAGGCTGTGCTACCACTTGGTTAGTTTTTCACCATATGTATTTAATGCCTTTGATTAGCAAAGGTTGTCACAATGATTCATAAAACGGATCATTGGTTTATATGAATCGAAAAAGTAATGTGATAGTGACGTAAAAAGACACTCACCAAGTATGGCTTTACCTCATTGAAATGAAATAAATTTCAGTGAGGAAAGTACATATTGGTACAGAAAGCTAATACAATTGAAGAATTATTACAGGATTGTCCTGTAAACTCAGTAATAGGAGATAATTTAATAAGAGCATGGTCGAAAATTAACAGTCCTAAATATTTACATATTCTTTGTAGTGTTTCTGGCGGTTCAGATAGTGACGATATGATTGATATCGTTTGGAGATGCGACAGAGATGATAAGGTTATTTATGTGTGTTTTGATACTGGTCTTGAGTACCAAGCTACAAAAGAACATCTTGATTATCTTGAAGAAAAATATAATATAAAAATTCTTAGATATAAAGCAATTAAACCAATTCCATCGTCTTGTAAACAGTATGGTCAACCATTTTTATCTAAGCAAGTCAGCGAATTTATCCAAAGATTACAAAGTCACAATTTTCAATGGGAAGACGAAAAATTTGATATTCTGTATAAAAAATATCCAAAATGTAAATCTGCATTAGAGTGGTGGTGTGGAGAAAAGGGCGAAGGAAGTCATTTTAATATATCATGCAACAAATATTTAAAAGAATTTATGGTTGCAAATCCACCAACTTTTAAGATTTCTAATAAGTGCTGCCAATATGCAAAGAAAGATGTGGTACATAAAATTTTAAGAGAAGGCATTTGTGGTAATGGATTGCTACCAATTGATCTACAAATCGTAGGGATTAGAAAAGCCGAAGGTGGAGCAAGATCAACTGCATATAAAAGTTGTTTTGATGAAAATGATTCTGGTTGTGATAATTATAGACCTTTATTTTGGTATAAAGACTCAGACAAAATAGACTATGAAAATGCTTATGATATTGAACACAGCAAGTGTTATACAGAATACGGACTGAAAAGAACTGGTTGTGCAGGCTGCCCATTTGGTAGAGATTTTGAATACGAATTAGAAGTAATTCAAAAGTATGAACCGAAACTTTATAAGGCTGTTAATAATATTTTTGGAGATTCTTACGAATATACAAGGAAGTACCGTGAATTTGTAAAGAAAATGAATAAAAGTAGAGAATAACAAAGTGAGAGGTTACGAAAGCCTTGAAAAATAAGGCTTTTTAGAATCTAAAAATATAAAAATATTACATACAAAGGAGATTAAAATGAAGAACACAAATTGGAAAGTGCCAGTAATTATTGGCGTAGGAGTATTAGCAGTTATTTTGATGATTGTATTTGGTGTACAGAGTTCGCAGAATAAAGCTATTGCACTTGAGGAGCAGGTAAATACAGCATCATCAGATATTAAGGTACAGGAAAAACGAAGAGTTGACCTTGTGTATAACCTTGCTGATTGTGTAAAACAGTATGACAAACACGAAGCTGATACATTGACAGCAGTTGCAGATGGTCGTGGATCAACAGGAGATATTGAGAATGTAACAACAGCTATTACAGCAGTTGCAGAAGCATATCCTGAGCTGAAGTCCAATGAGAACTATAAGACTCTTATGAATGAGTTATCTATGACAGAGAATATGATTGCAGAGTATCGCAGCAATTACAATAAACAGATTAAGGAATACAAGCGATATGTGAGAAAGTTCCCTACAAGACAGTTTCTTGGATTGCTTGGATATGAAGTGCAGGAATATGAGTATTTGGATTACAACGCACCCGTTGATGCTCCACAGGATTTATTTAAAGAGGATTAGTCTATGAGATATGGTAGAAAAGGTTTTGATTTTGGCGATTTTGAAATAACAAAACGTGAAATCTTGGCTAGTATTTCTATCATTGCAGTTATGATTCTGTTTGGTATTCTGATTTCTTCCAAGATTTCAGAACACCAAATGGATAAAAATGAAATTTATAACAAGGCTGTCAAGATAGAAAGTCAAGAAATGTTCCAATACGGAATGGATACAAATGTTGGTAATGCGTTTGTATATGGTGATTTGAAAGCGGTAGATACAGTTACCTGTCCTGAAATTGGTGGAGAATATATGTATGTAGAAAAAGTCAAAGAGCGATACACAATGCATACAAGAACTGTTACTCATACCGATTGCAAAGGACATTCGTATACTACAACAGAAACATATTGGACTTGGGATAGAGTTGGAAGTGAAGATATTAAGTGCAAGGAAGTATCATTTTGTGGTGTGAATTTCGCAAGTAATAAGATTGATTTACCTGGTACTGATTATATTGACACAATTAAGGAGTCAAGTCATGTAAGATATAAATATTATGGTGTTGAAACTGAATATAAAGGAACAATTTTTACAGATTTAAGAGATAAAACTATTCCAGATAATACATCCTTTTATAATAATTCGACTATTGACGAGACGATAGAAAGGCTAGAATCTGATTTTCCAATTATTATTTTCTGGATCTTTTGGATTATTTTAATCGGTGGAGTGGTATTTGGATTCTACTATTTAGATAACAGATGGTTGGATTAGAAGGAAATTTTTCTTTCCTTTGGACAGATTGGAGGTGTGAAATGAAAAAGTATTATAGACAAGCAATCGCATTTCTTTTGGTATGGTTTTGTAGTGGTGTAACAATGTATTCTTATCAAGTAGAAAATAAGATACTTGGAATCACTTTTACACTTTTAAGTTTCTTATATTGGTTCATTATAGATAAAGATGAATAGGAGAATAAATACATGGGACAGTTAATTGATAAAACGGTATTACGAAAAGAATTATCTAAGCTGCCATCTGAAATGGGGGTTGTAAGGAAGTCTGATGTAATGCAGATTCTTGGCAGTCAGAAATGTGCTTACGATATAGATAAAGTCGTGAAAGAATTAGAAGAAACACATAAACGATTCTGTAATTCAGTAGTTTGTGGTGGAAAGGGTAATTCATATTTATGCGAAGATTGTGAGGAATACATTTTAGTAAGCCATTATATAAAAGCAGTTAAGGATGGTGGAACATGTCAATAGGTGATGGAAGAAAAACATATTCCGACAGTACATTAAAATCTATGACAAAAGATGAGCTGATTGATATTATTCGTTGCTTAGAAAGTAATCTTAGAAATGCTCGTGAGACAAATAATATTCAGTATGAGAATTGTAAGAGATTGTTGAGTGGAAATGAGACAATTCAAGATAAGTATAAGAAGAAATTCGATGAACAGACGGAAGCTTGGATTAAAGCAGGATTGACATTATTAGAATCAGAAAAAGAAGAATTGATGAGAATGTCGCAGTTAAGAGAATAAGTAATTGTAAACAATAATTTTTATATCATAGGAGGAAATAAATATGATGAACAATTTTTTAAATGGTATGTTTGGCAAGGTAGGAAGTGGAATGTGTAGACTTTCTATGAATGGTGGAATTGCAGTTAAGACAAATGGTGGTTATAAGACATATAACATCAAGACTGGCAAGCTCACAAACTGTAGTAACTTTGTATTTGATATCGGAGAGGAATTCTTCTTTATTATTCCAACTAATAAGGTAGAGAAGGGTGATATCATTCTTGTAAATGGCAAACCAAGATGCGTTATTGAAGCTGATAAGACAAAGATCACAGTAATTAATTATGAGGACTCAACAATCGAAACTGTACTTCCTGAAAGACATGTATTTATGGGTAATACATATTTTTATGGCAAGATTGTTTCAATGTTTGGTAGTGACATTATCAAGGGTAAGAAAGGCACAAACAATATCTTCAAGTATATGATGCTTTCTCAGATGATGAAGGGTGACAATGGCTCTACTGGCATGATGAATGGAAATGGTGGAATAAGTTCTATGTTACCACTTATGATGATGGGTGGAAATATGGGTGATATGTTTGACGGAATGTTCGACTTTGATATGAGTAGCAACGATGACGATGATACAGAAGTAGATGAAGAGGAGGAAGCATAATATGGGATGTGGTTCATGGACAAGAGATAGTTATGTAAGTTATTCAACAACAAAGGGTATGAGTGTTTCAACGGATGGTATGATTAGAGGTTCTTATTCTAATCAGGATATGTTTAAGGCAAGAAATATTGATTCTGCACTTGATCCTAAGAATGTTATTAGAGAGTGTTGCGATACAGAGGAACATCCAAACACAATCCCTGTTATTCTTGCACTTGATGTTACAGGGAGTATGAATGATGTTTCTGTTGAAATAGCAAAGAAACTCAATGTTATTATGACAAAATTGTATGAAGATATTACGGATGTTGAATTTATGATTATGGGAATTGGTGATTTAGCTTATGACAATTCTCCTATTCAGATTTCACAGTTTGAATCTGACATTAGAATTGCAGAACAGTTAGACAAATTATGGTTCGAAAATGGCGGTGGAGGTAATGATTATGAATCTTATACTGCTGCGTGGTATATGGGCAGTAGACATACTAAAATAGATTGTAACAAAAGATATAAAAAAGGAATTATTATTACAATTGGGGATGAAAGACTTAATCCATATTTGCCTAAAAATGAACTTGAGTATATTACAGGAGATAAACTTCAGGGGGATATTGAGACTAAAGAACTTTACCATGAAACCAGTAATAAATTTAACATTTATCATCTTGATGTAGATCATAGATGCCATTATGATGCAGATAATATTAAGTCATCTTTTATGAATTATTTGGATGAAAATCATTTTAAAGTAGTTAATTTAAATAATGTTGTTGATGAAATTATCACGATTATTAAAAATGAATCAACTAATGGAATCGTTCACAACGAAGATAGTAATGGAATTACATGGTAAAAAGAAAATTAAATTATCCAAATGGGATGATAGTAGATCTATCTAATATTAGAATATCAAATAACAAATATGAATGGGATAAAAGCGTTGGAGCAAAAATCCCATTCATATACAATGGAGTAGAGGATTACTTTATATTAGAAGATTATAAAAAATCAAAAATAACAATTTCATATAAAGATTTAACAAAAACTATTTCATGTAGCCACTTTTTAAGAGAAGAAAGATGTGGAAGTGTTACCGATTTATTTCACAGGATAGCTTTGTTAAAACCATATTTAATTGATTATGTAGAAGACAGAAAATTATTCTTTTCATTATCAAGTGCAAGTAAAAAGAAGATTTGGTTTAAATGCCCATATTGTGGATACCGAGAATATATTTCTGCAAGAACTCTTTTCAAGCGTGTTAATATATGTCCTATATGTTCAGATGGTATTTCTTATCCCGAAAAATTTATTAGTAATATGTTGCTTCAATTGAATATTAAATTTGAAAAACATAAAACTTTTGATTGGTCTTTTGGTAGAGAATATGACTTCTATTTTAAATATAACGATGAAGAATTTATTATAGAGGCTAATGGCAGTCAACATTATAGAGCTGAATTTGAACGACTTGGTGGAAGATCTTTTGAAGAAGAATATAAAAATGATGTTTATAAAGAAAAACTTGCCAAAAATAATAATATTAATTATTACATAAAATTTGAGTGCTCAGAATCAAATAAAATCCACATGATAAATGCGATATATAATTCTATTTTTCATGTATATTTTGAAAATGAGGGGATTTTTAACAATATAAATTTTGAGCAATGTGATTATTTTGCCACAAACAATTCTACTTTTAGAGACATATGTAATATGTGGAATTCAAGTAAAACAATTACAACAACAGATATTGCTAATAATCTAAATTTAGACATAAGAACAGTAATTAAATATTTAACCAAGGGCAATGAATTTAACATGTGTAAGTACACAACAGAAATTGGAAAGAAACGTGGCAGAATCAAATATGAAAAAATACGATACGGTAATCAATTAGAAAATAATGTAGGATAGGAGATTTAAGAGATGAAAGACATTAAGATTGTGATAGGTGCTAATTTTGGAGATTGTGGAAAAGGATTAATGACAGATTATTTCTCACAGAAACCTAATAGTATTGTTGTTTGTTCAAATGGTGGTGCTCAGAGAGGACATACCGTAACAACGCCTGAAGGAATCAGACATGTCTTTCATCATTTTGGATCTGGAATATTCAATCATGCAAGTACATATTTATCTGAGGATTTTATTGTTAATCCAATTATTTTTAAGCAGGAATATGATGAATTGATGAAATTAGGATATATTCCAAATGTTTATATCAATCAAAACTGTATGTTGACTACACCTTTTGATATGATGGCAAATCAGATTATAGAAGAAAATCGTGGAAAAAATAAACATGGTAGTTGTGGCTTGGGAATTTTTGAAACTATCAAAAGATATAAAGCTGGCATAACTGATGTAGATAATCATATCAGGGAATATTACTTAGAACAATTTGAAAGAGAGAATATTATATTAACAGATGAATGGTCAAAAATATTCCTTGATAATGGTATATTTGAACACTTTTTAGATGATTGGGATTTTATGAATAATCACTCATTGACTATATCAGATAATTATTTCTTAAATCAATTTGACAATATTGTATTTGAAGCTGCACAAGGTTTATTGCTTGATCAGAATAATACAGAATATTTTCCACATCTAACACCGTCTAATACAGGTATTAAAAATCCCAAGAGAATAATTGAAAATGTTGAATGGAATGATGAGATAAATATTGAAACTTGTTATGTATCTCGTACTTATTTAACAAGACATGGTGCTGGTAAATTTCCATCTGAATGTAATAAGAGATTTATCAATGAGTATATGTTTGATAAAACAAATGTACCAAATCCATTCCAGGATACATTAAGATATGGAACACTTGATTTAGGAGAATTATATAGTAGATGCTCAAAAGATATAGGAAACTTTGGAGATAAAAAATCAATCGCCATTACACATTGTAATGAATATGATTGGGATAATGATAAATTGATTGAATTATTTAAGGATTGGAATATTTATTACTCAGATGGCGAAACACATAATGATGTGAACTGAGATCATGAAAGATTCGTTTCTTTTGAAAATGTGGAGGTAAAAATGGAGAAATTTTATATTGTAACAAATGAGAAATTTCTAAAAGAGATTACTGATTATCGAAAGCATGGAGAAGAAAGAAGAATAGTAGCAAATAATTTTTTCGAGGATAAAGGTATTACTGGAAAAGAATATTATATTAGCGGAGATGGATCTGTAAATCGTCCATTTGAAGAGTATGAGAAGCATAATATAAGATTATATATTACTGATTGCAATGAAAATAATCAGAAATTTGGTAAAGAGTTGCTAAAGCCAAATAAACTATTCTGCGATTCTGATACGTTAATGAGAAAATTTAGGGCTAACAGTAAGACTTTAAAAGAGTTTCAGGATTTATGTATTAAAAAGAATATTGTCATTAACAATCATCCGATTCGAGTAGGAGACTATTTTAAAGAACTGCATTTAGGTGGGTATTCTATTTCAAGATTTGAGTATGAGAATAAGTTATACTTGAATATTTCTACAACAAAATATGAAACTATTACACCAGATGATGATACAGGTTTTACAGAAATTAAAGGCAGCGAATTTTATAAAGCGCTTGAAGAATTTGAATCGAAGAATGGATAAATATCGTTTCCTTTAGAAATAATTTTAGAGAAATTGAGGAGAGAATAAATATATGAATACAAAAATTATTAGTGCATTTCATGCTTGTGGGAAAACATATACTTTTAAAAAATTAAATGAGAAAGGCTATAAAATTCTAGATAGTGATAGTAGTCAGTTTAATTGGTGTTATTATCATAATCCAGTAAATTCAGATAAATTTGAAAAGTACCGCAATCCTGAATTTCCAAAGAATTATATTCAGCACATTAAAGAGAATATTGGGAAAGTTGATTATATCTTTATAAGTAGCCATAAAGAAGTTATAGATGCTTTGATCAAGAATGGGATTCATTTCACATTAGTTTATCCTGATAAAAAGATGAAAGCTGAATGGGTTGGTAGATGCTTTTTACGTGGAAGCGGTGAAAAGTACTGTCAGCTCATTGCAGACAATTGGGATAAATGGATTGATGAAATGGAAGAAGTAGAAGATTGTGATAGATATATTCTTGGTGAAGACGACTCGATTGATTCAGATGACTTAGATAGATATTACTACTTAGGAGAATTAATCGAAAAAGGATTGATTTAAAGAGCGAATAACAATAAGTAGGAAGTATTCTGAAAGAGTAATCAATCAGGAAAAGAAAGGAGAAAACAACAGATTGAACAGTAGCATTTTTGTTCCTAAAACGATAAATGTTGGATATCAAAATCGTTCAGGAACTTATACGGGAAAACTTGCCTATGTCATTTACTATGACGAAAAAGGTAAGCTGCGAAAAGAAGCATCGTGGAATAGTTGGCGTGATGATAAGATTCCAAATGATGAATTTGAGAATGTTCCAACAGAAGGATTTGTACTCAATAAGAAAGCTGGCGATTACTCTACAGGATGGGATCATAGACATGCTTATTGTAGAGTATATGATCCAAGAGGATTTGAGTTTGAAATTACAATTGAGAATTTATTATATATTCTTGAAAATGCGAATTGTATCAAGGGTAAGGGACTTGAAGGAGAATTTATATATGGATGGGATGGTAAGGATTTAGTTCTTATGCCAGTTGAGTCACCTGACTATAAACAGATTAGTGAGTTTAATAAAATTATCCATAATAATGAAACCATTAAAGCAAAAGATTTAATTATCGGTGCTACATATCTCACAAAAGATAATGAGAGCTGGATTTATATGGGCAAATTTGAAGCTTTTGACTATTGGGAAGGAACAAATAAAGGTAAACATTTTTGGTTTTGGCATAATGGTATTTTTGAACATTATAAATCTTTACCAAAGAATAAACTTATCAAATGTATTGATAACAAATGCAGTGAAAAATATGCAAATATCTACAATAATTTAGAAAGAAACTGTGAGTATTCTCCATACGACAGTTCAAAAAATGAATATAAATATTTCACCTTTGATGAATTTAAGGAAACGCCAAACACAGACTATTGGAGAAGAGGGAATTTTATAAGCGAATATTACAATGGTTGTAAATATGAGTTTGATGTTCAGCCAATAGAAAAAGGTAAAGATCTATTTATTGTTCGTCAAAAGGAGAACATATCAAATAATACTTATTGGGGCTCTTATACAGAATATGTTGAAGTAACCGATATTTTTCCGACTACATCTAAAATGGTTAAATCAAACCGTTATCCATATAAAGACATAGAAGAAAAGCATATGATTCCAGTTACGTTAGAAAAGATTTTTGAAGTGATGAAGCCGATGTATATTCAAAAATATTTAGCAAATGGTAGAGAATATAAAAAGGAGTACGAAATTAAATGAGTAAAAACGATGACAGAATTTTAGAATTAAAGAAACAGATTGAGACAAAAAAGAAATCAATTTCTGAGAAGAAAATCAGATTTATTCCTGAAACAAATTGTGTTCTTAATATTGATGGAATGACAATTAATCTCAACGTGTGTTCAGATGATGCGTTGTTGTTACTTTTGATTAGATTGAATTCATATTTAATGTCTGCTAAGGATCTTAATATGACTGATTTTGAAATTTCAGGATACAGTGTGACAGCATGGATTAAAGATATTAAGAGTAAGTTAGAGGTATCTGGTCTAAAGAAAGAAGAGTCTGATTTGAAGAAAATGGAGAGCAAGCTGGACAAATTACTTTCTGATGATAAGAAAACAGAGCTGGAAATTGATGAGATTGCTGCTTTATTGAAGTAAAGAATTGGAGAAAATGTTGGAGAAAGAAATAATATATATTGCAGATTTAGATCAGGATGTTGATGATGTTGTTGCAGCACATTATCTTCATAACGAAGGCGTATTGAAATGTGTAGTATGTGATCCATATCCAAAATCAGAAGATGGATTGAAAAGGAAAGATATTCTTGAAAGTTTGGGCGTTCAAGTATTAAAGAAAATGCCACCAGTCGCAAAATATGTATTTGTTGGTGGTGCATTAACGCTTGTTGCTGATTATATCAAAATGCATCACATTGACTGGTTAGTAATGAATGGTGGTTTTGTTGGTACAAACATCGCTTCGTTTGAACTGGATAAATTTAAAGGAAAAGAAACAGTAAGAACATTTAATTTTAATTGTGATGTAAATGCAACTGATTATGTATTAAAAGCTGGAAAAGAGAGAATATCTAATATAATACTTGTTGGCAAAAATGTGTGCCATGATTTCAGAAATACAAGAGTTGGCATATGGTCAGATGAGAAATATAAAGAATTATTTGATACATATGATGTTAAAGATAAAAAGCGTCAGCACGATATGTTAGCTTGTCATGAAGGATTGGCATTTTTGAATAATTCTACAAAATATTGCAAGTATGAAATTGTAAAACCATTTAACACAGGTTTGAAAGGAACATATACCCAATGGGGAAGTACAAAAACAAGGGAAACACCGTACAGAGAAGTGTTGGCTGCAATAGAATATGAAGCATAGTAAATTTCGATTTCCTTGGGAGGTAAAAAATGAGAATAGAAGAAATTGCTTTAAGACAAGAAGCAAGACAAATGTTATGTGAAGCTGGTTTAAATAAAGAGGAACTTAAAGAACTGGTATTGAAAGATATAGATGATAAAGTAATTCAAGCGATTGAAAGTAAAATCAAGGGTATTGATTTCGAACAAATGATTATTGATAGAGTCGATAAAGCTTTAACCAAAGCAGTCAATGATATTGTTCGAAAAGAAGTAGAGGGATATTTTTATAACAGAAGGCTCAATATTCGTGCAACTGCTTCATTTGAAGAATAAAAAATCGCAGTAACTTCGATTTCTTTTGGAGAATATACATAAGGAGGATTGATACATACGAATTTAGTACAAGCATTAGAAAAGCAGATTGAGTTCTGTAATCAATTACAAAGTATAAATGTGGGGTATTTGTAAGAACAAAAGCACAATGTGAGATTGTAATGAAATGCATTTCAAATTTATTGTTAGATCGAAGTAATACTCAATTAAGAAATTATGTATGGAAGCTAGGTTGTTATTGGAATAATGGTAATTGTATTGAAGTATTACCTGTAAACGATTCCGTTAGAGGACACAGATTTAATGGTGTAATAATTGAAAATGAAATCGAAAGAGATGTTGTTAATTCTTTGATTATGCCATATTTAATGGTAAGGATTGATTCTACTGAACACAAAATTGAAGAATTTAATAATGTTAAAGAGAGAATATTTACAGTAGATATTAATAATAATGATGTAATTGAAAGTAAAAATCATTCAATTTATATTTCGACTGGCTGGCAAAGAAACATGTTAAGTAGAGGATTAAAAAATTCAAATATATTTATTGATGATTTATGCGAAGAAAGTTTTAAGAAGGAGTATACATGTATGTTTAATAATCACACAGCAGCTTTTAGAGTTGCACAGGTAGGAACAGATAAGATTTATATTTACAATGCGATTGGTATCCCAAAGGAGAATATTAAATATAAGACAGAGTTTGTCAATAGAACCAAGGAAACTTATTTGAATATCAAAGGTGGACATAAAGTTGAAGGTATTGGATTTGAGAATGAAATTGATGTTCATTTACTTATTGATACTAATGTATATGATAAGTATGAAGTTGATTTCCATGATGGTCTTGTTTTTGTTTTTTTACATGAGATTATTAATGAAAAACCTGTTTTAGAGGATATTTCAAAGAATGATTAAAAAAGAGAATAACATATTGAAAGAGAGGTACATATATGCCAGTACATGATGATTTAGGCTGTCGCATGAAGACATTTTATGAGCAGATTCCTAAGACAAAATTGATGAGAAGGTGTCCGGTTGCTATCAGAATTGATGGAAAGGCGTTCCATACATTTACAAAAGGATTTCAGAAACCATTTGATAAAGTGCTAATTAACTCTATGCAGGAAACAATGAAATATTTATGTGAGAATATTCAAGGCTGTGTTCTTGGTTACACGCAGTCAGACGAGATTACATTGATTCTTGTTGATTATAAGAAACTCACATCTTCCGCATGGTTTGATTATGAAGTGCAAAAGATTTGTAGTATTGCAGCAAGTATGGCTACGATGGCATTTAATAGGGCTTTTGCTAATAATGTAGGAGATTGTTGTACATATAGTTACGAATGTATGGATAATACTCATGAAAACTATGAACATATTTTATCTTTAGCAGTTGATAAAGGTGCAATGTTCGATGCTCGTTGTTTTAATATTCCAAAAGAAGAAGTAACAAATCTCGTATATTGGAGGCAATTAGATGCTTCTCGTAATTCAATTCAGATGGTAGGTCAAGCTAATTTTTCACATAAAGAATTACAGAATAAGTCATGCAATGATATTCAGGATATGCTTATGACTCAGAAAGGTATTAACTGGAACGATTTGCCTACTTATCAGAAGAGAGGAAGTTGTTGTGTAAAAAATAAGATTGTTATTGGATCTGATGGAGTTACATCAACTGTACAGTTAAGAGACACTTCTAAATCAGAAAATGAGTGGATTATTGATACAGATATTCCTATTTTCAAGGGTGAAGGTAGAGAATATATTGATAGATTGATATTTGTTGGTGAAGAGTAAATGATATACTATATATAGTGATTGCAAAATGTTATAAACACTATATATAGTATGAAAATCAAAACCAAAAGAATCTGACATTTCTTAGTGCAATTTTAAAGGAGAATTATAGAATGAGTGATATTTGTAAAGATAGAGAAGCTTTAAAACCTAAATACGAACAGTTTATTCAGACTGAAAGAGGTAAAGAATGGAAACATTTTTGGCAAACAGAAATAGGGTCTCAGAACGATGGAGATTTTGGAGACTATTTGTATGATTTTTATCCAGAAATGTTGCAGTAAGGAGAAAAATAAATGGCGAAAAAGAAAAGTTTTGGTGTAAGTCCAATAACAAATACAATCTACTATGGAACACAGGATACAGAAAAACATATGTGGGTTGGACAGAAAACAGATGTTACGAATGATGTGATAGCTGCTGTATATGAATGGTTTATGGGTAATATGGAAGACTCTGAAGGTAAGAAAGAAGAATATCAGATCACATATCCTAGTACAGAGTTTGAATTAGTAATGAGAAGAAAGAAAACAGAGAGTATATAGTTGGAGGTGAGAAACAAATGAATTTACAGGAAAATGTAAATAAGTCACTAATGTTATCAAAGGTGGAACAGATGCATGATTTTAGAGGTTGGGCAAGAAAACTTCCTGCTTTTCACTTTGATAAAGAATGGGATGTAAAAATTATTCCACCATTTGTAGGTGCGATTATCAGATTTGTAATTGATTATAACGGAAAACATGTGTCAGTATATTTTGATGCGTATTCAGAACTTGGATGGATGTGTGATAAAGATGAGCAACCAATTCCGTATTTTGAATACTATGATGGCGTAGATGTACACAGATATTATTTTGATGAGTCAGAGCAAATGATGGCTGATATTAGAAATTTCTTGAATAATTAGTCTTAGCGATTCAGCTAACAATTTCCAAAAATAAGAGAATAAAAGTAAGAGGTAAGAAATGTGAGTATGATAAATTTAAGTTTACACACAATTGTATTGATTGTGTTATGTCATTTAATTGGTGATTATGTATTACAATGTGATTTTATTGCACAAACAAAAGGAGAGAATTAGTATCATTTATTTGTACATTGTGCATTGTATTGTGTTCCATTCTTAATAGTATTCGGTTGGACATGGCAGTTGGCAGCAATCTTTATTTCACATCTGATTATTGATTCGTTGAAAGCAAGATGGAATAGGATTACATACACTAAAGACCAGACATTACATTATATAATCGGAATGCTTTATCTTATTGGTTAATCAACCAAACAATTTCCAATAAAAATGAAAACCAAATAGAGAATAAACATATAGGAGAATCTTATGTGGATTAACAGAACAAAATATGAAGTCGAAAAACTGAAATATAGACAGAGAATATCTTATTTAGAGAATCTTATCTGTCCATGTGAGTCACATGATTATGTTGAAATAGCTCACGAAATTATAGACGAACATAGTACAGTAAAACACATTTTCAGATGTAAGAAATGTGGAAAATTACATGATGAATTAAGTTGACTGTAAATCACTGTTTCATGTGAATTTTGAGGAGGTGAGAAAGTGACAGAATTTAGATTTAATGAAGACTTTGCAAATAATTGGAAGTCAGGGCAGACAGTTACTTGTGAAGAAAAAGAGGATGGTTACTTAGTTGATAAGGTGGCACTGATTGAAAAGGACGAACTTTTAAAACATGGTGAATTTATCACAATGAATGTTGAGATATTAGGACATATGCAATCAAATGGTGTATTTATGTATAACAGAGATTTCAAACCAGGAGATACTGTACAACATTTCAAAGGCGGTTTTTATAAGATTGTTACCATTGGAACTAATACAGAAACAGAAGAAAAGATGGTTGTATATCAGAGCTTAAAGGATCAGAGAGTATGGATTAGACCATATGATATGTTCATCAGTAAAGTGGATAGAGAGAAATATCCAAACGATTATCAGCCATATAGACTTATAAAAGTAAAGATTACTGCTTAGTAATTAGTCTTGAACAATTCAGTTCATAAATTCCAAAAATCAAAACTGAATAGAGAATATAAATATGGGTGGAAGAACAGCATACCCTTGGGTTTTTATACTCAAAAATCACTGTTGAAGATAGATTTTACATAAATTTATTTTCTGTATTCCAGTCGCAAGACTGTTCAAATATAGTTATCAAAAAATTTTATTATATATTATAAGGAGGACATTTTTTAAATGGCAGAAACAAAGAAAAAAGGAAGATTATTTGATTTACCTGAGACAAAGGGTGCGTTCCAGTTAAAGGGAGTTGTGTCTGGTATGGAGAAGGATACGGCATTTAAGGAAATTAAGACCAAGAATGGAAAGCCTATGAGAATGCTTAATTTTGGCACAAGTTATCTTGATGGAGAGACATTATATGTCAATCTTCAGGGAATGGAGCAGGAGAATGTTTATTTCTCTAAGAGAGCTGAGAAGAAGGGCGAAAAGGCTGATACTGTAAAAGTACCTTGGGCTGATAGATTCTCTTATAACCGTGAAGGCTATCGTATGATTGGTAAGAATATTGGTGTAAAGAAGAAGGTTGATTCTGAGGGCAAGACAGTTAATGACAAGAAGGTTCTTACAGATTTTGATGCTTGCAAGGAAGTTAAGGAGAATCTGAAGGACGGTGCAAGTGTATTTATTCGTGGAAATCTTGATTATAGCAGCTTTACAGATGACAAGGGTAATAAGAGAACATCTACAAAGCTTGTTCCAAATCAGATTTCACTTTGTTCAGAGGTCAACTTTGATGATGAGAAGTTTGAGAAGCAGAACGATTTTAACCAGGTAATTATCTTCATGGGCATCGAGCAGGAAAAGGATGATAACGATAAGCCAACAGGTAGATTTATTGTCCTTGCAAAGATTGTTACATACAGCAATATTGAGGATGTTCAGTTTATCATTGAGGATAAGGCTCTCGCTAATAAGTTTAAGAAGTCACTTAATCCTTACAACGCAATTAAGGTAAGTGGACATATGGTTTCTTCTACTCAGACAGAGACAGTTGCAACAGATGATGATGACAACTGGGGTGAAGAGGACAGTATGGAGAAAGTATCTGCACCTACAAAGAGAGAGTTTATTATCACAGGAGCAAAGGGTTCTTCAATTGATAAGGAGCTTTACACAGAGGAGAATGTAACAGAAGCTATTGCAAAGATTAAGAATGCAAATAGAGCAGAGGAGAGTTTCGGTTCTGACTCTAATGATGATTGGGGAGATGGAACAGATCTCGATGATGGAGACGATGAAGCGTGGGATTAATTCTCACAACAGAGAATAACTAAATGGAACGTCAGAAATGGCGTTCCAACAAATCAATATTATAGAATTACGGAGGAATTATTTAATGGCAAAAGCAAGAAAAGCATCAGTAACAGAAAGTAAATTAGGAATGATTTTATATGGAAAACCATTTACAGGCAAGTCAACTATGGCAATGCAGCTTGCATATTTTAAACGTCCAGATGGAAAACCTTTCAGAGTTTTATATCTTGATCCTGAGTCTGGTTCAATTGATGATTACCTTGGCGACTTAGAAACAAATGGTGTAAATCTTGAAAATATTTATATTGTTTATACTCAGTCACTTGGAGAAGTTAGACAGTATATTGCAAAAGTAAAGAATAATGAAGATTTTTATGAGTTAGATGATGATGGTAATGAGACAGATGATGTTGTTGTAGATGCAGATGGTGAACCATTTAGAGCAGATGCAATTGTTGTTGATGGTACTACAATTCTTAACTTAACTACAAAACAGGGTTTAGTTGAGTTTTCAAAAAAGAGAAATAAAGTTAAGGCTGATAAGGATGGACTTGTAGGAGATGCCAGACTTGTAAAAATTGAAGGGGCTGGAATGGAGTTAAAGGATTATCAGACTGTTAATTTCAAAGGGCAGGATTTAATTCTTGATTTAATGTCATCTGGTGTTCATTATATTGTAACTGCAAGAGAAACAGATGAGAAGGAAACAATTAAGTTACCTGATGGAACAACTCAGAGTGTGGTTACTGGAAGAAAGATTCCAGATGGATTTAAAGGAATGGATCACAATGTTAAGACTGAGATTCGTATGTTTAGAAATGAAGACGGAACAGTTTGTGCATGGATTGAAAAGGATAGAACCCATGTACATGATGATTATGTAACTATTGAAGATCCAACATTGGTTGACTGGCAGGCAGTTATTGATAAAACAGCAGGAAAATCAAAATTCGTTCTCAAGAATGATTTAACAAAAGCAGTTGATATTGAACAGGATATTTATAGAAAGGAAATTCTTGGTCAGGTTGGCGAACCAACTGAAGAGGATACTACATCTAATGATGGACATGCAGATATTGAAGCAATTAAGAAAGAAATCATTGCTAAAAGAAATGCACTTCCACCGATTGAGAAGAAAGCCATGAAGGAAAAACTTGAAGCGGCAGGACTTCCTACAGCATACAAGAATGTAACTGATGTTGAGATTCTTAATAAAGTATTAGCAATGTTTGATTAAATTAGGATTATGTAAAGGTAGGATTATGGCAAGATACACAGGTAACAATAAAAATGGTGTTAAAAGAAAATGTGGTTGTTGCGGAGAAAACCTTTATATAAACAAGAATAATATTGACGATGCAATCTACTATGATAAAAAAACATATCATAGTAGTTGCTTTATCAATATATGTCAGAAGCGTATTGCTAATAAAAGGGCAGACGTATCAGCAAAATGGACTTGGGTATATGACCACATTGATTCTATAAAAAAAGATACATATTCACATCTCGCAGTAGCAATAGAGCAAGACGAGATATTTGAGTTTATTAAAGAAGCATATGATTTGACAATTATCCCTACTACCGTGTGGCAGAAGTTGGGTAACATTTACAATGGAACTTTTAAAGGGATGTCGGTAGGTATTCCACCTTCAGACTTACTTGATATGTGGCAAAGAAAAATAGATATGCTTAATGGTATTGCAAAGAAGAATGAAGTAAAAGGTATTCATATGCAGCCAGAGCAACGACTTTCGTATGATTTATCCATTTTGGTTAATAAATATGACAGTTATTTAAGGTGGAAAGAAAAACAGAAAATACTTGAAGCTGAGAAAGAAACAGAAAAATCACAGAATATTGTCAGTCAATCAATTGGTTATACTAACGTGTCCAAAGATAGTAAGGCTGATACAGATGATATTTCAGGCTTGGTGGATGATATTTTTGGATAGGAGATAATATTGGATAATGAACATGAATTAAAAGACTGTAATGTGCAAGCAGAAATCCTATTTGTTGGTTCTATAGCAAAGGATTTAGACTTGATTGTAAATTACAGCACATTTATGAGAAGTAAGTATGATTTCTCTGATCCTGCGACAAAGTTCTTTTATGATAATCTTGAAACGTATTTTCTTACATTTTCACAAACATTAGATGAAACAAAAATGAATGTGTTTATGAGCCAGAATGAAGAACGACTTAAATTATATAAGCAGTATAAAGGTTGGAAAACGCTTCAAAGATTTATGACATTAGCAGATGAAAATGATGTGAAAAATTATTTTGATACTGTTAAGAAATATTCATTGGTAAGAGAGTATGGAAGAAATGGGTTTCCAGTTGAGAAGATATTATCTCATAGAAACTTTGATAAAATGTCACCAAATGACATTTACAGAATTATCCGTACAAAAGCAGATAAGATAAATACAGTAATTAATGCTGGTGAAGAAGCTGTTGAGCTTACTGATAAAAACTCATCTCAAATCGACAAATATCTTGAAAAGCCAAATTTCGGCTTACCGTTCCCTTGGTATATGTATAACGAATTTTTTCTTGGTCTTAGAGAGACAAAGGTTCTCTTTGAGGGATTTCTTTCTAATGAGGGTAAAACAAGAAAGCTTGTACTTTTAGCAGCTTATGTGGCTCTTGTGCAAAATGAGAACTTTTTTCTTATGAGTAATGAGATGGACGAAGAAGATCTTCGTAGTTGTCTTATTACGACTGTTATTAACAACAAAGAGTTTCAAGAGTTGCATGGCGTACATATTACAAAGCCTGAGAAAGAGATTGTATTAGGTGTTTACCATGATAAAAATGGTGACATTATCAGAAGAAAAATTGATGATAATGGTGTTTATCTTGAAAGTAATGAAGATTACATAAAGAGAATAAAAGATACGTCAGAGGAATATTGGAATGTAAAAAAAGTTACAGATTGGATTGATAGTAGTGATCGTAAGGGCAAAGTTATGTTTAAAGATGTTGGAGATGATTATAGCCCTGAGAGAATTGAATTTGAATTGCGTAAAGCAAAGATGGTTCAGAATATTAAATATTATGGTTATGACACATTAAAAGGTTATAACACTGATGATTGGTCACAGATTAAACAATTTGCAACTAAATTGAAAGAATTAACAAAAGAACTTCGTATGAGTGGATATGCAGTATTCCAGTTAAGTGATGATACGGTGTTTACTGATATTTTTAGTTTGAGTAGTAATAACATTGCCAATGCAAAGCAGATAAAGCATGTAGCTGATATTCTGAATATTGGTAAAAAGTTAAATAAGGAAGAATACCATAAATATCAAGTTGTTTTAGAATGTGATTCTTGGGGTGAGCCAGTGACGGAAGATTTGGATTTAAGTAAACAATATTTTTGTATCAAACCAGATAAAAACAGAGCAGGTAGCAAGGACAAGATTATGTTATTTGAGATTGATTTGAACTTAAATATTTGGAAAAATATAGGTTATATCATTAAAAAACCAAAAAATAGTGACTAATTGGAGGGTGGCAGCTTGGATGTAAAAGAGTTGAAGAATTATATATATGAAAATAATTATTGTGAACAGATATTAGAATCCGTTGGTTGCCACCATATCAAATATCATTCAGTTGGAGCATATTGGACTGCTGGTAATCCTGATGGAGATAATAAAGGAGCAATTATTTTATACAACAATGAGTCCCTTATCTGCTTGAATAAAACTCGACAAATGATAAAGGGTAACAGACAAACAGATATTATTGATCTTGTGTGTTATGTTAAAAACCTTATATTTCCAGAAGGATTAAAAGAAATATGCTCAGAAATAGGAATGTCTTATTATCACGATTTTGAAGAGGATATTCCAGATAGTTTTAAAATACTGAAAATGTTAGAAGATATGGATTCTAATATATCAGAAGAGAAAGAAAAACCATTACAACCTATTTCGGAAAAAATACTTTCGTATTATAAGCCTTATGTAAATGATTTATTCTACGAAGACCATATAGATTATGAAACACAAAGAGAGTTTGAGATAGGTTTTGATGAAGAAACAAACCGATACACAATTCCTATTCGTTCTGAATTAGGAGATTTAGTCGGTGTAAAAGCAAGATATTTTGATAGAAAAGTACCTGATGGAATGAATAAATATATTTATTTAGAACCATGTGCAAAATCAAAAATTATATATGGATTGTATAAAACTCTTCCTTACATAAAAAGAACAGGAAGGATTTATGTTGGTGAATCTGAAAAGTTTGTTGAACAAGCATGGAGTTATGGTTATCAAAACACTGGTGGTACAGGTGGGAAGGAACTTTCACAATATCAAATTGATATGCTAGTTAGACTTGGTGTTGATATAGTTTTATGTTTGGACAAAGATGTAAAAAAAGAAGAATTAGAGGAATTAGCGGAAAGATTTCCTGATGGTGTTCCGCTTTATTATATGTTTGATGAAGATAATATTCTTGATGAAAAAGAATCCCCAACAGATGATCCTATTAAATGGAAGCACTTAGTAGAGAATAATATATACAGATTAAGATAGGAAGGTGTGTATTTGAAGTATAAATTATATGAAAATAGCGACAATAATACTTCCAATGTATTAGAGGAGGTTTTAAGAAATAGAGGAGTTGATGATTATGAAAAATATCTCAACTTAAATGAAGATGTTTTAATTCCATACGAAAATTTGGATAACATGAATAAAGCAGTAGAGTTATTTATGAAACACTTTAATAACAATGATAAAATTGAAATACTTATTGATGAAGATCCAGACGGTTTTTGTTCAGCAGCTATGATGTATTCTTATATTAAGAAAATGAATGTTGATTATCCAGTTAATTACATATTACACGCAAGAGCAAAGGCACATGGACTAGATGATGACATTGTAATATCTGATGATACAAAATTATTGATTATCCCTGATGCTGGTACAAATGATACAGAACAGTGCAGAGAGCTTTCAGAAAAGGGTATTGATATACTTATTCTTGATCACCATGAGTCAGAAGAAAAAAATCCATATGCATTGATTGTAAATAATCAAATGAGTGACAATTATTCTAATAAGGATTTTTGTGGAGCAGGTGTTGTATATAAGTTTTTACAAGCATTAGATGCTGAGACATGGAATGAGTTTGCAGATGACTATTTAGATTTGTGTGCATTGGCAAATATAAGTGATGTTATGGATATGCGTTCATTTGAGACAAGATATATTACAAATCTTGGATTACTCAATATTACAAATAAATGTTTTCAGGCACTTATTAAAGCACAAGATTACAGTATAAATGGTAAGGTTAATATTCACAATATCCAATGGTATATAACACCTATTTTGAACGGAATGATTCGTATCGGTTCAAGTGATGAAAAGGAATTGTTATTTAGAGCTTTTATTGAAAAAGATGAGTTCTTTGAATATAAAAAAAGAGCCACAAAGAATAAGCCAGCAGAAACAATTCAAGAAAGCATTTATGATAGAGCTGCTAGACTTTGTAAAAATGCAAAATCACGACAAGATAAAATGAAAGAAAAAGGCGTAAAAGCCATTTCAGAAGTTGTAGATAATCTTCCAATTGATGATAAAATTATTATGGTTGATGTATCTGACTTACTTGATAGTGGATTAACTGGTGTTGTAGCAATTAAAATTGCAGAGCAATATAATAAACCTTGCATTCTGCTAAAGAAACATTTTGATAAAAAGACAAAAACAACTGTATTTGGTGGTAGTGCAAGAAATATTGATAATAGCCCAATTGATAGTTTTAAAGATATTGTTAATTCAACAGGTTTCGTTAATGGTAAAGGTCATGCAAATGCTTTTGGTATTGTAGATTTACCAGTTGATGATAAAGAAAAAGCAATTAATATGATGAACAGTATTCTTAAAAATACTGAATATGATTCTACATATCGTGTAGATTTTATCTTAGACATTAATCATGTCACAATCCCTTTAATTATTAAGTTATCACAGTTTGAAGATATTATTTGTCAAGGAATTGATGAACCTATGCTTGCAATAGAGAATATATCATTGACAAGAGATTGTTTTGAAGTATTTGGCAAGAATGAGGATACTGTCAGTTTTATGGTGAATGATATTAAATACATTCAGTTCAAATGTAAAGAAGGTAATCCGCTATATGATTTTCTTCAAAACGCATGGGATGATAACGATAGTATTACATTTAATATTGTCGGAAAACCTTCAATAAACGAATATAACGGTATTAGAACACCACAAATTATTATCGAAGATGTAGCTGTTATTAGTACAAATAGTAACGATGAAGACGATGATTGGTAGGAGGTGAGTTATGTATAGTTCATTACATAACCATACATATTATTCATTACTTGATGGATATGGTAGTCCAAAAGAAATGTTGGATAGAGCAAAAGAAATAGGGTTAAAGGCATTTGCTATAACTGAACACGGAAATGTATATTCTCATATTTATTTTGACTTAATTAAAAAAGACTATCCAGATATTAAAATGATATATGGATGTGAGTTATACGAATGTGAAGATATCACTGTTAAGGATAAAGACAATAAATATTTTCATTTGATCTGTTTGATAAGAAATGAGCAAGGCAGAAAAGACTTAAATAAAGTTATTACAAAAAGTAACTTTGAAGGGTTTTATTTTAAACCACGATGCACAGTAGAAGATATTAAACCCTATGCTGATAATTTTGTTATTTCTTCTGCTTGTTTAGCAAGCAAGTTAGCGAGAGAGTCAGATTTTGAAAAGTGTATTGAATATGTTAATGAATATAAAGAAGCTTTTCCTTATTTCTTCCTTGAGATGCAGTCGCATTCTCATCAGGATCAGTGTTCATATAATCAGAAAATCTTAGAACTTTCAAAAAGAACAAATACCCCATTTATCATTACAACAGATAGTCATGCACCTAAAAAAGAAGATTTGTATTATCAGGACAAGCTTATTCAGATTGGTAGAAAAAGTAGCAACAACGACAAAAATGCTATTGAAAATAGTGAGGTATATGAAGGTTGCTATATGCAATCTGAAGATGAAATCCATGAAATTATGGATAGTCAGATTGGATATGAAAATGTATGTCTTGGATTGGAGAACACTAATAAGGTAGCAGATTTAATTGAAAATGTGGATATGCCATTTCAGAAACCACAGTTACCTACATTCCCATTGCCTGATGGATATAGAGATAATAATGAATTTTTATGGCATTTAGTGAGACAAGGTTGGAAAGATAGAGGATATGATAATCTTAGCGAAGATGAACAGCAAGTAAGAAGAACTAGATTGAACTACGAGATGGGTATTATTCATTCGATGGGGTTCGATGGTTATTTCTTGTTCGTATGGGACTTTATTAAGGCTGCTGAGAAACTTGGAATTGAAGTTGGTAAGGGAAGAGGAAGTGCAGCAGGTTCTTTAGTTTGTTATTGTTGTCATATAACGGATATTGATCCGATTAAATATGGACTCATTTTTGAGAGATTCTTAAATCCTGAACGAGTAGGACTTCCAGATATTGATACAGATGTTGGTAACAGAGATGCAATCATTGATTATCTTGTAGACAAATATGGAGAAGAAAGAGTATGCCAGATTATTAACTACTCATATATTACTCCAACAGTTGCAATTACTGACGTTGGTAAGATACTTGGATTTCCATATAATCAGATGCAAAAACTTTCACAAAAATTTACATTCGATAAATGGGATGATTGTATGAAAGCAAATCCAAATTTACTCGCAGACAATCCACAATATGCTGATTTGTTTGATATTGCAAAACATTTAAGTGGTCGTGTTAAAACAGTTTCTATTCATGCTGGTGGTGTTGGAATCGTTGATACAACAATTAATGATTATATGCCAATGAAAATAGGAACGAAGGGTGAGCATGTAATTCAGGTTGATAAACATTATGTAGAAGATATTGGAATTGTAAAGTTTGACCTTCTTGGAGTGGCAACACTTAATCTTGTAAAGGAAATTAAGGATGATTTGCATTTGGATCCTTGGGATTATGATATCAATAATCCAGAATTTGAGAATGATAGACCTACATATGAGTTATTGGCAAGTGGTAAGACCAATGGTGTGTTCCAGGTTGAATCGGCAGGAATGAAAGATTTGCTTATTCGATTAAAACCAAAGCTTGAACAACTAGACTTTGAGGTTATATCTGTCATCTTGGCATTATATAGACCTGATAGTATGGGAGCACTTGACGAGTATGTTGAAATGGCAACAGGTGGAAGTAGACCACCATCAATTCATCCAGATATGGATGAAATTTTAAAAGACACAAATTACTGTATGATTTATCAGGAGCAGCTTCTTGATATTGTTAAAAAGTTTGGTGGAAGAACATACGGTGGTGCTGACTTATTCCGTAAGGCGATTGGAAAAAAGATAGTTGAATTAGTACAGAAAGAGTCAGAAATTCTTCGTGGTGAAATTGTAGCAAACGGATATTCTAAAGAAATTGCTGATAAAATTGCGAATGAACTATCACAAAAAGGCGGTTATCTATTCAATAAATCGCATTCATATAGTTACGCAGTTCTTTGTTTCGAGACAGCTTGGTTCAAAGCTCATTACCCAACTTACTTTTTCAAAGCATTATTTAATCAGAATAAAGATAAAGCAGGTGCAATTAATAAGTATATTCTTGATGCAAGGTATTTTAATGTGGATATTATGCCACCGAATATCAATCATTCTGGAATGAATTTCACAGTCGATAAAGACAAAGTTCTTTTTGGATTATCTGCTATTGGTGGAATTGGTGAATCACTTTCTAAGCAAATTATCGAAGAAAGAGAGAATAATGGTATATACAAATCGTTTGATAATTTGATTCAGAGACTTTCTTTAGGTAAGGCATCTGTTATTGCACTGATAAAATCTGGTGCAATTCCTTGTAAAAATAAGCGTGAAAAACTTATATCATATCTTAAATCAGAGTATCAACCATTAAAATTCTCAGAAGTTCAATCATTGCCTACCTATAAGAAACTCGAAGAAGATTGGAATATTGACTTAAAGAAGTACGTAATTCCTTCATCTGGAAAACGAATTGTATATGACAAGGAAGCACTACTTACTGAATATAACAGATTGAAAAAGATACAGTTTGAAGAAAATCAGAAGGTAAGATTCAAAAAATACATAGATGATAATAAAAAATATCTTGAAGATGAACAGTTTTGGGAATTCCAAACATTACAGGTATTTATCAATGATAATCCATTTGATGCAGCTTATACATTCTTGACACCATTTGAGGATGTGTCTGATGGCGAAAAATGTACTTTAGTTGGAATTATAGCAAAGGTTCAAAAGAAGAAAGATAAGAATGGTAAGCAATTCGCATATATAAATATCTATTCAAGTTTTGGACTTGTTGAAGGAATTGTATGGCATAGCCAATTAAAGGAATATGAAGATTTAGTAAAAAAAGGACAGCAAGTAGCAATTCTTTGTAAGAAAGATAGCGAAGAAAAGGTAATTGTAGAAAAATTAAAGCCATATAGCAAATGGCTTGAATATGTGAGAAAGAAAGGAGTATCAGTCTAAATTGGATGAAGATGAGATTTATAAATTCACAGCGATAATTACATATGAGCAATACTATTCGGATGATTCAACGTGGGGTGTGTTTGGATTTTCAACAAAAGATGATATTCCATTCTTTACAAAACCTACAAAAACATTCGATCCGTTTGGTGATAATAATTCTGCAAATGATACTGATGATAAAAAAATGAGTAAGTTGGCAGGAAAGATGCAACATTTAGTTGTTGGTGGAGAATATGTGGTTAAGGCGAAATATAAAAAGGATAAAAAATATGGTGATCAATATACACCGATTGCCATATACGCCATTATTCCACAAAGCAGAGAAACACAGCTATTATTTTTGAAGTCAATGATTCCTGAATGGATGGCAGATAATTTAATAAACGCATATCCAAATGTAGTTAATGATGTAGCGAATGGTACATTAAAAACTATTGATTACAATCTTGTAAAAGGTGTTAGAGAAATTACTTGGAATAAAATCAAGGAAAAAATCATCAATAACTATCTCATTTCTGACATTATCTCAATGCTAAAACCAATTGGTGTTACTTATGCAATGATTAAAAAATTGCTTTCAGAAGAACCAAATCCAGTTTTATTAAAGCAAGAGTTAGAAAAAAATCCATACATCATGACAAAAATTGATGGGATTGGGTTTCGTAAATGTGATGATTTAGCACTGAAGTTAAAACCTGAACTGATTGATTCTACACAAAGACTTGTGGCTTTTATCCAATACTATTTCAAAGATCTAGGAGAAAGTAAAGGTCATACATGGTGTTCTGAAAAGATTTTAAGGGCAGCCATAAGTAATAATATATACGAGTGTTGCAATAAGGTTGATTGGTTATTAGAAAATAATGACTTTCTTCATATTGATAATGGTCGAATTGGTCTGAAATATTATTACGATATTGAGATGCAGATTTATCATTTGATTCTGAATAAATCTCAAATTGAAACAACAATCAATATTTCTGATGAAGCAATTGATAAAGCAATTAAACATGCGGAAGAAGAACAAGGATTTGATTATGTAGTAGAGCAGTTAGACACGATTCATAAGAGCTTACATAGAACTGTTAGTTTGATAACTGGAAAAGCAGGAACTGGTAAAACATCAATAATGCGAGCAATTGTTAAGGCTTATATGGAGAATAATTATATGATGACAGCTTCGGCACTTTCAGCAATGGCAGCTCAAAGAATTACAGAAGCAACAGAATTTCCTGCAATGACTATTCATAGAACACTTGGATGCCAAGGTTTAAATGATTTTACTTACAATAAGGATAATCATTTGATTACAGATGTTGCATTTCTTGATGAGGGAAGCATGGTTAATGCCAGTTTATTTTTACATTGGCTTGAGGCAATTGGAGATAATACAAGAATTATTATTTCAGGAGATTATAAGCAGTTACCACCTATCGGATTTGGTAACGTGTTCTCAGACTTAATTGAGATGTTCGATGAATCAGTTGTGAGTAAGTTAGTAAAACCTATGAGACAGGCTGAAAAATCAGGTATTCTTGTTGATGCAAATAAGATTCGTGAGAATATAAATCCTATATCTGAGAAGTTACAGCCACGAATTATTCATGGTGAGTTACAGGATATGTATTATATGTTCCGCACAAATCGACAGTCATTATTTAATATTGCTATTAAGACATTCATCAAATCTGTTGAATCAGATGGAATCGACAATGTGGTTATTGCAGTACCTCGTAGAAAAGATTGTTTGAATAGCACCAATGAAATTAACAAGGTTATTCAAAATGAATTACTTGGTGATGTTTTAGAGAGTATTGAAGGTTTTGATACAACTTTCAAACTTGGTGCAAAAGTCATGCAAACAGTTAATGATTATGACAAAAATGTATTTAATGGCGAGATTGGTTATGTGACAAAAATCAGTGAAAGATATGATGGTAAGAAAAAAGAAGAGTATTGTGAAGTAACTTACACTGATATTTTTGGAAAAGACAAAATTATTGAATACACAAAGAAAGAGTTAACTGCTTTGGATCTTGCTTATGCTATGACAGTACATAAATTACAGGGTGCTGGTCGAAAGACAGTAATTGGTATTATTGATAATACACATCACCAGCTTCTTGATAACTGTATGCTTTACACATTGTTGACTAGAGCAAAGAAGAGATGTTTGTTATTAGCTGAACCAGAAGCATTTTTACAGTGTATTAGAACAAGTCATAACAATAGAAACACTTGGATGATGTTAGAAGCAGAGAATAATACAGTAGAAGAGTAATTTGGATTTCTGGAATGCCCATAAATAGGGCGTTTCAGAGACTCAAAAAACCAAGGAAAGACGGATTTCTTTTGCATACAATATATAGTGTATATAAAACATAAAAATATACTATATGTTGTGCATTGAAACAATAAAAATAACAAAATAGGAGGATTTATGAGTTCAAAAGACAATTCATATGCGAATACAGACAAAAAGACATTATTTTTATCTGATTATGTAGACAACGAATCTATCGGTAAATTAACATGGAGCATTTTACAACAGATTCGAGAAGATGATGAGAAAGATGAGAAGGAAAAAGATTATAAACGTGAGCCAATTAAACTATACATCAACTCGTATGGTGGATCTGTTTATGACATGTGGGGATTAATTGATATTATTCTCAATAGCAAGACTCCAATCTATACATATTGTACAGGATATGCTATGAGTGCAGCTTTTAAGATTTTCTTAGCAGGGCATAAAAGATATTGTTACAAACATTCAACATTTATGTATCATCAGATGAGTTGTAGATTGTCAGGAAAACTTCAAGATATTGAAGAAGACAGAGAAGAGATGGACAATCAAAATACACAGATTGAAGAATATGTAATCGACAGAACAAATCTCACAAAAGATGATATTAAAGAGATTCGTGAAAAGAAAAAAGATTTCTATATTCATTCTGATAAAGCAGTCAAGTATGGAATTGTAGATGAAGTTTTGTAAAGAACAGAGAATAATACAGTAGCAAGCTGATTTCTCGTGGGAGGTGAATCATGAGTAAATCAAAGAAAGAAATAAAAAAGGAATTATATGAGTATTTTTCATATATGCAGCAAGAGGATAATAAATCACTTCTGGGAGGTATGGCTTGGGACGATATTGCTTGGCATATCAAATATGCAGAAGATAATGGAATATTAAGAACACAGCTAGGTTTTGATTTTCCTAAATTGCTTGGACATCTGATTATTGATGATGAAACATATGAAAAGAAAAAGAGAGAATATACTGAAAGTATTGAAACTTATAACCATAATACAGACTTGTTAAGAGCTAATAAATGGAAATATAAGCTAGTCGATGATTCAGAAGAAAGTAGACGACATTTGGCTGATACATATATTCAGTATGCAGAAAATTGTAAAGAATTACTAAAAAACTTAGATGTGTATCACAAAGAATATTTGGATTATATGAAAAATTGGATTATATGAAAAATACTAAACAAGAAACGACAGTTTCTTTGGAAGATTGGAGGTAGTAAATGGATACAATTGTTGTAAATTTATTTGGTGAACCATCAGTAGGTAAGAGTACCTGTGCAATGGATATTACAGCGCAATTAAAAAGACGTGGTATCAATGCTGAATATGTTTCAGAGTTTGCCAAGGATAAGGTATATGAAAATAATGGTGAAGTATTTAAACACCAGGAATATTTATTTGGCAAGCAATCATTCAAGATGGGTAGAGTTAAGAATAAAGTGCAGGTTATGGTTGTTGATTCGCCATTAATCTTATGTGCCGTATATAACACTGATGAAGTGTTGGGAGAAGACTTTAATAAGACTGTACTGAATGTATTTAATTCATATAATAATAGGAATTATCTACTCACAAGACACCATTCTTATGAGAACGAAGGAAGATTCCAGAAGGAAGACGAAGCAAAAGAAGTGAGAAAAGAAATTATTGATAAGTTAAATCAGTACAATATTAAATATAAAGAGATTGCTTCTACAGAATCAAATTGTGAATACATAGTGGAAGAAATTATGGAGGAAATTTGGAATGAACAGTAAAGGGCATTTATTTATTAGTTTGGGAAAATCAGCAATCAGAGTAATTGGTGGAATTGTAACATTAGTGAATGGTTCGATTATTCCATTAGCAGTAGGAATTATTGTTGCTGAAGTTGGTGGTGTGTTAGAAGAATTGGTTGATGAGAGATAGGTTAAGAAGTGATAATTTCTTTAAAAAATTAAGGAGGTTATAAAGAATATGGGTTGCCCAAGACTAGGAAAAGAATGCAATGAATTTATGTGTGGATATTCAGTAGAAGGTGTATGCCGTGAAGGATTAAAAGATTATAAAGTGATTACATTATGTGGTAGTACAAAATTTAAAGATGAGTTTATGAAAGTTCAAAAAGAACTTACCTTAAATGGTTATATTGGAAATTCAACGAAATCTGAAATTGAGTATACTGAAACACATAATAAAAAATTGAATTATCTCGTTGATAACAAATAGTAAGAAATGAAAAATATAATTCAAATCTTTCTAAATACAACGTACAGCAATTGAATAATAACTAGTACAATAGCCGATATTTCAGTAATATAGATACTAAACATAATAAAATTATTTGATTATAAATAGTATAATAACACTTACAATATTAAAAAGGCAACCAAAGGTTAAGAATAATATAATAACAATTTTCATTCTATTAATTCTTTTTCTTCGTTTTTTCTCTTCTATTGCACTTTGATAAATAATCCCATTTTTTAAATCGCCACTAATTTTTAATGTTCCACTATGTAATAATGTAAGAGAAATTTCTTCTTCTGGTTTTAAATAGTCGAACACAAGTTGGATTTTTGATTTATTTATTTTGAGCAATGAAAATGAAGAATT